GATTGAGGTAAATCTAGCAGGTACATTTGCTGCTGATAGATTCATTGTGATTAAGAACAAAACAAAAGATCCAGTAATCTCTGCTCAACCTCATCCTGACTATGATTATGAAAAGAAGGAGTGGAAGAAAAAATGAAGGTTCTCTTGATTACTGATCAACACTTCGGTGTTCGTAATGATCATCCTGTCTTCCTAGAGAAGTACAGAGAGTTCTATACGAATACTGTAATTCCTTATATTAAGAAGCATAAAATCAAGCAAGTATTTTGTCTTGGTGATACATTCGACAAACGTAAGTCTATCAACTTTGCATCTCTAGATGCTGCAAAGGAGATGTGGTTTGACCCGCTCAAAGAGATGGGTGTACAGATGGTTATGCTTATCGGTAATCACGACATCTATTATAAGAATACTCTACGTGTGAATGCACCCAATCATCTACTGGGTGAGTATGATAATGTTACTGTCATTGAGACACCAACAGAACTGACGTTTGATGATAAGAAAATTCTATTCCTACCTTGGATCTGTCCTGACAATAAGGACACTAGTGATGCAATCATCGATAACTCTAAGGCAGACATTGTTCTTGGACACTTAGAACTCAATGGATTTGAAGCAGTTCCAGGGCACGTGATGGAACACGGTGAGGATCCTGCAAGGTATGAGAGGTTCCCTCTAGTCTGTACTGGTCACTATCATATGAAATCTAGGAGAGGTAATATTCAATACCTCGGTAATCCGTACCAACTCTACTGGAATGATTACGGTCAGAAGCGTGGGTTTCATATCCTAAATACTGATACATTAAAGTTAACGTTTGTTAAAAATCCATACGACATATTCTGCAAATTATATTATGACGATTCTAGAAATGATTACGATGATATTCCAGACTTGTCTCCACTCAAAGGAGCATTCGTCAAACTAATCGTTCAGAATCGATCTAATCAAAAGTGGTTTGATCGTATGATTAAAGCAATTCAACAGGCAGATGTAGCAGATCTAAAAATTATTGAGGATCTGACACTAGATGCACCCGAGGTTAATGAAGACGTGAAGATGGAAGATACGATGAGTATCTTAGAGACTTACGTTATGGACTTGGAAGAATCTGTTGATAAGAAAAACGTCGTTAACATTCTGAAGTCCTTATACGTGGAGTCTCTCAACCTATAATGTTCATTCTCACAGACGAAAAAACTGGCGGTGTGTATGCTGTAACTCCTAAAGGGAAAGAGAATCCTAAGGGTCCAAAAGCAGTGCAGATCTTTGTTGACAAGGATGATGCAGTACGTTATAATTTAATGCTAGAGGCAAACGATTATGCCCGTAAGTTAGATGTGCTTGAGGTTGACTTCGATCTCGTGGTACAGAACTGTCTTGCACATCGTTATGACTATGTTATTGTAAAACCAAATCAGGTAGTGGTACCACCCGAAGACGATTAACTATGATTGTATTTGAGAAACTTCGATGGCGAAATTTTTTATCAACTGGAAATAATTTTACTGAACTAGATCTCATCGATACTTCCTCAACTCTTGTTGTTGGTCCTAACGGTGCAGGTAAGTCAACGATGTTGGATGCCCTGTGTTTTGGATTGTTCAATAGACCTTTTCGTAAGGTGTCCAAATCACAGTTGGTAAATACTATCAACGAAAGAGATACCCTCGTTGAGATAGACTTTAGTATTGGATCTGTTTCGTACAAAGTCGTACGAGGGATGAAACCTAATGTATTTGAGATTTGGAGAAATGGTTCCCTCGTGGATCAAGACGCTGCCAATCGAGACTATCAAAAATACCTTGAACAATCAATACTTAAACTTAACTTCAAGTCTTTCACTCAAGTTGTTATACTTGGAAGTTCAACTTTTGTTCCTTTTATGCAGTTGTCTGCACCGCATCGAAGGGAGGTTATCGAAGATCTACTGGACATTCAGATCTTCTCGCAAATGAATATGCTCCTCAAGGAGCGGATGAAAGATAATAGAGAACAACTGAAAGAGTGTGAACATCAGTTGCAACTTGCAGAACAAGCAATCAACGCTCAAAAGAAAACTGTTGATAAGTTGTCAGCAGTAAATGATGAGCGTATTACTAGACAGCAAGAAAAATTCAAAGAGAATGAAGATAGAATGATGGAGATCAAAGGAGAGATCTCTCTCATTGAAACTCGTGTGGTCGGACTCAAGTCTATGCAAGAGGAGTTGCTGAAGCACGAAGGTATGCTGATGAAGCAAAATAAAATCAAATCTAAACTGGAAGACAAAGGTAAGAAGTCTCTCAAAGATAAAGCATTCTTTGAAAAGAATACAACCTGTCCTACCTGCTCTCAGGACATTGAAGAATCATTTAGAAATATGAAGGTTTCTATCTATTCAGAGAAATACGAAGAGATGCGTAAGGCAGTGTCTGAACTTGACACACAGATTGCAGATACTATGTCACTTTGTACAAGCATTCGGAAAGAGACAGATCAACTCACTGAAGATCAATTTGAGATCCGCCGTTTGTATAACGAAGAAAAGAATTTGATGAAGGAGAACAGTGAGATCTTATCTCACGTTCAACGTCTAAATACATTGCCTGACATCAAGAAGGAGAGAGATCAACTAGTTGTACTCCAACAAACTTATGACGAGAAGGAAGAATCTTGTTCTAAAGTTACAAAGGAAACCTTGGATTACAAACTGGTTGGTAACCTCCTCAAGGACGGTGGCATCAAGGCAAAGATTATCTCAAAATATATTCCTATCATCAACCAAAGGATCAATAAGTACCTAGGTGATATGGATACCTTCGTAAATTTTACCCTTGACGAAGAGTTCAGTGAGGTGATAAAGTCTCGACATCGCGACAAGTTCTCCTATGCCTCATTCTCTGAAGGCGAAAAGCAGAAGATTGATCTGTCACTCCTATTCACTTGGAGATACGTTGCGAAACTAAAAAACTCTGTTGCCACTAATCTCCTCATCCTAGATGAGGTATTTGATTCATCACTAGATAATCAAGCAACTGATGAACTCTTAAAAATTCTTAAGAGTCTAGGTAGTGAAACAAACTTCTTTGTTATCTCACATAAAGGTGAGGTTCTTCAAGATAAGTTTGAAAAACAAATCCGTTTTGAAAAGATCAACGGTTTCAGTAAATCATTCAGTTACGAATAATGTTTAGTCATCCATTTTTTACCAGTAACAATGGGTATGCCAAGCACGATGAGTTGAAGTTTGATCTTCTAGAAAATCGTGACAAGATCTGTCAAGATTACAATATTTTCTATGGCACTGGGTACTCAACTGTTCATACTAACCCTGAATATCATCTATTGTATCCAGACTTTGCAGATTGGGTACTCCAGAATATTCACCCTTTTGATGAAGAACTCCAGATTGAGCAGATGTGGGTCAACGTCAATCCTAAAGGTGGGTTCCAAATGCGTCACAACCACGCAGATGCAGATATGGCAGGGACTTACTATGTCAAGGTACCACCAGGCGACACTGGAGACATATATTTCTATCATCCCAACCATACTGTCGAAACGTTAAATAGAATACAACCTTATTGGGCATACACACATTGTCAGATCCCAAGAGAGCGTGATCTATACTTCTGGCCAGGTTATAATGACCACGAAGTCAGGCAAAATTATGAGAACCAAGAACGATGGTCAATCAGTTTTACTTTGAAAATACCCCAGAAAGTCCGAGAAGTAAGATTTCCAAATTTACCCAAGACTTCCTAACTCCCTTGCAACATTGTAAGACGGAGTTATTTCCTACAACTCTGTATGTTTTTTCACATAATAATGACTCGATTATTAAAGAGATTGAGTCAATACCTGACGATCCTGAGGTTCTATCCCACCTCTCACCAGGTGCAAAACCAAGTATTATCGAAGGATCCCACAACGGGATGTATGGTCTTCAACTATTCAAAAGATATGAACTACCAACCTTCAGTCAGTTCGTACACGACTGTCTGGAAAAAGTATATCCAGAGTCACAAATTTTCCAGTCGTGGATAAATAGATTACCTAAGGGGTCTAAGCAAGCAGTTCATACTCACGCGAACTCGGTTGTATCTGGAGTCTATTATCACGAGACCACATCCGATATGGGTGGTATCGTTTTTATGAATCCAAATCCATTCTCCAAGATGGCAATGTGGGGTACTGAAGAAGGCAGGTTCTTTCCTGCTACACCCAATACTCTAGTTTTGTTTCCATCTTGGTTGGAACATAAAACATCTGAGAACAGATCTAATATGCCACGAGTATCCATAGCATTCAACGCGAAGTAGACAGTTAATAAAGTGTCCACTCAACCCTTACGCAACCACGTAGGGGTTTTATAATGTGTACATAGACAAGGAAACAAATGACCGTAAACACAGGAGTCAAAGGTACACTCGCTAAGTTGCTCGCAACTGAAGACCTTATCATTGAGCACAAGAACTGCCAGACAGCATCATTCGATGTCAAGCGTCGTGTTCTTACACTTCCTATCTGGGACAAAGCAAGTGAGACTGTATATGACTTGCTCGTATCTCACGAGGTAGGTCACGCTCTATTCACTCCTTCTGAGTGGACAGAGAATCAGTTCAAGTGCCCTCAGTCCTACGTCAACGTTACTGAAGATGCTCGCATCGAGAAGTTGATGAAGCGTAAGTATGCAGGTCTTCCAAAAACTTTCTACAGAGGTTACGCTGAACTAGATGCTCAAGATTTCTTCCAAGCATCTGACTCACACAAACTAAACCTTATCGATCGTATCAATCTTCACTTCAAGATCGGTAACTACAGAGACATTCCTTTCTCTGCAGAAGAGCAAGTATTCGTAAAGAAGACTGGTAACGCTGAGACCTTCCAAGAAGCGTGTGACGTTGCTAACGAGATCTTCGAGTTTATGAAGGAGAAGCAAGAGCAGATGGAAACAGTTGCTGCTCCTGCTCCTAAGGAAGGTGCTGAGTCAGGTGCACCTGCAGGTGACTTCATCCCTGCTGATTCATCTAACAATGATCAGGAAAAGTTCCAAGAAGAAATCAATCCTGAGGCAGACATCGATTCTCCTCAAGAAGAATCTGAGGTAAAGCAAGGTGAATCACAAACACCACAGCAACCAACTGGTGCTTCAAACGAAGGTTCTAATGAGAACTACAAACCAGATCCTATGGAAGCATTGACTGACAAAGCATTCCAAGAAGCAGTCAAGGAACTTGTAGACAGCACATACGACTCTGAGTACATTCAGATTCCTGTTGTTGACCACAAAAAACTTGTTGTTGGTTGGGAAGACGTTGTTCAAAAGTCTGAAGATTTCTGGAATGCTACTGAGTGTGAGCACGAGAAAGCAGATCTTGCTAAGTCTGTGACTGAGTACAATGACTTTATCAAAAAGTCTCAGAAAGAAATCAACTTCCTGATCAAAGAGTTTGAGTGCAGAAAAGCAGCAGACTCCTATGCACGTTCACTTACATCTAAGACTGGTGTTCTCAACACTACTGTGTTGCACCAGTACAAGTACAACGATGACATCTTCAAGCGTGTGACTGTTGTACCTGATGGTAAGAACCACGGTATGATCTTTCTTCTTGACTGGTCAGGTTCTATGGCAGGTTGTTTGTTCGATACTGCCAAGCAAGTCCTACAACTTGCACACTTCTGCAGGAAGATCAACATCCCATTCCGTTGCTATGCTTTCAACTATGCTTGGAATGCATTCCACAATCAGGATCTACCTCAGTCAGAGCGTTTCATCCCACAGTACGGTGACATCTCTTACGCTAACGGATTCTGCCTTGTAGAAATGCTTTCCTCTGAAGCAAAGAAGAAGAAAGACTTCGAGCGTTCTTGCTTGACATTCTGGAGAAACGTTGCATCTAACTGCAGCGGTAACGGTCACTGGTATGGTCGTCACTACAACTTCCAACACTGCCCTGGTCTTGGTCTTAGTGGCACTCCACTCCTTGAGGCAATCTCTGCAATGCATACTGTCATCCCTCAGTTCAAGAAAGAGACTGGTGCTCAGAAAGTATCTCTCTCAGTCTTGACTGACGGTGAGTCTGGTCCTGCATCCTACTTTGCTGAGCGTACAAACCTCTTCTCTGGAAGGTTGTTTGAGAATACATACGGACGTAGGTGCCAACTTCGTGACCGTAAGATCGGCAAGATCTATGAGAAAGAAGATCATCCTTCTTACCAACTCAACGTCTTCCTTGAGAACCTCAAGGATAGGTTCCCTGAGGTAACTACTATCGGGTTCCGTCTCATCTCTCCTCGCGACACAGCATCTTACCTTCGTCAACTTGGTTATATGGGTTGCCTTAAGAGAGTTGATATTGCTCACGATAAGTTCAAGAAGGAGAAGTTCGTAGAGATCACTGAGTCTAAGTACGATGTACTCTATGTTCTTCCTACAAACAATCTTGAAGAGTCTGAGTCTATCGATGTTGCTGACGGTGCAGAACTCAAGCAGATCCGTGCCGCCTTCAAGAAACTTTACAAAGGCAAGAACAGCAACAAGAAAATGCTTTCTTCTCTTAGTAAGACAATCGCATAAGTGGCACACTGACCTACCATCTGTGCCACAGATGCCCTATACTTAATTCATACAAACAAACACACTAAACAAATGCCTTTCGATCCCATCCCTTACACAACCGAAGACTTCTTCAACTATCTTGTAGAGAACTTCGGACCAGAAGTTTCTGTTCCTAATCTTCTCGCTGCTTCCGATCACTTCGGATGTTCTCTTGCTACTGTCAAGAAACGTATGAAGCAGTACAAAACTGGATACAACAAGTGGCAACTCACAGTTGCTGAGGCACGTAAGCAATTCGAGGCAGCAGTTGCACCACAAGTATCTCTTGTTCCTGCAGCAGACCCTAACTACGTTCCTTTCGGTAACTACAGCACAATCAAAAAAGTTATCAAGAGCAAAGCGTTCTACCCTACCTACATCCAAGGTCTGTCAGGAAACGGTAAAACTCTTGGTGTTGAGCAAGCGTGTGCTTCTCTAAATAGGGAGTTGATTCGCGTTAACATCACGATTGAAACCGACGAAGATGATCTTATTGGTGGGTTTCGTCTTGTTGATGGTAATACTGTCTGGCACAATGGACCAGTCATCGATGCTCTGGAGAAAGGAACTGTGCTGCTTCTAGACGAAGTAGACCTTGCATCAAACAAGATTCTCTGTCTCCAGTCTGTTCTTGAAGGCAAAGGTGTATTCCTTAAGAAGATTGGTCGCTATGTAAAACCCGCCCCTGGATTCAATGTTATTGCAACTGCAAATACTAAAGGTAAAGGCAGCGATGACGGTCGCTTTGTTGGAACCAATGTTCTCAATGAAGCATTCCTAGAGCGTTTTGCTATTACCCTCGAACAGGACTACCCATCTGTAGTTACTGAAACTAAAATCCTTAAAGGTATCTGTGATGATGCTGACTTCTGTAAGCGTCTTGCTGACTGGGCATCCATCATCCGCAGGACTTTTGCTGAGGGTGGTATCGATGAGTTGATCTCAACTCGTAGGTTGGTTCACATTGCCAAGGCATTCAACATCTTTGGTTCTAAGGAAGATGCTATCAAGTTCTCCATCAATCGTTTCGATGAGGAAACTAAGCAAGCATTCTTTGAACTCTATGATAAGATTGACGCGGACTTCGCACCCGAAGGTGACAAGGTTGTACCTCTAAACGGAACTGATGTTGACTTGGGGTGATTACTCTGTTAAACTAATAGCATCCTATGGATCTCCCAATTAATGATGAGGAACTCCTCACTGTAGTCGCTGCCCTTAAACTGGGTGGCGACACTGCCCTTCATAACAAACTCAAACTTGTTACTGAACTAAGAGCACTGGGAAAACCTTACAAAAAAATCCTTCGAGAACAGTACGGTTATGTCGTGTAAGTATGATGAAGTGGCAACACTTCAAACATTGAAAGACTACATCACAGGAACATATCAAGGTCACTATTCAGCAGGCAATGATCAGATTCAAACACTTGATCTAATTGAAGCGTGTGGTGATGCCGAGGCATTCTGTAGGAGTAACATCCTAAAGTATGCCTCTCGTTATGATAAGAAGGGGTCCTCTAAAATGGATCTCCTCAAGGTGATGCATTACGCAGTCCTTCTATATCACTTCTCTCAAAAAGAAAAAATCACTGAACAGTATCCTCAATGAGCACAGTCAAGATCTCCAAAAAAACACAATCAATCCTCAAAAACTTTGCTACTATCAATAAGTCGATCGTTATCGATCCTGGCAGTAGGATCCGTACGATCTCTGTCAACCGCAACATTTATGCTTCTGTCGAAGTTGCTGAAAAGTTCCCTCAGCAAGTCCCGATTTATGACTTGGGTCTTTTCCTCTCTGGTCTCTCGCTGTTTGAGAGTCCAATTTTTGACTTCAGTGACCCTCAGAAACTTGAGATCAAAGACGAGATCCACCAAGCAAGGACGCAGTATTATTACTCGGACCCCGACATCATCACGAAACCTCCGTCCAAGGAACTGGACATCCCTGGGGTAGATGTTGAATTTAATCTTCGTACTGATACTCTTGCTGACCTTCTCCGCGCTGCTTCCGTCTACCAAGTGCCTGATCTATGTCTGTACAATGGTGGTGGGAACATTAACCTGATGGTATGCGACAAGAAGAATGAGACTAGCAACACGTTCAGTGTTCCTGTAGGTACTCTCAAAGATCCTGACGATGAGTTCTGTTATTGTTTCAAGGTTGAGAACCTCAGACTCCTCCCAGGTGATTACAAAGTTCGTATCGCCAAGAACAAGATCGGACACTTCCAGTCTACTGGAACTCCACTTGAATATTACATTGCTCTAGAACCCAAAGGCAAATGAAGCAAACTGACCTCTTCAAAGTTCCAGTTTATATCCACTCAGTTCGTGACTGGGAAACTATCAAGATGTATTTCTTGAATAAGATTGACTGGAACGATCCAGAGTGTCAGGATTTGATGCAAGATGATTATCTCAATGGTGGGTATAGCGATTTCCACAAGTATTATGCTCAAGGACGCAACCCAGAATACTATGAAGAATTGATGACAATCTTGCACGAACCGCTTCAAGATTTTGCTAGTATGAATCCTGGGGCATTTGTGTCTAATGCGTGGTGCCAAAAGTATCCCGCTAACACCTGTCACGCTGCACACAATCACGGTGCAGTTGGATACTCCGCTGTGTTCTATGCTCAACTGGGCAGAGCACACAAACCCACATCATTCTTCTCACCGTTGATTGATCCGTGGACTGGACAAATCGAATCGATTGAACCAGAATGTAGGGAAGGTGATATAATTTTCTTCCCATCCTATCTTATCCACCAGTCACAACCACATCGTGCATATGAGGATAAGATTATCTTTTCATTTAATCTACATCTCTCTGGAGATACTATTTCATTATGAGTGATTTTCTTTGGTGCGAACAATATCGTCCTCGTAAGATTGACGATTGCATCCTGCCTGAGAATATCAAGAGTGTACTAAACAAATTTGTGGAGAAGGGTGAGATTCCCAATCTGCTGCTGTCTGGACCTCCTGGTATTGGCAAGACAACAGTAGCAAAAGCATTGTGTGAACAACTAGAAGCAGACTACTATGTCATCAACGGATCAGACGAAGGACGATTTCTCGATACAGTCAGAAACAATGCGAAGAATTTCGCTTCGACCGTATCGCTTACTGCAACTGCTAAACACAAAGTCATCATCATTGACGAGGCAGATAACACAACCCCTGATGTTCAACTCCTCCTACGGGCAAGCATTGAGGAGTTTAGTGGCAACTGTAGATTCATCTTCACCTGCAACTACAAAAACAAAATCATCGCGCCCCTCCATTCTCGTTGCTCAGTTGTTGACTTCTCCATCACAGGAAAAGAAAAGCAACAACTCGCAGCAGAGTTTTTCAAGCGTGTCCAGTCCATCCTTGACGAAAACAAAGTCGATGCTGAACCTCGCATTCTGGCGGCGCTAGTACAAAAATATTTCCCTGACTTTAGACGTACTCTCAATGAACTCCAACGTTATTCTTCCATTGGTAAGATTGACAACGGTGTTCTTGCTGCTGTATCTGATACTAAACTTGACGACCTAGTAAAGTTTCTCAAAGAGAAAGAGTTTACTAAGATGAAGAAGTGGGTTGTTCAGAATCTGGACAATGAACCTACACAGATCATTAGGAATGTTTACGACAGTCTCTATACATATCTGTCACCTCAGTCTATTCCTGAGGCAGTCCTCCTGATTGGTGAGTATCAATACAAGGCAGCATTTGTTGCCGACCAAGAGATTAACTTGGTTGCTTTCCTTACTGAACTTATGATGAGGTGTCAGTTCAAATGAAACTCCGTTATCCAAAAGAGTACAACTTCGTAGATGCTCTGACAGATATTAGATCAGCAGTCTTGTTGATCGGACTCCACGGTAAAGATCTTATTGGTCTAGAACTTGGAGTCTTTCGTGCAGAAAGTCACCTGACTATTTTGCAGAACTGTCCTAACGTCAAGAAGTTGTATGGTATTGATAACTGGGAACCATACACAGACTGGATGAATCCTGATGGTGATGGTCCTTTGAACTCTACCTCTCCTGCACAGATGGAGACACACGAATGGATCGCTAAGCACCATATCAAATGGTCTGGTTGCTCTGACCGTTCAGAACTTTGGAAGGGTAATACAGAGACTCTTCATTTGAGTTGTGACGATGAGACATTCGACTTTATTTTCTTTGATGCTTGGTTGGATTACGAACAAGTAAAACGTGAACTGAATGATTGGTATCCTAAACTTAAGAAGGGTGGTCTATGCATCGGTCACGATTACAATGCTGAACCAGTGAATGTTGGTGTAGCAGAGTTCAGAGATATAAATGAAATTAACAGTCATATGGCAACGTATGATTCTATGTTCGCTTGGAGAAAATGAATCACATTGGATTAGAAATTGTTTTTTGGACAACACTTACAGTCTATCTGTTCGCTAGACTCGGAGTCTTCAAGAAATGAAAAAACACGAGATCTTTCCTGTTGAGATCTTTACCTTTGAAAGACCTGATCTTGTAGATCCTATCTTGGATGCTCTTGATCCTATTGAACGTGGTATGTTTAACTTCCCACATCCTGTACAGTCTACTAAAGGTAACCTTCAAAACCTTCCTGCATTTCGACCACTTACAACTTGGATCGAAGAATGTCTAGAAGAGATCAAGAAGGATCAGGAGTTTGAGATGTGGGGTAAGTTTGAAATCTCTATGATGTGGGGCAACGTATCAATGCCACACTCTGAAGGGATGCATCAACCACACAGACATCCTCTTTCATACTGGTCAGGTATCTTCAATCTTACTGAAGGTCACCCTACACAGTTCCAAGACCCCTGTTGGGTCCGTTCTTTCAATCAGATGGAAGTAGTCTCATCAGCATATAAGAACGCTTGTAGCGCCCCTGAGTGGCGTCCTGGGACACTAGTAGTCTGGCCAAGTTGGTTAATTCACTTCTCAACACCTCACGTGGGTGATAAATACCGTGCAAACATTGCGTGGAATGCACTTCCAACTGGTCCTATTAACTTCGGACCCTTTGGACAAAATATGACCAACATCAAGTTGGTTCAAGATGACCCTGTTATGCAACCAAATCCAGATGAAAGTTGACAGATTTTATGATCCATACGAAGATCTTGAAAAGGAAATCCTTGCAGATCTAGAGTATGCAGCACAGCGAATCGGTGGTAAAATGACTAGAAGTCGTAAAGTTGAATCCAACGGACGGTCTTCTAAAGTAATTACTATTGAATATGATGTCACCCAGTAGTATGAAATCATACAAAACACCACTGCGTTACCCTGGTGGTAAGTCACGTGCTGCTGCGAAACTGTATCCTAAGTTTCCTGACCATATCAAAGAGTTTCGTGAACCATTCCTCGGTGGTGGTTCTATGGCAATTCATTTCTCTAAGTGTAATCCAGACACACCTGTATGGGTGAATGATACTTACTATTATCTGTATAACTTCTGGGTTGTACTACAAGATCGTGGATATGATTTGAGTAATACTCTGATGGGTATCAAGAATATGCACGATACAGAAGAGAAAGCGAAAGATCTATTCCTCAAATGTAGAGAGGACATCGACAAAGTATCTGAGTATCAACAAGCAGTTTACTTTTACATTCTTAATAAGTGTTCATTCTCTGGACTGACAGAGAACAGTTCATTTTCTAAGCAGGCATCAGTATCAAACTTCAGCAAGAAAGGTATCAAGAAACTGGCACACTATGGTCAGATCATTGAGCACTGGGAGATCACTAACGATGACTACTCAGAACTGATGACTGATGATCGTGATGTATTCTGTTTCCTAGATCCTCCATACGACATCAAAGATTTCCTGTATGGAACCAAAGGTTCTATGCACAAAGGATTCGATCATAAACGTTTCGCACGTATATGTGATGAGTCCACTTGTAACTGGATGATCACGTACAACTCAAACGAGAACACTCGTGGTCTATTCACAGGTTATAATCAAACAGAATGGGATCTCACATATACAATGAGATCTACAGGCAACTACAACAAAGAACAATCTAAACGTAAAGAACTTCTCATCACCAACTATGTCAAAGCACCACAAGGACTACCCTTTAACTGATTACCTCAATAGTATTAACCATACTAAAGAGGATCTTCGTGAGCGTGGTGACGATTGGATGAAGAAGTATCCTCCATTCATTGTCAACAAATGTTTTAGTGGATTCAAAGAGACAGTTCTATATGCCAATGCTCTCAATGAGTTTCACCAACTTGATAACGATCTTCAATATTCATTTTATCTAAATAGTCTGAGAAAGAAACGTCGTTTCTCTCCCTGGCAACGTAAGGACAAGATTGAAAACCTTGACCTCATCAAAAAATACTTCAAGTATTCAGATGAAAAAGCACGGGATGCACTTAGGATTCTGACTAAGGATCAGATTGAATTGATTAAATTAAAAATGAATACTGGAGGTAAAACCAATGGCAGGTGAGATCGAGATTTCTTGGTCCCCCGATATGATGGTAGAGGTTAGTCTCAAGCAACCTGATGACTTCTTGAAAGTCAGAGAGACACTTACCAGAATCGGTGTAGCATCGAGAAAAGAAAAGAAATTATTTCAGAGTTGTCATATTCTTCATAAGAAGGGTAAGTATTATATCGTACACTTTAAGGAGTTGTTTGCGTTGGATGGAAAGCACGCGAACCTAACTTCTAATGACGTAGAACGTCGCAACAGAATTACTAAACTACTATCCGACTGGGGACTTGTAGATATTGTTGAAGAAGAGATCGGTGAACTTGCACCACTGAATCAAATCAAGGTAATCTCTTACAAAGACAAGGGTGAATGGATCCTAGAGTCGAAGTATAATATCGGGAAGAAACGTACAGTCGCTGAGTAGATATATATAGTAGTCCTATAGAGTGACTATGGCAGAAGATCCAAAGAAAAAACAACCAGAGAAACCAAAAGGTTTTTTTGGTCGCCTAAAGGAGGCATCAGAAGATAAGGAAGAACAACTCGCGATCCTATCTACGTTCGTGAGACTTGGTATTCTTGTCTGGTCTGGTGGTATCCTGACTTTAGCGTACGTTGATCTGCCGAAGGCACTCAACTTTCCCGAACAGGATCTCGATCCAACCTTCATAGCCAGCGTGTTTACTGGGGTTTTAGCGACGTTCGGGGTTCAAACCGCCAAAAAGAACAATGGCGGTGGTAATGCTGCAGGTGGTGGCAGTATCACAAAGGCAGATATGGAAAGACTAATTCAGGCAGCGTCACAGACTGCTCCTGCACAGATCATCCGTGTCGAACAAGCACCTTTGAAAATCACTACCGAAACTGACCCTAAAAAGTATGAGATGTAATTATGTTCCAAAAAGTAATTAACACATTTGTTGTGTTCAACTTTATTTTTGCAGGTACTATCACTGGTGCAAGTGTTTACACTTGGGTGAATAGAGAAGCACTTGCAGAAAAATCAAGAGAAAGACTTGCAGGTTTTGTTGCAGAGGCAGTTGGTAGTATGGTCCCTGGTCTTGTGGATTCTAAAATGCCAGACGTTTCTGGTCCTGCTATTCCTCCTGTTAGTCTACCCGTTCCTTCTAGTCCTCTAGGAAAATGAAATGGTTTTATGCTAGTGCAGGTGTAATCCTAGGTATTTCACATCTAGGAATGATCGGTATCATAGCAAACAAATCAACTCTTCCAACTCTTAACCCACCTGTAGGTCCATATAGTTCCTACAGTGCTGAGGTTGGGAAGGATGGTTATCGCATTACCTACAAAGGAAATGATCCAAAGGTTATGGCAGAGAATCAGTTCATTGACAAGACCAATGGATTCTTTGGTATCGGTGGTAAGTCTGTAGTCAGAAAAGAAAACCAGTACACAATGGATGGTGCACGTCATCTAGGAGGTGGTGGTCTGGGAAAGTTGTCTGCCAAAAAGATCGAGTGTATCAAGGCGGCAGGTGGTGGAGAACAGACAGGTGCAGTGATCGGCGCTAGTATCGGAACTGCTGCTGCTCCCGCTGTGGCAGGTGTCCCATTCGTGGGTCCAGTCTTAGCAGGTGGTATTGCTCTCTTTGCAGGTGACCAAGGTAAACAGATTGGTGGAGAAATTGCACAACAACTAGCAGACTGCGAAGGGGTTGAATGATCGGTCCCTTCCTCAAAAAGTTAATTAAGTATTACCTTGAGAAACTTTTGATGTGGTTGAGAATGCTAAAATTTAATTATGAACTTGACTCAGAGATCGACGAGTATCATAAAGCACTAGATAAAAGAGATAAAGAACGTAACTTACCCAAAGTAATTGAGGAAGGAGTCTTCGGTGAAGATGGGTGGTCTATTTCAATAGGTTCAGATTATGACAGAGATTCCAGAGATCGGGGTGAGGAACCTACAGATACCTGACATCCAGAGTTACGACTGGATCAATAGTATCCCTGCAGCAATTCCTATCTACCCACCTGTTACTACACAGGTTGGTGTACCTATTATCAACATCCCAGGATGTGTAGAGGCACACGAACTGGATGAAGGTAAGAATGAAAATTTAACAAAGGACGATCCTAAAGGAGCGAAGGTTTATTGTGATGCACAGACTCCTTCGTTTACTCCTATTGACTATGCTCCTGAAGGGTTGACATTCTCTGGACCACCAGTAGAACCACCTAAGTTTGAGAACCAACAACCAGACTTAAAGGTTCCCGAAACAAAAATCCCTAAGACAGAGACTCCTAAATGTCCTACTAGGGCACAAGAATTAAAAAACCCCATAGGAAAAATCCTAGAGGGTAATAAAAAGATTGTTGCTTACGAACTCGTAGGCAAAGAATGTATTGAAGTAACAGAGAAACTTAATCTTCAACAACAGATTGTAGAAAACATCCCTTCAGCAGGGTTGGTAGTTACTACAGGATCTATCGCCGCAGTTGCTGCCACCTCTGCACTGCTCGCAAAACCGCTTGCTGATCTTCTTTTGAGAGTGGTGAAACCTGCTGTGAAGAAGACTGTTCAGAAGATTGGGATTGCTCTTGGGAAGGTTCCAAAACTTCAGTCTCTACGGGACCGCCAAGATCATCAGCGGATGAGGACTCGGGCACTGAGAGAACTTCGGAGGATGAAGAAGAGGTAGGTAATTTCGGGAAAGTGTGGTTATGTTGTGGTATATGATTCACATTCATAACCAATACATCGGAGCATACAGCATAATATTTTGACCCAGGTTTGAACATAATTCCTGCCTTCATCAATTCACCACAATTCTTGAGTCTCGCGATCTCAAAATCTAATCGCTTGTTAGCAATTAGTTGTCTCTGCATATCATTCTGTGTATTCGCTGCTCTCTTACAATCCTCTTGTGCTTTCTTATCAAGTGGAATAGACCACGTAGCACTTACACCAAGAGATAGGTTATATGTATCCTTCTGTCCTGTTCTTACAGGAACTTGATATAACACTGAACCAGGATTGTCTGGTGCTCCATCATCATTTAGATCTCGCATATCATATACATTATCCCACCATTCATCTTCCCAAGGTTTCTGTCCAGATGCACTACCAGTGACAAATGGTGTGATGTTAAGTGTACTACCTTGACACTGAATACCATTACCATAAGTGTTGGTAATATATGGTCCTTGTAAAACCTGAATTGCCTGATTGGTCACTGAGCCACTGCTATTTGCGATGGGCGCTGCAGTAGCAGATACACCACCAACAGTCTCTGCACGCAGTGGTGTTGACAATAAAGATAGAGCAACTGCTCCTACTGTTGGAAGATAGAAGTTGTGTCGGTTACGCTTGTAACCTCGGTTACCCTTTGAATAATAGTTTGGTTTTGCAAACCAGGACCTGAATAGGTCTCTGTAAACTGGAATGCCTGTCCTACATTGTTCTGAGTCCAGTTTGGTTTTTGATTTACATTTAGTCCTGTCCATTTTGAAGTCACACCATCAATAGTTTGAGTTTCACTTGTAACACCTGGTGTCATAGATGCACCATCGTGTTTTACGTTTGTACCACTGACTGAGTAAACCCACCCTGTAGCATAATCCATCGAGTTGATTGTCTCAGTCACCTTAGAAGTAGTCTCAGTATGAGACGTCATCGAGCCTTGAGTAAAATTAGGCACCACAGGCACTGCTATCACTGGAGTTCCAGCGAATGTAAACAGTGCCAAGATGACTAGTTTTAGTCTCATCAGTCTTACTGTCCGATAGTAATCTCGGAGACGAACTGACCTACAGCACTAGTACCCGCTCCGCCTGCGGTTAGTGCCATCGTTCCTGAGGTATCGATTGTACCTGCTAATGTGTCTTTTGTACCTGCAGCAGTTGAGGTCACATTGGAGTAGTTAGGCACAGCACCTGCAGAAACTGCACTACTTTCTAATGCGTCCCCTTGATAGAATGACTGAGTAAAGCTGAAACTTTCCCCTGCAGTTGCTTGGGTCGCTGACAACGTAGGGATCGCTCCAACGCCTGAACTGATGGTAAGAGAACCAATAGATGACGTAGCAGATCCACCACTAGGTGTGTATTGTGTAGTCACATTATTACCACTTACACTGTAAGTAGTACCGACACGCTGTACATTTGTTGCTGCCGCGTCCACAGTAAGTTGTACTGAAGAAGATAATTTATGTGTAACATCGGCATATGCAGGTGCCGTCATCAAACTCATAACAAAAAGCATCGCTGCTCTTTTCATTTTGCTCTAAAATACGAGGTCTATGTAAGCCTATTTAGCGTCGTATAAACTGTACATATGATACCGTTTTAACCGAACCCCAAATCCATTGCTATCATTATAAATATTGATGTCGCCTTCGGGGACAACACATAAACTCTCGCTTTTAAGGAGCAGTACAAATGAACCATTTCACATCAAGTGATCTAGATAAAATCCTACAGGCATCTAGGTCATACTCAGTCGGACTCGACAACATCTTCAACAGACTAGAGGCACGAGCACTAGCGGATCACGAGAAAACATCCTATCCTCCATACAATCTGATCAAAGAATCAGAAACTAAATGGAAGATCGAAGTAGCACTAGCAGGATTCAAGAAGGAAGAGTTCGAGGTCGCAACAGAAACTAACGTCCTATCAATCAGGACAGTCAAAGAGAAGAACGATGACCACAGAGGATACCTACACAAAGGTGTAGCGAAACGTACCTTTGCTAGGACATTCACACTCTCAGATGACGTAGAGGTTGGCAGTGTTAATTACCAAGATGGTCTTTTGACCATAGAACTTAACAAAATCGTACCTGACAGTCACAAGAGAAAGGTATATAATATTGAGTAGTCGCTATGACGAATGAAAAAATTGCTATCGAACCCAGTAGTACACCTGATTCTAATCTTCGGTGGAACATTGGCACTTATTGAGTTTGTTCATACAAAAGCACATTTTCATTACGAAGTTGATGTTCACGGTTACGTGAAACAATACTGTGCTAAGAATGACTGCTCACAATTTGTTGATGACTGGTAGCATATATAATGTACAACTGAAGAGACCCTCGGGTCTCTTTTTTTTATGGAGTTTTTTTAATGAATCACTATGTGAACTGTGCTCCAAGGGGGAGCACTGACTATGAATCGATCACACTAGATGTCGCTTCCCAAAATGTCGATGAGGTGCTACAATACGCTAGGACCCTTGCCGATGAACATAACGTGAGTGCAAGAAGAGCATTCGCAGACATCGTTCGTGGTGTTTACAATAACCTAACAGAAAATTATGACCGTAAAAATCGTAAGAATGATCAACGGAGAAGACGTAATCGCTGATGTGCAAGAAGCGTATCCTGAGAAAGATTCTTACTCTCCTATTGGATATTTTATGAAGGATCCCTATCAGGTAAACCTGCACGCTGCAGCAGAAATGCTATTCGAAGGGACACAGGAGACACCACAAAAGATCAACGATCTAAACTTGGAACTATTCCCTTGGATCCCATTGTCTTCGAATAATGCTACACTAGTAGTATTGAGCAACGTCGCTACAATCTACAATCCACACCCTGAGGTGGAATCAAAATGGAAAACTTGTATCAAAGGTAATGACACCACTAAAGATAATCCTTCTTAAGGATCATACGCACCTAATGGGTGCAGTCACAGAACTAGATGAGGAACCCTCTTACCTTATCTCTGACTGTATGAAAATCGAAGAAGGAGAATACAAGAGGTATCCCTTCTACACGAACCAACGTGACATCTTCTTGACTTCTGACGTGGTTTTGACTATAGTTGAACCGTCTGAAGAGACCGTAACCAACTACAAGAAGGCACTTTGAGTTCAGTCTATACAAACGTAACACTGCTAGGTGATGCTATCCTCTGTCGTGGATATGAGGATGGTGTCCCTATTTCCTATAAGGAGATCATCAAACCTACACTCTATGTTCCATCACCGAAAGGTAAGTGGAAGACTCTTGATGGCGAGAAGATGGCACCTGTCAAACAAGACGGTGCTAAACGTGCTCGTGAGTTCATCGAGAAGTACAAAGGTGTTGAAGGGTTTGAGGTGCACGGTTACGAGAGATTTGTATATCAATGGATCTCAGAGAAATACCCTCACGATATGAGGGCAAACCTAGAACAGATGAAGATCTATACGATTGACATCGAGGTTGCCTGTGAGAACGGTTTCCCTGACACTGAAGCGTGTCAAGAAGAGATGCTGCTGATCACTATTAAAGATCTTAGTAGTGGCAAGTACATCACTTGGGGTACACGTGAGGCAAAGATTGACACAGAGTATCGTGTCTTCTTTACTGAACAGGAGATGTTGTCTAACTTCCACACTTGGTGGGTAGAGAACACTCCAGATGTGGTGACTGGTTGGAACTGTAATCTGTACGACATCCCCTATATCTGTCGTCGTATTGAACGTGTGCTAGGTGAGAAGTGGCAGAAATCACTATCACCTTGGAACAAGGTCAATATGCGTGAGGTATTCATCAAGGGACGTAAGAATCTTTCTTACAATATCCTTGGAGTTAGCATTCTGGATTACCTTGATCTATACCGTAAGTTTACATATACCAATCAGGAATCATATCGTCTTGACCACATTGCGTTTGTCGAACTAGATGAACGTAAGTTAGATCATAGCGAGTTTGAAAACTTCAAAGCGTTCTATACTGAGGACTGGCAGAAGTTTGTTGAATACAACATCCACGACGTTGAACTAGTAGATCGTCTTGAGCACAAGATGAAACTACTAGAACTCGCTGTGGTTATGGCATACGATGCCAAGGTAAACTTCGAGGATGTTTACTCTCAGGTTCGTATGTGGGATACACTCATCTACAACTATCTGAAGGAGCGTAAAATCTGTGTCCCTCCAAGACAAGAGAGCAACAAGAACGATAAGTACGCAGGAGCATACGTCAAAGAACCTGTACCAGGTCTATACGATTGGGTGGTTTCGTTTGACCTTAACTCTCTGTATCCTCATCTCATTATGCAGTATAATATTTCGCCTGAGACCCTCCTCGACAAGCGTCACCCCACCGCCTCTGTTGATGGATTGCTCAATCAAGAAGTATCCATCGGGAGTGGAGATTACTGTGTGTGTGCCAACGGAGCACAATACAGGAAAGACATCCAAGGATTCCTCCCTGAGATGATGCAAAAGATCTACGATGAACGTGTGATCTATAAGAAGAAGATGATCAAGGCGAAGAAAGAATTTGAGAAGACTGGTAACAAAAAGTTACAAGATGATATTTCTGCCTTCAATAATATACAGATGGCGCGAAAGATCCAGTTGAACTCTGCATATGGTGCCATCGGTAACCAATACTTTAGGTATTATAACCTAGCGAATGCTGAAGCAATCACTCTTTCTGGGCAGGTTTCTATCCGTTGGATTGAAAACCGTATGAACGACTACCTAAATAACTTACTCAACACGGAAAAGGAGGATTATGTCATTGCATCTGACACTGACTCAATCTATCTTAACCTTGGACCTCTTGTTGATAAATTTTTTAATAGTAAGTCTGGCGATAAAGCAGCAGTTGTGGGGATACTTGACAAGATCTGCCAAGAAAAGATTGAACCCTACATTGATAAGTCTTACGCGGACCTCGCGACGTATGTATCGGCGTATGACCAAAAAATGAAAATGAAGAGGGAGACCATTGCCAACAAAGGTATATGGACTGCCAAGAAAAGATACATTCTCAATGCCTATGACATCGAAGGAGTCAGGTTTGCTGACCCTAAACTTAAGATGATGGGTATTGAGGCAGTTAAATCATCCACACCTGCTGCCTGCAGGACAGCAATTAAGGATGCTATGAAGGTGATTATGAATGGTACCGAAGAGGATACACAAGAATTCATTTCAAACTTCAGAGACAAGTTCGAGAAACTATCAGCAGAAGAGATTGCATTCCCACGTGGATGCAATGGTCTGTCAAAGTTCTCAAATCCTGCTACAATATACTCAAAGGGAACTCCTATCCACGTGAGAGGAGCACTCCTATACAATTTCTATATCAAGAAGAACAAACTATCTCACAAGTTTCCTCTGATTCAAGAGGGTGAGAAGGTCAAGTTCCTCTACTTGAAGACCCCAAACAAAATCCAAGAGAACGTTGTAAGTTTCTTTCAGACTCTGCCGAAAGAATTTGGTCTTGACAAGTCCATAGATTATGACCTACAATTCCAGAAGAGTTTCCTTGACCCACTACAGGTTATTATGGATACTATCAACTGGAAAGCAGAGAAGATTGCTAACCTAGACGAATTTTTCCTATGACTACATCCTTTCTAAAAGACATTATTAAAGACATCGGCAATGACTACGCTTCAGTTGTTAGCGACGGGGTTGCTGCAGGTGATGTGTCTTCTTTTGTTGACACTGGGTCTTATATTTTCAATGCCCTTGTTAGTGGTTCGATTTATGGAGGTTTGCCTTCAAACAAGATCACCGCTATTGCAGGAGAGAGCAGCACTGGGAAAACTTTTTTTACTCTTAGTGTCGTTCGCAGTTTCTTGGAGTCTAATCCTGACGGTATTGTACTATACTTTGAATCTGAATCTGCTGTCTCCAAAGATATGCTAGAGAGCAGAGGCATCGATGCTAATCGTGTTGCTGTTGTACCTGTCACGACTGTGCAGGAGTTCAGAACACAGGCACTCAAGACTCTGAAGAACTATTCTAAGATGGATGAGTCAGAGCGTAAACCTATGATGTTCTGTCTTGACTCACTTGGTATGCTTTCCACTAGTAAAGAAGTATCTGATAGTGAGGAAGGTAAAGAGACTAGAGATATGACACGTGCACAGGTTGTTAAAGCAATCTTCCGTGTGCTGACTCTGGAACTTGGTCGCTGTAATGTACCTCTGATCGTCACCAACCATACATATGATGTAGTAGGTGCGTATGTTCCAACCAAAGAAATGGGTGGAGGATCAGGTCTTAAGTATGCTGCAAGCACAATTATTTTCCTGAGTAAATCTAAGGAACGTGACTCCAAGAAGGAGATCGTTGGTAATATTATTAAGTGTACGACTGCAAAGTCACGCTTCACAAAAGAAAATTCAAAAGTAGAAACGAGGTTATTCTATGACGCAAGGGGATTGGACAAATATTATGGACTATTGGAACTGGGTGAGAAGTATGGAGTCTTCGAACGGAGGGGGAATAGGGTTGTGGTTGGTGAATCTACCGCTTTTCCTTCTGTGGTTCTTGCCTCTCCTGAGAAATATTTCACAGAAGAAATAATGGCAAAACTTGAGGAGGCAGCGAAGCAGGAGTTCGCATATGGATCCTAATAATTTTATTAAGGTCTATGATAATGCCTTACCCAAGGAAGTCTGTACTAATGCAATCAGATTATTCGAGGAAGAAGAACTCGATGTCTGGGATAGAGACGGTCGTCCTACGTTTGCACAGTTCAACATCACTGAGTGCATAGAAAAAACTGAGAACAAAGACTGGGATATTATCCAGTCAGAATTCATCAAGTCTGCACACGATTACATCCAAAAATATATGGATGACTGTGACTGCAGGCAATACTTTCCACAAAGGACATCACTTGAACAGTTTAGAATCAAGAGATACAAACCAGATACAGATGATCAATTCAAATGGCACGTTGATGTGGGTGACCACGAGTCTGCTAAGAGAATGCTCGTACTGTTCTGGTATCTAAATGATGTGGAAGAGGGTGGAGAAACTGAATTCAAACATATGAAAGTTACTCCTAAGTGTGGTAGACTATTGGTGTTCCCTCCCACGTGGACTTACCCTCACGCAGGATTACCTGCAATCTCTAACGCAAAATACATCGCGGGAACTTACATTCATTATGTCTAATTCTGTAGAAGATCTAGTTGTTGCATCTTTGCTGCATAATACAGACTTCACTAGGAAAACTCTTCCTCATATCAAAAGAGATTACTTTGAAAACTATAATAATAAGGTAATCTTTGAGGAACTCTCTTCATATTTTACTCAGTATGATAATCTTCCTACAAAGGAAGCATTGCGTATTGAGATTGAGTCACGTAGTGATCTAAATGAAACTACATTCACTGAAGTAAAACAAACACTCGATCTTGCTACTGAAGAACCACACGAAATTGACTGGTTGGTACACACCTCAGAGAAGTGGTGTCGTGATCGTGCTATCTACAATGCACTCCTAGAGTCTATCCAGATTGCTGACGGTAATTCTGAGACAATGGGACGTGATGCTATCCCTTCTATTCTCTCAAATGCTTTATCCGTTAGTTTTGATAATTCTGTTGGGCACGACTACCTTGATGATGCTGATCAACGGTATCAGTTCTACCATAGGGTAGAAGAAAAGATTCCTTTTGATATTGAATTACTCAATAAAGTTACCAAGGGTGGTCTATCTAAGAAGACATTGAACGTAGCACTTGCAGGTACAGGTGTTGGTAAGAGTTTGTTTATGTGTCACTGTGCTGCTGCTAATCTTGCTGCAGGATATAACGTGCTATACATCACGTTGGAGATGGCAGAAGAAAAGATTGCTGAGCGTATTGATGCTAACTTGATGAACATTCCAGTTCAGAAACTAGAGACACTACCTAAACCAATGTTCGATTCTAAGATCGAAAAGGTTCAAAACAAAACACAGGGTCGTCTCTTGATCAAGGAATATCCTACTGCATCAGCACACGTAGGACACTTCAAGGCATTGTTGCAAGAACTTTCTATCAAGAAAGCATTTGTACCAGACATCATTTATGTTGACTACCTTAACATTTGCAGTTCGTCACGATACAAAGGTGCTATAGTTAACTCATACACATTTGTTAAATCCATTGCTGAAGAACTACGTGGACTTGCAGGTGAACATAATGTCCCTATCGTATCCGCTACTCAAACTACTCGTAGTGGTTATGGCAATTCTGATGTTGACCTGACAGATACTTCGGAGTCATTTGGACTCCCTGCTACTGCAGACTTTATGGTTGCTCTAATCTCTACTGAGGAGATGGAAGAGTTGAATCAAATTATGGTGAAGCAACTCAAGAATAGATACAATGATCCCACAGTAAACAAACGATTTGTTGTGGGTATTGACAGAGCGAAGATGCGTCTGTATGATTGTGAAGAACAAAAGAAGATCGTGGACTCTGGACAAGAGGAAACGATTGATGCATCTGACATCCTAACCTTCTCTAAACAAAACTTTAACGATTTCAAAATTTAATTATGACTGAGGAAAAAGCAGAGTTTCGGGAATCTGTGAACACAGAACCCGAATCTATGGACAACCCTGCTGATCGTATCCCTAAAGAATTTAAGGGACCACAGGGATTCAAAGGCAAAGAAGTTTACGAAAAGCGTAACAAGAATGCCAAGAAGAAAGAACCATTCACAGTCGATCTTGCCAACTATCTGAAGTTTGTAAATCAAACTACTAGCAAAGAGTCAAAAGATTTTGACACACTGATGGAACGCTATGAAACTCTCAAGGGAGAGGGATGTGACATCGAACGTCTTGACACTGCTGCCTCTGGTCTTGTTGCTGAGGGTGGTGAGTTTATGGAGATTGTCAAGAAACTTAAGTTCCAAGGCAAACCCTGGAATGATGACAACAAAGAGCATCTCATCATTGAACTTGGTGATGTTATGTGGTATGTCGCCCAAGCGTGTATGGCACTTGGTGTAGGAATCGATGAAGTTATCTTCCGTAACACAGTTAAACTGACCACACGTTATCCTGAGGGTGAGTTTACTGTTGTCAGGTCTGAAAAACGTAAGAAGGGGGACAGGTAATGGGTACAGAAATGCTTGCAGCAAAGACAACACTTGCTATGCTCGGTGGAGCAGTCAGTGCTTGGAACTCTATGTCATATGGAGAGGGATTTCTCTTCTCTCTATGGATTCTTGGGATGTATTATCTCAAACTAAAAATGGATAAGAGATTCGGGGTTGACAAAAGAAAGTAAGTCGGTTATATTATAGGAGTCGGACCGATCAACCGACACGGGAGTGACTGAATAACCCTGTTGGAATTAGGCGGGGTAATGTAAACAGTCAGGGGTGGTGCCCGCTCTTCGGAGAAGTCCTTACCAGGATGACTGTTGTTGTTATGTACTAATTTTCGCACTAGCGATTCCCATAACTTGTAGGTATAATGTATTCCTACCTCCCACACACCATTACATAATCAGGTTTATGAATATCTTCGTTACTGATCCTGATCCAATAGCATCTGCCAGAGTTCTACCTGACAAGCACATTGTCAAAATGCCACTTGAAACCTGTCAGATGCTTTCTATTGTTGCATCAGAAAAGTGGGGTCACGGTTTCGGTGACCTACCAAAACTTGACGGTACTCCTTACAAAACAGACAAGGGTGCCTTTCGTAATCATCCCTGTACAGTATGGGCAAACAGTTTTGTGCTCAACTGGCGATGGTTAATCACTCACGGTCTTGCACTGTGCAACGAATACACATTACGCTATGGCAAAATCCACTCTTGTCAATCCACCATTGAACACGCTAGTAAAATCTTTCCTACAGGTGATCCTACGGGTCGTAGTGGGAAACATCCTACTCCATTCGTCAGAGCAATGTTCGACGAGTTCAAACACGACCAGTCGATAGACACATTCACAGCATATAAAAGGTATATCGCTTCAAAACCTTGGGTCAAAGATAACTATCTCCGTTTGCCAGAACGTAAACCAGATTGGGTTTCATAAATACTTAAAAAGTATAGCGCAATGGCAAACAAGGGATTGCAATTTGAACACGCTGTGATGTACTCGGCAACGAGTCGTATTATTAATAAGAGTTCTCAGAATCAGAAAGATTTTGAGGATGCCTCAGGACGTATTAGTGGCATCCCAAATGACATAAGATCTGCTGCGGATAGAATTGTTGAGTCTATGGCACCTACTGGTAATAATATAGAAGCAAGACAGAAATATTATCAATCATTCCAAAAGATGTCTGGTGGTGGAGAAGAACCAAAGACAGACATTATGTTTAAGTCGGGTGGTAAGACATACAAATGCTCTATGAAATGGGGCAAGTCATATCAGTTGACATCTGCAGGCATTGATAAGTCTGTAGCAGTGTTCCAAAAAGTATTATCAAAGACTGCTAAACAATGTGGCGGTGGATCTACTAACGCACAGACACTTGGTTACTTGCAGTTGATTCTTGAGCAGATTGGAAATAAATGTGAGAACGCAAAGGGAACTGTTGATCAACCAACAGCAAAAAGAATCCTTTCAGATATTAAAAAGTCAGGTGGATTGAATGAACAGTTGCAAGAAGTGCTAGGTTCAAAAGCAAAACCTGATGGTGCTGCTGCATATGATTGCTTCAAGTATAATCTTACACACGAGTGTATGACAGGTGCTATGTTATTCAACAATGATGACAGGGCAGCGTCTCATATCCTCACTGAGGATGGTGTGAAAGAAATTGATGAGAAAGTGGTCAGAGGTGTGATGAAACAGGCAGGTGTCAGGATGGCACTGAAGGGCAGGGGTAAGGACAAAGTTACAGGTGTCCGTCAAAATGCCATTGTGATCCGATACGAGGTATAATAAAGGTATGGCAAAGCAAAATACCCACCTCGAACACCTTGAAGATGACATCCTAAATCAAGGTTCGAACGGAGGACGAAACGCTATCGCATTCCTCAGAGAACTTGGCAAGATGCTCACCGAACCTGTATCAGGTGTCGGTGTTACTACCAAATGGGACGGTGCTCCTGCTGTTATTTGTGGCAAGCACCCTACAACTGGTAGGTTTTTTGTTGGTACGAAGGGTGTCTTTGCTAAGATGCCAAAAATTTGTATGAATGATGAGGATGTAGATAGATTCTACAGTGGAGAACTGGCAAAAAAACTAAAGATGTGCTTGCGTCTCCTCCCTCAGGTACCTATGAAAGGTGTACTGCAGGGTGATTTGTTGTTCACCAAAGGTGATGTGTCAACAAGGAAGATGAATGGTCAGAAGTGTCATACTTTTATGCCAAACACCATCACATATGCTGTACCTGTTAACACACCGATGGGTAAGAAGGTAGCGACAAGTCAACTTGGTATTGTATTTCATACCACATATACTGGTGGTCCTACACTCAGGGATATGAAACCTGGGTTTGGTGTTGATGCAAAAAGAATGCAAGCATCACCCAACGTTGCAGTGTTTAGTTCAGAGTTTACAGATGCCACAGATGCATCTAGGTTTAATGCTGCAGAGAGAGGTAAGTATGATCTGCTAGTCAACCGTGCTGAAGGTTCTCTCAAGCAAGCATCTAGATTCTTGGACATCCTACAGGATCAAGGAGAGGGTAAGTTTATGCTCTCTGCTATGTTCAAAGTTTATTTCAACTCATTTATTCGTACTGGTAAACCTATTGTCAATGCACAGAAAGTTGCAGCAGGATTCGCTGCATTCTATTCAGCAGCACTAGACAAAGAGATTCAGTCTAAGAAACAAGAAGCAACTAAGAAAAAATATCAGACCATCAAAGCAAACGGTCTGAAGTTTCTAAAGTCAAACGGACGTGCTGTGTATATGACTGTCGCATCCTATATGAATTTGATCGCTGCTAAGACTGTAGTTGTCAAACAACTAGGAAAAGTCCAAGACATCGGTACATATATTAAGACACCCAATGGTTACAGAGTCACTGCACCAGAGGGTTTTGTAGCGATCAAGTCAGGTTCTGCCCTCAAACTTGTCGATCGTTTGGAGTTCTCTAGAGCGAACTTCACAGTAGAAAAAAATTGGGGGTGATAAATAGATATGGAAAACACCAGTATATCAATGAAGTTCAGTCAGTTTATAACTGAAGCACGCACCGCTGCAGGTGAGGTTGCTGCTAAGAGAGGTCTCCAACACGCAGGTCACGGTTACTATGCCGATAGGCAGGGTAACATTGTTGCTAAGTCTGAGGGAGGTAATCGTCTGGTGCCTGTCGATGGTAAAGAGGCAGAGCAAGCAAAGATAAATTCCGATCAAGGAGCAGCAGAAGACGAGCATATCAATAGTGGTGAAGGTCTGGGTACTATCGCTCTAACCTTTGGACGTTTTAATCCTCCTACTGTTGGTCACGAGAAACTACTGAACACTGTATCTGAACAGGGTGCTGACAACTATAGAATCTATCCATCACGTACTGTGGATCCTAAAAAGAACCCACTAGAACCTGATGTTAAGATTGATTTTATGACAAGGATGTTCCCTAATCACGCTGACGCTATCGTCAACGATGGTGATATGTCTAACATCTTCAATGTACTTTCCAACCTCAATCAGGAAGGTTACTCAGGTGTAACAATGGTTGTTGGTTCTGACAGAGTATCAGAATTCAAATCATTGCTTGAGAAATATAATGGTCAGGCATATGACTTTGAAGAACTCAATGTGATCAGTGCAGGAGAAAGAGATCCTGATGCTGAAGGTGTAGAAGGTATGAGTGCATCCAAGTTGCGAGCAATGGCAGCAGCGGGTGACTTAGAAGGTTTTACCCAAGGTGTCCCTGGTGGGGATGTCAAACTTGCTGAACAACTAATGATGGAAGTTCGTGCAGGTATGGGTATCGTTGAACAGGAACAGGAAGAGGTTGCTGAACTTTGGGACATCGCTCCTAAACTTGACGCAGAGAATCTTCGTGAAGCGTTCTTCGAAGATAAAGTATTCCCTATGGGTTGTATTGTCGAACACCTAGACACAGGTATTAGAGGTACAGTCATTAGGAGAGGAACTAATTATGTAATCTTTGAAACACCAGAGCATTTCAAATTCAATGTCTGGTTAACTTCTATTATGGAAGTAAAAGAACTGCATAAGTCAGCAGACGATGGCAGTGGAAATACCTGGAAGGTCGGCACTGATACATATAGACACGCAGTCCAAGCGATGACACCTGGACAGTTGGTCAAAAAGTTCAGTGACTTCAGAAAAACAGGGTCAACTAAATAGTATTACGCAAATTTTCGACAGATGGATTTAGAAACTACTTCGAAACTTCTGAAGTATTCACCTTCGGACGTACAATCAGTTACCTACGTTATTGAATACGCAGAGCATAACTTCACTGGTGAAGCACGCTATGCTTATCTTGAGGAGCGTCTTGTCACTCCAACAGAGAAGGCAATCGCTGAAGTTATTATCGAAGGTAAGAAAGGTTTATGGGATAACATTCACGCTAAGAGAAAGCGTGGAGAAGCACCTGCAAAACCTGGGGACAAAGACTATCCTAAAACACTCAACGTTGAGCATCACGAGAAGGATGAGAACGGTAAAGTTATTGAGCACGATGTCGAAGATGATGTCACCGAAGGTAGTGCCTATGGTATCTACAAAGGTGATGGTGTAGATAAGATTAGAGCACCTCGTAAACAAAAAGGTGCAATGGCATATGATGGTCCTAACAAGGCAGCATCTGAAGCACGCGATAGAATCCTTGCCAAGACAAAGGCAAAGCGTGCAAAGATCAAGGAGGAAACTTCTAATGCAGCAACACTGAACAACAAACCAAGTGCTGCATCTCCTAAAATTGATACACCTAAGGAAAAGCAGTCAACCGTTGATCCTCAATGCGAGAATCAAAGATCAATCAAAGCAAAAGGTTCGACTCCTAAGACTCAGGTTGAAGAAGGACTTAAACAGGCACGTAAGAACGTCGGCGCTAGTAAGTGTTGGGACGGTTACGTTGCTAAAGGTACCAAGAAAAAGAACGGTAAGGACGTTCCTAACTGTGTACCCGCTAACGAGGAATGGGTATGGGATGTTGTAGACGAACTCGGTGAAGAGTTTGACATCCTTACAGATCAGGATCTACAAGATGTTGTTGTAGAGGCACTGTTAGATTTCGAGACAGAAGAGTATCTAACTGAAGCACTTGACATCTTGGATGGATTCGAACTACTTGTTGAATCAGATAAGTATTACGACTCTGCAGTCAAATCATCTAAGGATGCTGCAGCACGTATTAACAGAGGCAAAAGAGCAGAGCGTTTGAAAGGCGCTGCATCTAAAGCAGGTTCTATCGTCAAGAAAGGACTTGGAATGGCAGGACGTGCTGCTAAAGCAGGTGCCAAAGCAGGTGCTAAAGGTGCAGTTCGTGGTGCAGGTTATGCATCAGGTCTTGCACAACGTGCAGCATCTTCTGCTAAGAGAGAATTCTCTCAAGGCAGAGAACGTGGACTTGGTGGTTCATCAGGTGGTTCATCAGGTGGTGGATCTTCTTCCTCAAACAATAGACCAGTACAAACCTCAGGTAAAATCGATCGCAGACCACAACCTCAGTCTGGTGGCGGTTCTGCTCCTAAAAAGAAGGCAGGTCCAGGTCTTCTCAGTCGTGCTGCAGGTGCAGTCGGCAGAGGACTTAGAAAGGCAGTCGGAGCAGGTGCTAAGGCAGCAGGTAAAGTGGCAGTCGGTGGAGCAAAACTTGCAGGTAAGGCAGCAGTTGGTACTGCAAAGGTCGCAGGTAAGACTGCGGTCGGTGCCGCCAAACTTGGTGGTAAGGCAGTAGCAGGTACCGCTAAAGTTGCAGGTAAAACTGCAGTTGGTGGTGCTAAACTTGCAGGCAAAGCGGTTGGTAAAACTGCACAGGCAGCAGGTTCTGTCGCTAAGGCAGGTGGTAAAGCAGCAGTAGGCACTGCTAAGGCAGCAGGTAGTGCTGTCAAGAAGACAGGTGCTGCTGTTGGTGGTGCTGTCAAGAAGACTGGTCAAGCAGCGGGTAATCTTGGTAAAAAAGTTATTGGTAAAACCTCAAGAGCAATCTCTAAAGGGTCTGATAAACTAGCAAGAAAACTCGGAGAAGAACAAATGCACGAATCAAGAGTGGACAAGGTAAGACGCCTTGCACTAGCACAAGAAACTTTCGAACACGACATCGCACAGGCACGCAATCCTGATGCTGATTCTTGGAGAGAGCGTCTTGCATACAGCAAGTACATTGCTGAACAACCAACCCCAGAGCAGTTGAAAAAGCGTGAAGTTCTAAAACAAACTAAGGAACTCACCAACAAAGGAAAGCACAAGGAAGCATCTGAATTATTCAAGAAGAACTTCCCGAACTTTGGTAAATAGTATGGGCAAAAAAACAAAAATTATTATCAACCCTAAGAAGGAAGATCTAATGAAGGAATCCATCCGCGCACTTCTTCAGGCAGAACTCGCTGATCTGAAAGAAGCATCTAAAAAGAAACTTGACCCTGTAGGTAAGGAAGACAAGGACATCGACAACGACGGTGACCACGATAAGTCTGACAAGTACCTGATCAATCGCAGAAAAACTGTTGCGAAAGCGATGGGAAAGAAAACCCATCTATGTGCTAAGTATGTTGAGCACGCTGAGTATGGTTTGTGCTATACAATTCCTGAGGCACATACCTTGGTAGAGATGGCAGAACCTGATGAGTTCGGTCACACTCACGAGGTTACTCACTACGACATCGTAGATGAGGCAGAACAAATGTACAGTCAAGTTCCTGCTAGTGAACTCGATATGGTTATTGTTGAATCGCACAAGCACTAATGAAATCTTTCGGAGAATACCTCAACGAATTGAATCGGTACGAAAAAGAAACTGGTAAGTCCACTGGCAAAGTTACTGGTCGTACTGGTCTCAATACTCCTGCCGCAGGCACACCTACTCAAAAAGGTGGTGCAGGTAAGGACTCTGCTGTTGCTAACGTCAAGCGGATGGTACGCAGTATGCAGGGTGGCAAAGAGGTAGGTCAGATCAAGAAACAGAAAGGTGCTAAGTCTACTGCAGGTACTAACAAGTACGGAAAGATGGCATCGCATCGTGCTTCAGTCAAGGCACAGACCGAAAAGGATATGAAGAAACGTGGTTTCAAGACCACTAAAGACTATACAAATACTATGGCACGTTACGGTGGTAAAGATAACTACGACAAAGGACGTGGTTTAGGATCATAACGGTGCCTATATAGAGTAGGTTTCTCTCTATTAATTATGGTAAAATTCCTTCTTCCATTTGCAATCAAAGTTATCGACGCAGCAGTCGATAAGATTCCAGATAATCTAGATGATGTAATCAAGAAATTGCTCATCTCTCTAGCAAAAAAAGCAGTCTCAAGAACTGACAATACCGTTGACGATCAACTGGTCGCAGCACTTGAGAAGGCACTATTCCCTGTAGAGGGTTAGTCTCACAGACACTGGGGACCTTCGGGTCCCTTTCGTGTTTGTATAAATAAAATATAGGAAACATTCGGAGTAAATCAAGATGGCCATTCTGGGCAAAATCGACGCAGCAACGTTCTCCAATAATGTCGCGGTCACTAATGGTGACGCAACTGTTACTAAGAATGCCGCCGACACCGTTGTTGTCGGAGATGTTCTAGAATTGGGTAATGTCGCTTACATCGTCAAGCAAGTTAACAGCACAACTTCAATCGAGTTGCACAAGAACTATGCAGGCAGCACAAACTCAGGTTTGTCTGGTGCTGTAAGGAGAACTCCTCCTAAGGCAGTTGCTGAGTATGTAGTTAAAGGTGGCGACAGTATCTCAGACTATCAACTTATCTTCGTTGATACTACTGAAGATGGTATTGCATCCAACAAGTCCCGTGGTATTGACGGACCTGGATGGTGGTTGTACAGAACATACAACACAGCAGGTGGAACTACACGTCACAAGGCAGAAAAACTTGCAGCACTTAGAGTTGCAGCAGGTACATCTGGTGACGATGCTGATGATACAGTGGCAGCAGACGTGCTTGAGACCATTACTATTGGTACTCAACCTGCTGATCAAAACACATCTTCTGGTGCAGCAACATTCACTGTCGCAGCAACTGTGGATCAGTCAGGTACTATCACTTATCAGTGGCAGAAGAGAACATCTTCCTCTGGAAGATTCTCTAACGTGTCTGGTGCAACCAGTGCATCTCTTGCATTGACAGGTCAGACCTCTGCTAATACAGGCAACCAGTACAGAGTTAAAGTTAACTCAAGCAAGGGTGCCGCTGAAGTTGTAAGTAGTATCGCTACTCTAACTTTCGTTAGTTAATTAAACCTTCCTTTGTAATGCAATTTGATATTCTCACAGCGGACAACTTTATGATGTTCGCTATGAAACACTACGATAACCCCCAGTCAGTTACATATGATGACTTCCTTGAAGATATGATGCGTTTCAAATATTTGAAGCGTCTCTTTGGGAGGTACATCAAGACTGGGGTTCTTCGTAATCATTTGATACTGAATCATTTGATCGTATTATTCAATGTGTTTGGTGATGCTGCCATACCTTTGTTAGTCTTTAAGGTTGACAAACAGTATTGGGACATCCTTAAAACATATTTACTTTATCTGAACAGATACCCCGAGACAGGATGCGGGACCTTAGATTATGTTGAGATTGATGCATCCGTAAGTAAACAGTTGAGTGACCTCTGATGCCTGCAAAATCCGTAGCACAAAGAAGATTTATGGGAATGGTACGTGCCACCCAGAAGGGAGAGATGAAGAATCCATCGCCCGAGTTGAAACGTGCTGCAGGTGATATGTCTGCTAAGGCAGTCAACAAGTTTGCTAAAACAAAAGAAAAGAATTTACCTGATACTGTACATAAGATGCCTGATGGTACACTGATGCCAGGCAAAACACATAAGGAAGCATACGCAGTACAAGCAATGACTGTGGTTCCAGGTGGTGCAGATCATAGCAATACCAGACAGGGAAGTATTGGTAAGAAGAAAAAGAAAGAAGAGATTAAAGAGTTTGTAGGTGCAGCAGCGGCAGGTACTGCAGGAGCACTGACTGCAAAGAAAGGTAACAGAGTTAAGAAGGCAGTTGGTTCAGGTGCAGGATACGCAGTAGGTTCTACAGTCGGTAGGAAAGTTGGTGGTGCAGTTGGACAGGCAGTGGGTCAGGGAACTGTTCCTCTTGTTGGTGGTGCCATTGGTAAACAGGTTGGTAAAGCAATCGGTCACGGTGTAGGTGGTGCAGCAGGTGCTATCGCAGGTGGCAAGTTAGCAACAAAGATTGGTAAGAAGAAAGAGAAGAAAGAAACAAACGAAGAGATGCAACTGGAGAAGTTCAGTGCTATCACTAAGAAGCGCATCAATAAGATGGCAGCAGATAAGAAGGTAGGTAAGGGTGAGAAGATTGGTTCTGTCGTAGGTGGTATCGGTGGAGCACTTGCTCTTGGTGCTGTTGATGGTCCTCTACCTGTAGGTGATGTGGTAGGTGGTGTTGTTGGATCTAAGATTGGTGGTAAGATCGGCAAACAATTTGATAAGAAGAAGGTAAAGAAAGAAGAGTATATGGATGAAGCAAAGTATGAGGCAGGTGCTTCAACTTATGGTAAAGCATCTATCAGAAACAAAAGAAAGTTTGGTAAGGGTGGTAACGCTGCTCCTCCAGAGGAGAGAGGTGAGATGATCGCCAAGCGAAGAGCAGAGCACAAAGCATCACGTGGTGTAAAGAAAGAAGAGATTGATAGACCATACACAGGACCTGACAAGAAAGACAGAGCAGTTATCAAGAAGATGGATAACAAAAAGTTTGCTGCCAAACTAGCAGACTATGAAAAGAATATGGATCCTAAGAAACGTCAGGCACTTAAGGACAAAGCAACTAAGGGTATGAAGTTTGTGCACGAAGAAGGTGCACCTACTATGAATACAGGATCTAATGCTAGTGCAGCAGGATTCTCCTCTGATGCTGATGAGAACGGACCAACCGCAGGTATGGATCAACCGTTAGGTGGTACTGCCAAGTTGAAAGGTAAGGGTCCTAAACTGACAAAGAAGAAAGCAAAGTGTAAGAAGTCTCCCGATGGTATAAATAAGGTATGTGAATCTACCGAGGCAAGATACTTATCTTTCCTTGTGCAGATGGACGACGTTGAGTTTATATTTCAGGGTAAATCACCTGCTGATGTAAAGATAAGACTTCGTAAAATTTATAGACCAGAAAGATTGAAGGGTATTAAGATTACTCGGATGCTTCCTGCTCAAGTGATGCACTATTATTGGGAGAAACGCCAGGCAGCGATGTAATGTCTGATATAAACACCGCCATAATCGAAAGACTCGAACGAGTAGTTGATTCATTGCAGGAGAACTCTGTAAAGATGGGTCAACTTCTTGCTGTACATAATGAAAAACTAACCAAGCAAGACGAGATCGATCAGGTTTTGTTTGAAAAGGTTGACAGAATTCATCAAGACATCACCAGAGAAACGAATGCAATCAAGAAAGGATGTGAGAGAGACATCCGTCTGGTAGATGATAGACTCCGTATGATAGAGAAAAAAATGTGGACCATTGCAGGTGCACTTACAGTAATTAGTTTCCTCCTATCTCCTATAGGTCAGAGAGTTATGGGACCTATATTGACAGGAACGAATCAATCGAGTATCATAAGAAGCGTCGAATAAAAAGTTGAATGAGTTTCATTGATATTAAGTATGCTCGCATTGTTGGGAGCAGACTTGATAAGTTCAAGGAAAAAAAATCTACCCTCTACAACTTTAGATGTCCCTACTGTGGAGACTCCCAGAAACAGGCATCGAAGGCGAGAGGGTATTTCTTTACCAAACAGAATGACATCATCTTTAAGTGTCATAACTGTGGCGTAGGGAGGACTCTTGGCAACTTCTTAAAAGACCACGCACGAGACATATATGATCAGTACGTTTTAGAGAGATACAAGGATGGTTTGACAGGCAAAAGGACAAGGGTTGCTAACCCAAAACCTGATGTGTTCAAAGCAAAACCAGTATTTAATACAGGGACTAACCTCCCAAGTATTTCTAGTCTAAATACAGAACATCCCGCAAGACAATACCTTGAACAACGTGGCATTACAGGATCAAAACTTGATCTCATTTTCTATGCAGAAAAGTTCAAGGAGTATGTCAATTCGCAGAAACATACATTTGACAACCTCCAGAATGATCGACCCCGTATCATCATTCCTCTGATTGATAAAGACGGAAAATGGTTTGGTGTGCAGGGTAGATCCCTAATGCAAAATTCCAGACTCCGTTACATTACTATTCTATACGATGAAACTAAGACAAAAGTATTCGGGCAAGACAGACTGGACCCTACAAAACGAGTCTACCTCGTGGAAGGACCGTTTGATTCCCTCTTCTTGGAAAACGGTGCTGCTATGTGCGGGTCCGATCTTGATCCTAGGTCGCTTGGTTGGAGCGATTGTGTTTATGTTTTTGATAACGAACCAAGGAATAAAGAGATTACCGACAGGATCGCCGACACCATCGGTAGAGGTTACAAAGTAGTAATCTTTCCGTCAGGAATACAACAAAAGGACCTTAATGATATGGTTCTTGCAGGACACAACGTACAAAATCTGGTAGAATCAAACACCTACTCAGGATTAGAAGCAAAACTAAAACTATCTCAATGGAAGAAAGTATGAACGTAATTAAAAGAGACGGTACTCCCGTCCCTCTCAACCTTGATAAGGTACATAAAATGGTTGAGTTAGCGTGTGAAGGACTCACTGGTGTGAGTGAGTCACAAGTAGAAATGAATGCCAACATCCAATTCTTTGATGGCATTAAGACTAAAGAAATTCAAGAGATCCTGATCAGGTCTGCTAGTGATCTGATTGATATGGACTCACCTAATTATCAGTACGTTGCTGCTCGTCTTCTTCTGTTTGATGTGAGGAAGCAGGTGTTCCCTGAGTGGGCAGACGAAGTTGGTTACCCACATCTTCAAGACCACGTACAACGTTGCGTAGAAGCAGGTGTGTACGATGGTGACATTCTAAATAAGTACAGTCCTGTAGAGTGGGATTGCCTTAACAGTTATATTGATCACGAACGTTGTATGGGTTTCACCTATGCAGGGTTGAGACAGATTGTAGATAAGTATCTGGTACAGGATAGAAGCACTGGGACTCTCTATGAGACTCCTCAGTATATGTACATTATGGTTGCGGCAACACTCTTCCAAGACTACCCTAAAAACTCTCGGTTAGAGTATGTACAACGCTACTACACAGCAACCTCCAAAGGAAAAATCAACCTCCCAACGCCAGTGCTCGCAGGGGTTCGGACGCCAATGCGTCAATTTGCATCTTGCGTTCTCGTTGATGTTGATGACACCCTCGATGGTATCTTTAGCAGTGATATGGCTATTGGTAAATACGTCGCACAAAGGGCTGGTATCGGTATTAACGCAGGCAGAATCCGTGGGATCAACTCTAAAATCAGAGGTGGAGAGGTACAACACACAGGTGTTGTCCCCTTCCTCAAAAAGTTTGAAGCAACTGTCAGATGCTGTACGCAAAACGGTATCAGAGGTGGTTCTGCTACAGTTCACTTTCCTATCTGGCACCAAGAAATAGAAGATATTCTTGTTCTTAAAAACAACAAGGGTACCGAAGATAACCGTGTAAGAAAACTGGATTACAGTATTCAGATTAGTAAACTATTCTACGAAAGGTTTATTCAAGGTGAAACAATCTCTCTCTTCTCGCCTCACGACGTTCCTGGTCTTTATGATGCCTTTGGCACTGATGATTTTGACGCTCTGTACACCAAGTACGAACAGGACGAGAAAATTGCTAGACGGACTGTCTCCGCCAACCAAATCATTCTCTCACTACTGAAGGAGCGTGCAGAGACTGGTCGTATTTACATTATGAATATCGATCACTGTAACTCTCACTCCTCATTCAAAGACAAGGTTAATATGTCTAACCTCTGTCAAGAGATCACTCTTCCTACAGATCCTATCTCTCACATTGATGATGAAGGTGGTGAGATTGCATTGTGTATTCTCTCTGCCATCAACGTAGGTAAACTTCGTAACCTCAATGAGATGGAGGAACTATGTGACCTTGCAGTCCGTGGTCTGGAAGAACTGATTGACTATCAGAAGTATCCTGTGAAGGCAGCAGAACGTTCTACTCTTGCACGTCGTTCACTTGGTATTGGTTACATTGGTCTTGCACATTACCTTGCTAAGAATGGTTACAAGTATGATGATCAGGGTGCATATGACATCGTTCATCAACTAACTGAGTCATTCCAATTCAACTTGCTCAAGGCATCAAATGCTCTGGCAATGGAGAAGGGTCCTTGTGATGGATTCCAACACACAAAGTATGCTGATGGAATTCTTCCCATCGATACATATAAGAGTGAGGTAGATGAAATTACAAACGTAGATCTTGCTTATGATTGGTCATCTCTTAGGGATTCTATCAAGCAATACGGACTCAGGCACAGCACTCTGTCCGCACAAATGCCATCGGAATCTAGTTCCGTTGTGTCAAATGCAACCAATGGAATCGAACCACCTAGAGACTACCTGTCCATTAAGAAATCAAAGAAAGGACCTCTTAAGCAGATTGTTCCAGGTTTTCCATACTTAAAAAATAAATACACCCTCCTATGGGATATGCCTTCCAATGAAGGTTACATTAAAATTGTCGCTGTGATGCAAAAGTTCTTCGACCAAGCAATCAGTGGCAACTGGAGTTATAATCCAGGCAATTATGAAAACAACGAAGTCCCCTCTTCCGTTATGGCAATGGACCTATTGACAACTTACAAGTACGGTTGGAAGACAAGTTACTATCATAACACTTATGACAATAAGAAAGATGGTGAAGAAGAACCAACCGTACAACTAACGCAAAGCGTTGATCAACTAGTAAACGAACTTTTGGAGGCAGAGGAAGACTGTGACAGTTGCAAAGTTTAAGATGTCATCCGACGACAATACTAAAACAGGCATTGATAAAATTACAGTATTTAATAAGGGACAACACGATACTAAGAAACAACCTATGTTCTTTGGACAACCACTCGGTGTTCAAAGATACGATGGTTTTAAGTATCCTGTCTTTGATAGACTAACCAATTCACAATTAGGATTCTTCTGGAGACCCGAAGAGGTGTCACTTCAAAAGGATCGTTCTGACTTTCAAGAATTAACTGATGCACAAAAGCACATCTTTACGAGCAATCTACGGTACCAGATCCTCCTTGACTCTGTACAAGGTCGTGGTCCTGGGATGGCATTCATTCCATATTGCTCACTACCTGAACTTGAGTCTGCGATGATCGCGTGGGAGTTTATGGAGATGATCCATAGTCGCTCTTACACATACATCATCAAGAATGTTTACTCAAATCCAGAGGAAGTTTTCGATACGATTCTTGACGACGAAAGAATTCTTTCACGTGCTAGGTCTGTGACTGAAGCGTATGATGAGTTCATCAACTACGCACAGGAATGGGGACAAGGTAACTGGTGGAAGACGGACTGGAAAGATTCTCCTTCTGCATACTGGGAGAAGAAAGAACTTAAGCGTAGACTCTATAGAGCAGTTATGAATGTGAATATCCTTGAGGGTATTCGCTTCTATGTTTCATTCGCTTGTTCTTTTGGATTCGGTGAACTTAAAAAGATGGAAGGATCTGCTAAGATCATTTCACTTATTGCACGTGACGAGTCACAACACCTCGTACTCACTCAGAACATTCTTAACAAGTGGGCAGAAGGTGACGATCCTGATATGATCGACATCATCAAAGAGGAGAAAGACAACGTTGTTGAAATGTTCCAACGTTGTGTAGAAGAAGAGAAGGATTGGGCAGAGTATCTGTTCAAAGATGGTTCAATGATCGGACTCAATGCTAAACTTCTCGGACAATATGTTGAGTGGACTGCTAACCGTAGAATGAAAGCGATCGGCATCGATCCTATCTACGATATTCCTGCTAGAAACAATCCACTTCCTTGGACAAATCATTGGTTGAACTCTAAAGGTCAACAGAATGCACCACAGGAAACAGAGATTGAATCCTATGTTGTAGGAGCAATCAAACAAGACATTAAAAAAGATACGTTCTCTGGTTTCAAACTTTAACTATGTTTATTGGTGAAGTCCCGACCACTGTGTCGGAACCCATCAAGGCAAGACTATTGAATAGTCCCTACTGGCCTTGGTATATGATTACTGAAACAACTGGGTATGACCCTAAGTTCAATGATTCTATCCCCGATGAAATGTCGGGGGAGGATCCCCAGTTTCAGCACACAGTTGTAAACAACCACGGAGAAATTTCTTCCCAACACGCTTGGGATATTGTGGTGGAACCACTGTGGAAATATATTTCTGAGAACTTTGCCGACGAACTAGGAGACTTTGAAAAGTTCAGACGTATCAAAATCAATCTATTAACTAAGAAAGAATCGAAGCATCTATACCATACACCACACGTGGATTATGATTTTCCACATATGACGTTGCTGTATTATGTGAACGATTCAGATGGTCCTACGTTCTTCTTCAATGAAACGTATGATGGATCACGTAAGAAACTGACGCTGAAAACTAAGATCGAACCACGTCAAGGTAGGTTTGTTATCTTCGATGGTCATAACTTTCACGCGAGCAGTAATCCGCAGTACAATGACTATCGATGCATAATCAACTTAAATTACATCTTAAGTTCCTCAGGCAACTTAAGCGGGATCTTAAACGAGATAAAGGTATAGGTATCCGTAGGAACAGAAAGCGTTACAAAAAGAAAGATGTTGCTAAATAATACAGGGTATGTTATCATATCCATACGTTCATCCTCTTCGGAGGACGCAAGTAAGTCGCGGAACGGAGCGTTCATCCCGCTTAAACCACTATGTTAATGCATTTATTGCTGTTAATGTACCTCGATATTGAGTGTGCGGATGCGTATCGAATGGTTCGAAACGTAAACAAGCACGAACAATTATCCCCTAGGGATAAGATCGAGTTGGTTGAAGTCATTCAAGAGGCAACTCCTGAATGTCCTTGGGACGCAAACGACTAAAGGAACGGGCCTAAAAATCCAATTACTTTAGGAGTATTCCAATGGAACTAATCACTTACAGAGGCGTTAAGTATAACGCAAAAGAGTACAAAGCAAAGGTACTTGCCGAGGCATCATCTCGTAGAAACCACGAAATGATGTACAGAGGCATCAAAGTTGAACGAAAGTTCGCATCTAAGAGTTGATGTTTGACTCACCTTTAACGGTGGTCGCACTCATATCTCTGGGGTCCGCAGCATTTCTTACCATAATTTATGCAGAAGTAAAACTTTTACATCAAGGAGGATAAGACAATGCGACTCAGGATCTCCATAGATTATGGGTTGCCAGAGTATGACGAGGTGAAACACAATCCCGATAAGGTATTTGCCTTCCTTTGCTATCGTGGTGTGTACTATGCCAAATGGTGTAATCTCAACTTGTCATTCAATCAACGATCGACTTGGATCAAATAACTTTCCGAAACGAACACCCTGCAAAGGGTGTTTTTTTATGCTAAGATATATAATACAAGATGATAGAGGTACTGCCGAATGAAAATCTTTCTCGATTGTTCGGACCCCGAACTTATCCAACACGCGATGGAAACCAATCTAATCGACGGTGTTACTACCAACCCTTCTCTTATGTTGAAGGCAGGTAGAAATCCAAGAGATGTTATTCAAGAAATTAGTGATCTCTTCTCTTGGGATGCTTCAATTTCAGCAGAGGTTATGGGTGACAATGCTGAAGAAATGCTTGAAGCAGCAAATGAATACTATAGTATCGCACCCAACGTCACAATCAAACTACCCTGTACACGTGAAGGTTTGATTGCTTGTAGTGATCTATCAGCAGATGGCATCAGTACAAACGTAACGTTAATCTTCTCAGTCGCACAAGCAATCCTCGCTGCAAAGGCAGGAGCATCTATGATGTCTCCTTTTGTTGGCAGACTGAACGACAATTCTTTCTCAGGTATTTCATTAGTCCAAGCAATCTCTAGGGTATATCGTATGCACGATGTAGAGACAGAGATCCTTGCTGCATCTGTACGCGAAGTGCACCACGTCGCACGTTGCTTTGATGCAGGGGCAGACATTGTGACTATGCCATACGAAGTGTTCAATAAAATGTACAAACATATCCTCACAGACAATGGTCTTGAGAGGTTTGAAAATGACTGGGCAAAACTACAGGAAGAATTACACGTAGACGAATGAAACTTTGGAGACAAAAAGTAAACATCCCTGAGGTTGGTGAGGTCTTCGTGGAAGCGGAGACCAAATTTCCTTGGGAAGTCAAGGGACATATTGAGCGAATCCTCAAATTTGACCACGGAGTCACAAAGTTTGATATAATGGGTGCACCCCAAGAAGTTGCACCTGATGATCTACCTTAAGGCACTTGTCTTATTTGGAACTATTGCATTTTTTTGTTACTGGGGTCTAACCTCACAAACTCTATGAAAAAAAGAAACCTAAAGGTTCTCATTGCTGACATAGAAAAAGCATTAGCAGAACTGAAATCTGAAGTTTACGCAGACGCTTCAGCGTATCGTATAAGTAGTGGTGACACAGACAGGACTACTACCTACCGTGACATCAACGACGAAGACGGTCTCTGCGATTGATTATGAAAACCCCTGGATTTATAACGGATCCCCTTTTCTATCTGAGGACATTAACGATTATTTCGGTTTTGTCTATCGGATTACAAATCTCGAATCGGGGAGGGAGTATATCGGACGAAAATACTTCTGGCAAAAACGAAAACCTAGAGGTAAGTCTAGGAGAGTTACATCTGAAAGCGACTGGAAAAAATACTACGGATCGTGCCCTGAACTTACTGCTGATATTAAGCGACTCGGTAAGGATAGATTTAGACGAGAAATCTTATCACTCCATCTCACTACAGGAAAAACAAATTATGAGGAGACTCGACAACTCTTTGTCAATGGAGTCCTCACTGAATCAAGACACGATGGAACCCCACACTTCTACAACTCCAACATACTAGGCAGGTACTATCGGAAAGATTATTTTCCAGACCCCTTGACACAGGAAGAAACCTGATATATAGTATGCTCTGTTGGTTCGAAGGCAAGAACAATGTCCTCCTTTCAAATGGATGATTACGATTCTGACAATCAGTTTCTCAACTCTACACTGGAAGTTCTCATCGATAAGATGCACGACTACCTAGAGAAAAATGAACTACACAAAGCGGAGATTATTGCAGAGCGCATTGCTCAACTAGACTCCTAGCATAGATGGGTCAGTAGCACAGTGGATAGTGCAACTGCCTTCTAAGCAGTCGGTCGCAGGTTCGAATCCTGCCTGACCCGTTCCCCTTTGGGGATTATAGTCTAGTCAAAAGAGGTAGCATTATGCCTATCAGTAGGAGTGATCTCTCATATTTGAGGGATGTTGTTAACGGAGACATCGCATTGGATCAAGAAAACCCCTCCTTGTTCAAGCGACTGTTCAAGTATTACGAGTCTGTTGGTGTTCAGTTCTTTGGAGACCCAGACGAGGATTACGAACTCTTCGTAGACAATCTTGCTCTAGACATTGGATTCACTTATTAAAGTGGCACACTGACCCTCGACAAGAGGGTCTTTTTTTGTGTATAGTAATAACAGTTAAACAAAACCTATGGACCTAATCCACGAACGTTATCCTTACAAGTATGTGACCTGTGGTTTGCTTGAGATCAATGGCAAACCAGACTGCAGGATCCTCAAGTACAATGAGTACACTGATCGGTATCAGACGATGTACTACTGTGACAATATGGATCAGATGATGACCGCTATCGAGGACTTCGAGTACACCAAGTGGTTGGACCCTGCAGGTGTTCCTTGTTACGAACGTGACACAGTTTCGTCACACTAGTCAAGAAAAACTGACGTAGGGGTTGACAAAAATTTACAATCCCTATATAATTGTAACAGTTCTTAATACTTGACTAATGACCACAATCACTGAACAAGGCGGAAGACAAAACATCTTCGCGAAAGAACCACAGATGAGAGTAATGGATGTCGCAGTGACACACAACGAACGTGCAGAACTCCTTAATGGAAGACTGGCAATGCTCGGTCTTGCTACAGGATTCATTTCTTATGTTGCTACAGGCAACTTCTTTTTCTTCGGACTACTTGGTTAGACCGATGATTCCCTCAATGCTATCAATTCAATTTTACAGGAGACTAACAATGACCCCAGAGGCAGAACGTTTTAATGGTTGGGCAGCAATGCTCGGTTTCGTAGCAGCAGTTGGTGCTTACGTTACAACAGGACAAATCATCCCAGGAATTTTCTAAGATGAGAACTAACACACAATTCTCTGTGCCCCAACAACCACAGGCACAAGCAAGAGCAATCGCTATCGAACCTCAGAAGGTTTGGGCAGAGACTTGGAATGGCAGACTCGCAATGCTCGGTTTAGTTGCCGCTGCGTGTTCTGATTTGTTAACTGGACATATGTTCTTCGGATTATTCTGATAGAATAAATACGTTCAGCGTATTACAAATCTATGGCACCGAATCCAGATCAGTTGTGGGAAGATATGGAAAAACTCAATGCACTCTATCAAGAGTTATGTTGGGACCCCGATGACAATCTGGAGTTCGGTCTTGCCAATGTAGACTCTGAAAATGTAATCGTTATTAAGAAACGAAATGATTGAATGGATCTGTGCAACGTGTACCTTCAATGAGTCAAGGGCACTACAGTATCTACAGGAGCGTCAAGGGATCAGGGATCCTCTGGCGCTTTCTGTCGTTATGGCAAACATCAAACAAGAATCAAACTTCATTCCCAATATCTGTGAGGGTGGTGCTCGGGTTGAGTATCAGGACTGTCACGTAGGTGGGTATGGTCTAATCCAATGGACATCTGAGTCACGCTATGTCGGACTTGGAATCTTCGCTGCAAGGTATGGATTAAACCCTTCAACCTTCGATACACAGTTGAGATATATGTCCAATGAATACCAGTTCCAAAGAGCACTACTAGACTGGCAGATCCCTGGTCGTACCTACGAAGAGTACCACGATGCAGCATACAAGTGGTTGGGATGGGGAATAGAAGGACCTAGGAAGACTTATACATATAATTACCTGGATCGACTCTCAAAAGTCTCCGATGAAAAAGTTCAATCTACAAGTTCAGATCAAAAACGACTGGGTTACCTTGAGAAAATACTCGGGGTTATCGGAATTAAAGTGTAATTTCTATACAAAGGTTTGCGAGATGGCAAAACCTTATGTACCATACTATTGTAATGTGAGAATGATTCCCGATGACAACTAACGACTGGAGATACTCTGATGATATGATGGAGTATCGAGCAACACTATTGAAGAGATGTGTAAAACTCAACGGTGAACTGTCTAACAGACACTATAATTTTTGTGACTGGGTGATGAGCAGCGGACTTTACAAGAGACTTATTGAGATCGAAAAGACTGACGAAAGTTTATTCACGCACGAATTGTCCGCACTCTATCTCGAATACTACTATGACACAGAAATCACTAACAAGAAAAAAAGCAGCGAAATTGCTGATCACTAAGGCAATGAAACACCCTGAGAACTATTCTCAGGAAGATATTAACTATGCGTTTGCCACGCTTCGCCACATCAAGATCGAGAAGATCCAGAAGGCAGAAAAAGAAGTGGCACAAAGGGTTGACAATCCCTAGACCTTCAGAGTATTATATATACTGTTGAATGTTACGGAACGTAAACAATTCAATACTTCTCCCCGTAAACCGAGACCTCTAGGGAGGATAAATTACGTCTCTCATACCTCTGCCTAAGGGTGGTAGAGGAATATTATATTCACTGTTCCCTGCAGTATTACCTAACCCTTTTTTCAATGTCCAGTTCAACTCTTTCACGTCAGCGTGGCGGACTCCTCTCAGGATGGGATGAGTTTTGTCAGTGGGTGACATCCGTTGACAACCGCATCTATGTCGGTTGGTTCGGTGTTCTTATGATCCCTTGCTTGCTCGCCGCTGCTACTTGCTTCATTGTTGCATTCATCGCTGCTCCTCCTGTGGACATCGATGGAATCAGAGAACCTGTTGCAGGATCTCTTATGTATGGAAACAACATCATCTCTGGTGCTGTTGTCCCTAGTTCAAACGCTATCGGTCTTCACTTCTATCCTATCTGGGAAGCAGGAAGTCTAGATGAATGGTTGTATAACGGTGGTCCTTTCCAACTCGTTGTCTTCCACTTCCTTATTGGTATCACAGCATACTGTGGTCGTCAGTGGGAACTTTCTTACCGTCTTGGTATGCGTCCTTGGATCTGTGTAGCATACTCTGCTCCAGTTTCAGCAGCATTCGCTGTGTTCTTGGTCTATCCTTTCGGTCAAGGTTCTTTCTCTGATGCTATGCCTCTTGGTATCTCAGGTACTTTTAACTATATGTTCGTGTTCCAAGCAGAGCACAACATCTTGATGCACCCATTCCATATGCTTGGAGTTGCAGGTGTATTCGGTGGTTCTCTATTCAGTGCTATGCACGGTTCTCTTGTTACTTCATCTCTTATCAGAGAGACTACTGAGCAAGAGTCACAGAACTACGGTTACAAGTTCGGTCAAGAAGAAGAGACTTACAACATCGTTGCCGCTCACGGTTACTTTGGTCGTTTGATCTTCCAATATGCTTCATTCAACAACTCACGTTCATTGCACTTCTTCCTTGCTGCATTCCCTGTGGTTTGCATCTGGTTCACTGCAATGGGTGTAAGTACAATGGCATTCAACTTGAATGGTTTCAACTTTAACCAGTCAGTTGTAGATGCAGGTGGTAAAGTCATTCCTACTTGGGCAGACATCTTGAACAGAGCAGGTCTTGGTATGGAAGTTATGCACGAGCGTAACGCTCACAACTTCCCTCTCGATCTTGCTGCTGCTGAGTCTGTGCCTGTTGCACTGACTGCACCTTCAATCGGTTGATCTTCTCATTACATTATGATATTCTATAGGGACCTTACGGTCCCTTTTTTTATGCCTAAAAAACTGTGGGATGTCTGGAAGTATTCACTCGGAAGTTTCTCTGATGACAAAACTGAACAGTATGATAACTACATTGTGGTTGTACGGACCATTTTATTTCTCAGTTATCTTGTCACTAATTGTTTTATTATCAGCGGAGTCGTACGACATTGGAATCCCCCAGAACAAACCCCTAAATACCTAAACAAAGTGTCAGTAGATGAGCAACCTCTCGAACGATCATTGGTTCGAACGAAATTGTGATCCCTCAGATGTAGAACAACAGGAACAACCTGTACAATCTGGGGGTGGAGGAACTGGTGCGCCTGGTGGTGCCCCCTCCCCTAACACACTGACAGCAGTAGTGGAGCAACTCCTTGGTCAATGTTATGGCGATCAAGGTACGTTGCAACCTAACAACTTCCCTGACTTAACGGAAGAACCACTACCACCTCCAACGTATATCAGTTGGAAACCTATTTTAGATACCATCCTAGGACTAGGACTAGATGCACCTGATACAGGTGACATTTCTATCTCAGTCATTGATAATGAGGATGAGAACTCTGGTGACGTGTGTACCTCACCAAAGGGAACAAATAATATGACTCGTGACACAGTAGATTGTGATGACGGAAAGAACCCTGACCTTGAGGAGTGTCTTCAGAATCATCTTGACTGTCACTTCAGACCTTATGTTGGTGGTGCTTGGAAACCACCTCAGGCAGACTGTGATTCCTTTGTACCTAAGGCATCATATGGAATGACCAATCAGGTATGTATTAGAAATTGTGTAACAGAGAGAGTACCTATATTTGAATACCTAAAAGGTATGGGTAACACAGGTGGTGCTGTGTTCAATGGACCCAATACAATCACAGTTAGTGGTAATACTTCACAGACAATCAGTTTAGAATTTCAATGGGATGATAACCCTCGTACATATGGCACTGCTGTAGATCAGATCTCAGTTGGTGGTGCTACGTTCACTAGAAATGGAGAGAAAGGAAAGATAACAACAGCAGTCACACTCTCACCTGGGGATTACTCTATTAGTTACTCAGGACTATCTGGTTCTGGATACTCAGTTGATAATGATAAGAACTATGGTGACAATAAGTCTATTAAATTCTTAGACAATGATGGTAACGATGCTAACGCAAGGTTCTCTATCCTAGGTAACAATAATATTGGTAGAGATCATCGTTACGGTAAGTTTGATATACCTACCAGTGGTTATCAGATGGGTGGTATCAGGTGGTACGGTAACCTTGTACCCTCTGGTACAGGACGTAGCGTCCCTGTCTATAGAACATTCTCATCATCCAGACAGGACACTCAGTTGTTGTCTGACCCTGCAGGTGAGGGCAGTGATCTAGATGCAGGTGGTTACCAACCACGTGATGAGGTTCTCTTCTATGGTTATAGAGAGGCAGAAGATATGATCTCAGAACTGATGGAAGGTGAGGAACCTGCTGCTCTCCATCGTTACTATAGTTTTGAAGGTGAAGATCATAGGTACTCCATTGAACCACTTGGAAACGTAGCAAGAGCACCAAATCTCAAGAATAATATATTCAGGTTTGATACCCCTGCTGAGTCTAGACTCAAGATTACTTTGAATACACGACGTGGTAGTGCATCCTATGAAAATACTATTGGATGGTACGTCACAGATGAAAACAATGTACCTATCTTTGGTCGTGTTCTTCTAAGCAACGCTACTGATTCCTCTGGTACATTCCATAGATCTATCCCTAAGGATGAGATCAATTCTTATATGCCCTGCAACCTTGGGTTCTTTATGATTCCTGATGGTAATAATGGTGGTGCATCTGATGGTCAGGACATCACATTCTCAGCACATAACAATCAATATGGTGCAGGATACACAACCAATCAGAACAGTCACCCTAGACAGAATGGATATGTATGGTTCTCAGACAGGAGACTGAACCCTGGCAAGAAAGATATGACCAAGTGGCCAGATGCTGTTTGGCAATACTGGGAGGACTTGTGGGATGGTGATGAAGATTATAATGACACTCGCCTATCATATAGAGTAGGTTATGGTGACAGTGAGTATTACTATGAAGGTATTGAATGTTATGTCTTCGCTGAACCTGCAGCACCAGTCTTCGCATCTATAAACACTCAGGATGATTGCGAGAAGAAAGCATTTAAGGAAGGGTCATTTGCTGACGTGATGCTGACTCGTACTGAGTGTGGAAACTATTCAGAACATCCTAAGACAGGTGCTGACCAGTGGGAGTGTGGTAAATGTAAGGGTACCTATGCGAACAGTAGGAACAGAGTACAGAGAGTTACTGTTGCAAAATCTACAACACTCAGCATCAGATCACACGGTGGTATGACTGCAGGTTATGGTGACTGTACTAAGTTCACTTGGCAACTAAAGTTAAATGGTTTTGTGATCTATGAAGAGACATCATTAGCATCCGAGTGGAAAACTATTGGTGCTGTCTTACATACATTCCCTGTAGAGGCAGGAGATAAACTAGTATTCAAAATTAAATCCATTGACACAGGACATTACAATGGAAAGACATCCCCTGCCTTTGCATTGAGGGACGAGAACGAAGGCACATATGTAAACACTTGGACTGTCAACTTGATCACACAGTCACATAGTTATGGAACTGATAGTAAGGATCAGGCAGAGGGACAACCACAATCAGGTCCTGACATTACTGAACCCTGTGGTCTTCCTATCAGTGGTGAGTTATTCATCTACGAGAATGATCCTAGTCAGGTCTTAGCAGGTAGACAAATGGCAGTGACTAAAGAAGACTACACAACTGTACTTACTAACAAGGTAGTCAATCAGTCAGCGAATGTCTTTGCTAATAATGCTGACAGAGGTGCAGATAGAATGAGATATATCAATGGTAAAGACATAGCATCTTATGACAATGGGTACATAGGATACGTTGATGTCGTTGCAAAGAATGACTTCGCAGTTAGACTCAAGTTCGAGATCGATCGTCCTACATCAGGTACTTACTTTGACTGGCACGATTATAAGGTTAGATGGTATCTCGATAGTGTTGAGGACTGGGGTAGTGGTGGTTTCAAAGTTGGTGATGAGTTTGATTTGATCATCGATAACAATGAAGAGAACTATAATAAGAGGACTCGCACTTGGTATGGTCCTAAGTATGTGAAGTTAGGATTCAAAGTGACTGGGATCAATAGTGATCAGTGTCCTGACCCTGCTGAACTTCAAGGTAGGATTCAAGACATCGCTCTTGATAGTTACAGTGACCTCACAGTTCCTAGACAACCTGCAGCGATGGTGATAAACAACCAGAGCACCACTGGTAACGAGTATGCAGTCAATATGAATGAGATCTTCCAGAGTTTCTTCCTATATGAAAATGGTAATGCCACATCATTCCATCAGTATTGGATGGAACAAACTACTGCAGGTAATAATGTAGTCTTTAGGACAGATTATAGAGACAAAGGTGGACTGCATTTCAGACTGAAGATCAGAGTTACATTCCAAGATCATTATGATTCTGGTGATGCATATAAGTTTGACAAGTATGGATGGTTTGGTATGGTAAGTATCTCTGACGTATTTGATTATGGTAAGAGATATGATACTGAAGATGTAATTAATATTCAGTGGCCACCTGCAGACCTACAGTATTCTGATGGTTCAGAAGCACAGTCACCGTACTACCCTAGTCAAACTAACCTACCGAAGAAAGTTCTTGTAAGGGATGCCACGACTGGTAGGTATAAACGTAACGCTAGGATGGCACTGTACCAAAAGATGCACGACAAAACTAGTAACATATGGTATAGTAATAGGACGCCTTATCAACCCACACAGATAAGGAATTTCAACATCATCATTAAAGATACTGATTAATGGATTACTGGGATCGTCGCTTTCTTAAATCTAAAATGGAATTGGATGCTGTGAAAGGAGCACTCAAATCTGGAGACCAAAGAAAGGCGGCAAAGAAACTAAAGAAAATCCGTAAGTTCTTCAAATCTCCCCTTGGAGAGGTTGCTAGACTAGACGGTTCTCTATATAATGTTAAGGATTCAACACAGGAGGAACTCAATGAAGGACAAACAGATAAGGGGGATGACCCTGCTGATCGAGAGTCTCCACAAACCTGATCCTGCGTTGAGGAATTGTGCACATAATCAGGAGTGTTATCACGAACTCCTAGGGTACCGTGATGAGGTACTAGATTATTGCCACCGCCGTTTGAAGGAGATCCAAAACCAATGATCAATCTCGATGAATACTATCACTCCTACCTCACTGACAAGGAAAAGAAGTTCTGCATTGATGGTGTTTACGAGTCTGTAGTCTCTTATGGGTATCACTGTGACGGATCTGACATTACTGGGCACTATGTGTTGACAGATAACTATCGTTTGGTGTATGATCGCTCTGGCGTTTTCAAATACAAGGAAAAGTGGTCGAGTGGTTGATGGCATCGGTCTTGAAAACCGACGATGTGAGAGCATCCGTGGGTTCGAATCCCACCTTTTCCGTTACACAATGAAACATTTTGTGTATAAATAACCATTCGTGCTCGAAGCGCATCGTAAACACGAATTGTCCATTCTAATTTTAAGGAGTAAATTTTCAATGATTAAAACTGCATTCGCTGCTCTTGCCGCAGCAACCGCTATTGCTGCCCCATCTGCATCCATTGCAGGACCCTACGTTAACGTAGAAACCAATGCGTCTTGGACTGGAGACGATTACACTGGTGCAACCACAGATCTTCACGTGGGTTACGAGGGTACTACTGGCACTGCTTCATACTACGTGCAGGCAGGTCCTAGTTTGATCTCAACTGACGGTGCTGACGGTGACACTGAGTTCTCAGGTAAAGGCGGGATTGGTTTCGCTGTTTCTGAATCAGTCGGAGTGTACGGTGAGGTTTCTTTCTTGACAGATGAAGTTAAGGATACTGCCTTTGGTGGCAAACTTGGAGTTAAGTACGCATTCTAATTGTTTCGTACTATAATAGATACTAGGGAGCACTCGCTCCCTTTTTTATTCTCTGAAGACTGATGCCGAACAACACTATTATCTACACTCGTGAAGGTTGTCCCTTCTGTGTTAAAATTAAAAAACTCTACGAGATGAAAGGATGGAAGTTTCAAGAACAGAAACTTGATGTAAACTTTACACGTCCACAATTCTGGGAAGAGTTTGGTCGCTCTGCTACATTCCCACAACTAATCGTAGATGGGAAAAGGACTGGTGGATGCAATGAAACCATCACACAGTTTAGATCCCAAGGTCTTCTATAAATAAATCAGAGTTATAGGAGGTCTCTATCTTGCACCCTTTGTTCACCTTACTTGGAGAGACCGATGGTCACAGCATTATATGTCTTCGGAATTATCGGAGCATTCCTCATTGGAGGACTAGTATCTTGGACAGCGAAGGAATACGTTGATGCTTACATTGATAATGCAGCATACGCGAAGTCTATCGTTCATCCTGAGATGCTAGATGAAGATGGTAATGTAGATCAATCCGAACTACTTTACTTGCGATTCACGGATAATGATGATACACTAGACGCTGAAGATGACGACTGAGTTATGATCCTGGTCGATATGAATCAGGTAATGATCGCTAACCTGATGGTTAGTTTGACACAATCTGAAGAACTACAGGAAGGACTGGTTCGCCATATGATCCTTAACTCACTGCGAAATTATCGCCACGAGTTTCGGAAAGAGTACGGTGAATTAGTCCTTTGTTATGACAGTAAAAACTACTGGCGACGTGAATACTTTCCTTACTATAAAGGTACGAGGAAGAAGGATCGAGAGAAGTCTAAGCACAACTGGAACAACATCTTTGAACTACTGAATAAACTTAAGGACGAGTTCAGAGAGTCACTTCCATATAAAGTTGTCGAGGTTGATGGTGCTGAGGCAGATGACATCATTGCAGTTATTGTTAAGGACCAAGGTCTGAAGAACATACGACTGCAAAACAATATGCAACCTGCTCAGAAGGTCTTGATTCTCTCTGGAGATAAAGACTTCATCCAACTTCAACGCTTTAGATTTGTCACCCAGTACAATCCTTGTCTCAAGAAATATGTGAACGGTGTAGACCCTCACATCTACATCTCTGAGCACATCCTCAAAGGCGATAGAAGCGACGGAATCCCTAACGTCCTATCAGATGACTCCTGCCTCACAGAAGGACGCAGACAGCGCCCTTTGGCACGTAAGAAGATAGATGTCTGGGCACAGAACATTGACTACATCCCTGAGGAAAACAAAGCAAACTACGAGAGAAACAAAACTCTGATCGACTTTTCTTGTATCCCAAAAGAGGTGGAGGAAAAGATTATAGATACCTATGAGAGTTTTAATCCTCCTGCACGTAAATACGTGTGGAAGTATCTTGTAGACAACGAACTAAATGATTTGCTCCAACAGATCGGAGACTTTTAACTATGGCATTCAAACTTATGATCTCAGAAATTCTGCAGAAAGCACACAACGCTAAGACAAAAGCAGAGAAGGTGAAAATCCTTCAAGAAAATAATTCACAGGCACTCAGGTCTCTGTTCATCTGGAACTTTGATGAGAGTGTACAGTCTGTTGTACCCGAGGGTGATGTACCTTACACACCTAACGATGCACCTCAAGGCACAGAGCATACTCTTCTAGAGAAGGAAGGACGTAAGTTCTATTACTTTATCAAGGGTGGTGCTGAGAATATCCCTCGTATGCAACGAGAGAATATGTTCATCCAAATGTGTGAAGGTTTGCACGCAGATGAAGCAAAGATCCTCTGTCTTGTAAAGGATAAGAAACTGCACAAGAAGTTTCGCATCACAAAAAATGTAGTGAGTGAAGCATTCCCATCAATTAACTGGGGAAATCGGGGTTCTGCCTGATGAAGTTAATCAAAGAGAATGCACGTCCTGAGGACGCGAACAATCGCGACCTTCCTAACAATGCGTATCTTGTTAATTATCTTGACGAGAACGATCAACCAAAGTATGATATAGTGATGGGAGTACAGGTCAAAATCTTTGATCATTACTACGACAAGTACAAGAAAAAGTTCAAAGGATTTGAACAAACACAAGGAAGAATTTCACCTAAATTATGGAATCCAAACCCAGAGAAACCTGGAAAGAAAAAATGATCTATATGAGGGGACAAAAAGAAGAAACCCCTGAGGTCAAGAAACCAGAATACGAAGTCACCCCCGAGCAAGTTGGAAAGTTCATCGGAGTTTTCCTTCTCGGACCGCTACTTTTGATGGTATGTTGGAATGGTTTAATGCCTTACCTCTTTGGTCTAAAGACATTGAACTATCTCCACGCATTTTGTATGATTGTTATCACTAGGTTTATTACTAATGCCGACTGACCCTACTAAGGTATGCCTAGTCTCTGTCACACCTGACGCTGAGAAGACTATCGGTTATATCGCTCGCGTAAGCAACCCAAAGAATCAGGAGAACCCTAACGTAGCAGGACTCCTTAAGTATTGTATCAAGCACGGTCACTGGTCTGTGTTTGAGCAAGCAACTATGACTCTGGAAATCAGTACGACTAGAGCAATCGCTGCTCAAATCTTGAGACACAGGTCATTCACATTCCAAGAGTTTTCCCAACGGTATGCTGATGCGTCACAGTTGGACAACAGAATTCCTATGTTTGAACTACGCAGACAGGATACTAAGAACAGACAGAATAGTATCGATGACGTTGACGAATACACTAAGCAACGTTATGAAATCCTAGTTCAAAAACATTTTGATGAAGCGATGGATCTCTACAAGAAAATGGTAGATGATGGGATCGCAAAGGAGTGTGCAAGATTTGTGCTTCCACTCGCTACACCAACCAAAATCTATATGACAGGTAATCTTCGTAACTGGATTCATTATATTCAGTTGCGTGAGAAGAACGGTACGCAACTAGAACACAAACGTATCGCTGACATCGTGAAGACACACTTCATCTGTCAGTTCCCTATCATTTCTAGTGCCCTTGACTGGTGTCCAGAGGAAGACTGTGGATGCCCTGATGGGTGGGAAGATCTACAACCTTGCTTGAGGATTGACTGATGACGATGGAAGTTATTCCATTGTTTTCATCTCCTCTTTACATTGATAATGATGGTAAGATGCCTGACGTTACTGAACTAGCGTCAGGTTTTTCATACGAGAAAGTACCTAGTGGTGGAGCACTAACGCAATACCCTAACGTTCTTGCTAGAATGCCTAAAGAGTTTGTCGAATGGACAAACCACCACATCAAACAGTATGTGTATGCTATCCAAGGTATCAGTCAGAAGCACGACATCCAAGTTACTAATTCTTGGATCAGTAAACTGAATGATGGTGAAGCAGCGGACTCCCACGATCATACTAATAGTATGTTTAGTGGTGTCATATTCCTTACAGCACCTGAGGGATCATCTGAATTGATCTTCAATAAGAATCAGTACAAGATGATCGAACCAGACATTGACAGTTGGAATATGTACAATAGTTCCCTATATAAAGTTACCCCTCAACAAGGTATGATTTGTATTTTTCCCTCACATCTAGTACACTATGTGCCACAGGGTACAAATCTAACCCCACGAATGAGTCTCTCTTTTAATATTTTTATCAGAGGACTGTTCGGTATTCACACTAAATCTTTGGACCTCAGATAAATGCCAACCTACGAATGGATTAACAAAGAGACTGGAGAGATCACGACCAACTTTATGAAGATCGCTGATCTCGATAAATACAAAGAAGAACATCCCGAGTTGGAAAGATACTTGGGCAACCAAACCAACGGAACTATTTACGGTAAACCTAAACAGTCCGAAGGATTCAAAAACGTGATGCAAAAGATCCAAAAGGATCATCCTGCAGCGAACCTTAGTCGCTTTACTTAAACTATGCCACAAAGGAAGAGAAAGACACCCTCATCATCATTTTCACGTTCAGCGAAACAGATGCGAAGAAAGAAACCTATCAATCTTGAACATCTAAAAACCATTGAACCTATCACTCCTAATCAGGAGAGAGTGTTCAAATCATATGGTGAAGGTAAGAATTTGTGTCTACACGGTGCAGCAGGTACTGGTAAAACATTTATCAGTCTGTATATGGCACTGAAACAAGTGCTTGAACCTGATAATAATTATGAGAAGGTTTATATGGTGCGTTCTCTTGTACCTACAAGGGAGATTGGTTTTCTTCCAGGTGATCACGAGGACAAGTCAAACCTATACCAGATTCCTTACAAGAATATGGTGAAGTATATGTTCGAAATGCCAGACGATGCTGCATTCGAAATGCTTTACGATAATCTTAGAGCACAGGAAACTATTTCATTCTGGTCAACCTCATTCATCCGTGGTGTCACGATGGATAATTGTATTGTCATCGTTGATGAGTTTAGTAACTTGAACTTTCACGAGTTAGATAGTATAATTACAAGGGTGGGAGAGAACTGTAAGATCATCTTCGCAGGTGACTACACACAGTCTGACCTCATCAAAACAAATGAAAAGAATGGTGTCCTAGATTTTATGAAGATCATTCAAACTATGAGTTCGTTTGATTGCGTAGAGTTTGGTATTGAAGACATCGTTCGTTCTGGTTTAGTACGAGAGTACCTGATCAGCAAAATTAATCTTGGTTTCTAATTATGTTTAACTTAGTGGGACCTCCTGTTCCACTGACTGAAATGAATGCTGTTACTAAAACTAATGGTCTTCGTTTATATGAAGTTGGTGATGGTAAATGGTATCCTTCCGTGACGACTGTCACCAGTCATCGTACCAAGGACAAGATTATGAAATGGAGGAAGCGTGTTGGAGAGACAGAGGCAAACAAGATCTCAGGTCGTGCTTCATCACGTGGCAATAAGTTTCATAGTATGGTAGAATGTTATCTGAAGAATGAAACTGTCAAGTTTGACGACAAGAATCCTTTAGCATCCTTTTTATTCAGAACAGCAAAGGAAACTCTTAACAATATTGACAACATTCATCTTCTTGAAAGTCCTTTGTTCAGTGATCACCTCCGTGTTGCAGGTCGAGTAGACTGCATCGCTGAGTATGAAGGTGAACTAGCAGTCATTGATTTCAAAACTTCTACGAAACCAAAGAAAGAAAACTGGATTGAGAACTACTTTGTTCAAGAAACTGCATACGCTGTGATGTATTACGAGCGGTGTGGTGTCAAGGTTGATAAGATTGTAACTCTTATCGCCACTGAAGAAGGATCTATGCAGGTCATTCAGAAGACAGATCTTGATTATTACTACCAATTACTTGTTGAATACATCAACGAATTTATGCAGTCAAAACTACAATGAAGGAATACAAAGACAAATTTATGACACAAGCGAAATTTTCTGCTGCTGTGGAAGAGGTTGTCAAAAACAGCAACGGACTTGTCAACTATATTGATGCAGTCATTGTTGTCTGTGATGATCTTGACATTGAGGTGGATACTGTTAACAAACTCATCAGCAAACCGCTGAAGGATAAGATTAAGTTTAATGCCCAAGAATTAAACTACGTTAAACGCACAAGCAGAGGAGTCCTACCAATATGACCAACCCATTCTACGAATCAGAAGTAGTACGTGGCGAAGTACAAGAGATGGAGCAACTCTATCTCGAACTAGCAAAACTATCAGTCAAGTTTGCTGAACTCGATGAGGAAGGCAGACGACAGCATCTAGAGGGAACTCTGGAACTGATCGCTAAACAGAAGGTATTCTATGCTAGACTTGCTTTGATGGCACATCAAGACGAGGAGGCAAGGTCCATCAAGTTCAAAATCGATACCCTTTCAGAAATGTATTCTGGTGGGAAGCATATCAACGAGGTTCTTGATGATATGGAGACAAAACTCAAGGATATGCGTAAGAAGCACCTTGACAACGACTAAATAGTACGTTACCCTGTATGGGTAGTACAAACACACAACACACAAAGACACTAATCAAATGGCATTCGCAGATCTTAAGAAAAAGTCTGGTTCATTCGCTAACCTGACTAAAGAAATTGAGAAGATGTCCAGTGGAGGAAAGAAGGTTGATGAACGCTTCTGGAAACCACAGGTGGACAAATCAGGTAATGGATTCGCAGTAATCCGTTTCCTCCCAGAGTCTGAAGGAGCAGACCTTCCTTGGGCACAGGTTTGGAGTCACGCATTCCAAGGTCCTGGTGGTTGGTACATTGAGAACTCTCTCACAACCCTTGGTCAAAAGGATCCTGTCTCTGCACTCAACTCTTCACTTTGGAACTCTGGTAACGAGTCAGATAAAGACATCGCACGTAAGCAAAAGCGTAAGTTGTCGTACTACAGTAACATCTACGTTATTAAGGATCCATTGAATCCTGAGAACGAAGGTAAGGTATTCCTGTATAAGTATGGCAAGCGTATCTTTGACAAGATTATGGCAAAGATGCAACCCAATGAGAATGACTACGATCCAGAACCCGCATTCAATCCTTTCGATCTTTGGAAGGGTGCTGACTTCAAGTTGAAGATCAAGCAGGTTGCAGGTTACTGGAACTATGATGATAGTTCTTTCACTACTCCTAATGTCTTGGGTAGTTTTGATGATGATAAACTTGAGGAGATCTACACATCTGCTCACGATCTTGCAGCATTCACTGCTCCAGATCAGTTCAAGTCCTATGAAGAACTTGATGCTCGTCTGAAGTCTGTGCTTGGTCCTAAGACTGCTGCTCTGCAGATCGATGAGTCACTTGAGGATGAGTCTGAAGGACGTGGTTCATTCAACGCTGCTGACATCACTCCTACTGCTCCTGCGTGGACAGAACAGGTGACCACTTCAACAAGTGGCACAGATGAGGATGACACTCTCTCATACTTTGCTAAACTAGCAGAAGAAGAGTAAAGAACCAATGAAAAAGTTTGCCATCGCACTCCTTGCACTTACCATCGCATCACCTGCGGTGGCAGCACATCGCCCTCGCATTAAAACTGCGGATGGATTTGAAGTACACCCATCACATTGTGTGTACGATAAACTATTCGAGACTTGGAACTGTTGGTATTCACCAGTGAGACCAAAGCGAGAGCATCATCATCACCATCATCATCATTATCGTAGGGACTATTATCGTACTCCTGTCTTCAGACCTAATGAGTACAACGAACACGGTGTTCCCTGTTATTTCTACAAAAAAGACGGTTGGTGTTTCTAACCGTGTAGAGCATAATCTAAAGCAAGTTTGGCGGTCGTCTTAAGTTTAGGACGCCGCCATTCTGCGTATGGAATAGTCACAAGAAATCCTAGGAGGTCTCCGTCTTCTACATCAGGAACTCCTACTGGTTGCACAAAAAATATACCTGCGTGTGCTACTGTCTTCCAACCTATATCAACAAAACCTAACTCTCGAAGAGCACATTCTAATTTAAGAGACTGTGAACCTTCGATGCAAAGCATTAATATCCTCCTCCGTAGTAACCTCCACCAGAACTACTGGAACCACCACTGGAACTGGAACCACTGCTAGAGGAACTGGAACTGCTGCTACTGCTACTGCTAGAGGAACTAGAACTACTTGAGGTGTCACCACTACCAGTCTGAGTGCCAGTGTATGATCCAGAAGACGTACTCGATGTGGATGTTGTGGTTGTAGATGCTTGTGTGTTATCTGTATCTGCATCTACTGCTGATGTCACAGCACCTGCTCCTCCACCACCAGATGAGATGAGTGCTGTAGATGATCCACCACCACGTGCAGAACCAGTTGATGCTGTGCTCTGACTTGGTTTTCTATAGTTAGTGATACCAATGAACTCCTCTGCCAATGTGGTAGGGGTTTTCTTATTACCTTTGGAATCTACTTCATCGTTAGGTAGATACTTGGCAAGTCTTCTGAACTCATTCACAAAGTCATCGATGTATGCACCACGCAAGAGATGTATGTTACGTTTGTATTCATTCTCTGCATCAAGTTTCTCAAAGTTACTGACAGGTCTACGAGAATCCTGCTTGGGATACATAGTCCCATCAGATTTAACGTATTGATAGTCCTCGTTAACAGTTATACCTTCGGGTAGAATCACATTATCATTATGATCTAGGATCTCTCTGGTTTCGTAGTGACTGACTGAATCTACATCACCAAATCTGTCTTGACATATAGCATATAATTCGTCTCTTGTTACTGGCCATTCTTCATTTACATTGATGATGTTGTTGCAAAGCAACACAACCCAGTCCAATCCAGAATCACCATACACTTTCTTGGCAACCATATCTGGACGCTCACCTTCCTTGATAGAATACTGAGTAAAACCTAGGAGTTTACCTACGATCTTCTCCTTGATCTTAATGCGACGGAAGATATTTTTTGTAAGTTCGTAAGGATGGTTACCGTTTTGGAACGTCCTGTTTCTTACATATACGTTGGGGAAATACTTAAAATATGCCATTATGCTCCGAACATATCGTTTGTAATGAACTGAGTTTCTTTGAAGGTCATCGTCAAAGTGTATGCAACAGGACCATAGTCCCAAGTGTTGTTAGCAATGTCTCTCAGTGTATTCATAAAGTTATCAGGTGAAGAACTCAATGAAAGATTCTCAAGCACAACTTTCGTTGGGAAGTTATGAATCTGTTTAAGGAACCCACCTTTACCAGTGATCGTAAGATCATCACCTGTCTCAGTCTCTTGTGCTTTCACACGAACAACAGACAGACGATAATGGTGAGGAATGTTTAGGAACCTAGCGTTGTTAGCAGTCTGACCATCTTTAACTGCCACAAAGTCTGCTGCTTTCTCTGCAGTTGTACCATCACCTTCAGTCTTCTCATTCTTACCGTCTATACCAAACATCTTATTGACTGCATCCTCGTTACCACCTGACACAGAGGGGTGCATAGTGATTCTTAGTAGTTTGAATATTCTTAGTGCTTCTTCTGCCTCAGATGCATTACGTGGTGCAATCTTAAAGTTAAATGTATGGTTTCTATATGCCACACCTTTGAATGTTACTTCTTGATATGGGTTGAAAATTTTCTTAGTTGTAAGAGCAGACAGAGCGTTGCCATCAATGTCACCACCTGCACCTAGACCAGAGTTAACTGTACCGAGAGCAGATGATACTGAGTTCATCAAGAACTCTGGTTTCAATGCACCTGCTGTACTTTGTAATTGATCTACAAGATTATCTTTGTTAGTTAGATCTCCCACTGCACCGATCGCACCAAGACCAACTGCACCCAGTGTTGTCTCGTTATACATTGCTTGATAACTTTCCTGCAATCCATTGGGTAAATATAAGAACACGTTACCCACTAATCCTGCAGTAGATCTCTGAGCATTCAGTGATTTTATATCTTGTCCACCAGTTCCTGCATAAGTATAAGGGTTAGCAATCTCAGAATCAAAAACTTGAATCTTCAAATAATCAACAAGTTCAGTCCGATATGTATCCTCAGCATCAATCTCTCTTCTACTGGAGAGGATGTCTGTTGGAAGCGTTCTTGGGTAGACTAATGGAGCAGTCATATGACACAGCGTAGTTATTCAGGACGGTTCAGACCTAGTTACCCAGGAAAATACAAAGGGGATCCCACAAACATTATTTATAGGAGTTTATGGGAAAGAAAATTAATGGTGTGGTGTGATAAGAATGAGAACGTTCTAGAGTGGGGTAGTGAGGAGATTATTATCCCGTACGTGTCACCCATCGACAATAGAATCCACAGATATTTCCCAGACTTCTACATCAAAGGAAGAACTTCCTCTGGTACTACTAAATATATAGTGGAGGTAAAACCCAAAGCACAAACTCTTCCACCTAAGAAAGGTAGGAAGACGAAGAAATTATTGAATGAGATCGCCACTTACGGAGTCAATCAAGCGAAGTGGAAAGCAGCACGTGAGTATTGTGCAGATCGTAAGATGAAGTTTATGATCCTCACCGAAAAAGAACTCAAGGTATGACTGTCTATCAAGATCTAAGAGACCTAGCAAACTATAAATCTATGGCACCATCGTGGTGGAGGAGTCAGTTGTTCTTCTACCTTGCAGGTCGTGGTCTGGATAGTCCTGCTGTCGGTGGGGTGTGTACATTCAAGTACACAGCAGAGTATGCAGAGAAGTATCAGTTCTGGGACAAGTGTCCTATGGTGTATGTGATAGGTGAGTCATCGGAACACTTCTGGGGTGCCAACGTCCACTATCTACCACCTCAAGCACGGGTGTCAGGGTTCTCCCCGTCACCACCTCCCGTTACTCTGCATAAATACTTGAGAAGTAATGTTATTTCTCCCTATTACAGCATAGAAAACTCTGAGTGGGCAGATATTGGTTTGATTCCCTCTGAAGAATTTGTTACCACTATCAACGGAAGAAACATACCTGTACCAACGTCGGCAGTATTGAAGAAACTTTAATGGCATACGCAGCACCCAATTCATTTACACAGTTCCGAGACCTTGTTGCCAAAGGTGCTTGGGAACCCGTTCGTGGCAACCTGTACTCTGTAGACATTGGTTTCCCGAGAGTTCTTGGTGCAGGTGCTTTGCAACCTAATGAATTCAAACCTAGTGCAGAATATTATGATGCTATAAACTATTTTGCTGACTCAGTTACGATTCCATCTAGAAATATTACTACAGGTGACACACAAAACTTTGGTCTTCAAAGATCATATGCTACAGGACAGACACCTAATGAACTAGCGATGTCATTCCTGGTGACTAAGAACCAGTGGCATAGAAATTACTTTGAGACTTGGATGAATGCTATCGCACCTGATGGTGAGAACAGAGTCTGTTTCTATGATGATTACATCTGTGACATCATCGTTAGAAAGTGGGAGAGAGGATCTAATTTTAAGGTAGAGACAACCAAGAAAGATATAAAGTATGAGACACGTCTGAATAAAGCGACGGGTATCTGGAGATTTACGGGTGCATATCCATTCAACCTAGGTACAATGAACTTTGGAAATAGTAATTCAGATGTTATGAGATTGGATGTACAGTTTAAGTTTGAGCGTTATAGATTTACTACGAAAGAGAATAGAGTCAATGGATGGACTCAAGAAAAGATCATAAACAATATAGATAATGTGCTCGACAGTAGTGATTTCAGGACCTACGTCGGGGTCTAAATAGTTTTACTGAATTGTAATTTTACACAATGCCTTTACCTAAACTGAGCATTCCAGATTATGAATGCGTGCTTCCTCGTGGTCAGAAAGTTACCTACAGACCTTTCCTAGTAAGAGAAGAGAAACTTCTTTACCTTGCTATGGAGACACAGGATAATAAGGAGATGATCAAAGCGGTTAAAGATATTATCAAAGCGTGCACTAACATTAAGAACGTTAATGATCTTGCCACTTTTGATATTGAATATCTTTTCCTTAAAATCCGTGGTAAATCTGTGGGTGAGGTAAGTGAATTCAAAATCACTTGTCCTGATGATGAGGAAACTAAGGTTGATGTTCAAGTCAATCTCGATGAAGTTAAGGTACAAATTCCTAAGGAACATACCAACAAACTTCAAGTCAGCGATGAAATTACCATTACTATGAAGTATCCTTCACTGGATGTGTTCGTGAAAAATAATCTAGTTGACAATCCAGGTGTAGATGATCTGTTCAAACTCGCTGCCACTTGTACTGATAGTATTGCTGAAGGCGAGGATGTATATGAAGGAAAAGATCATACAACCAAGGAACTTGTAGAATTCTACGAGAGTATGGATTCAGTACAGTTCTCTAAGGTTCAGAAGTTCTTTGAAACTATGCCTAAACTTACTCATACTATTGACGTTTTCAATCCTAAAACTGAAGTTACATCACCCATCGTGCTTGAAGGACTAGCAAGTTTTTTCGCGTAGCCCTAGCGCACGACTCCTTGATGAATATGTTTGAGACTAACTTTGCTTTGATGCAACACCATAAGTATAGTCTCACTGAGTTAGAAAATATGATGCCCTGGGAACGTGATGTTTATGTGAATCTTCTGATGCGTTATCTACGTGAAGAAGAGGCAAGGCAACGACAACAGTCGGGTCAACATCAATCACTTTAATGGCAAAAGCAGCACCCAAGTTACAAATAAGAAACTTTCTTCCTGTCACTACCTCAGGTATGGACAAGAAAGATCCTGCTATGTCAATGACCTTGGCAGTCAATAGACTCGGAGCAACGGTAACTGATGTAGGTAAAATCCTAACCAGTTCACATCAAGCGAGACTAGATGCAGCGTATCAGGTGCAAGGAAGAAGATCTTTAGCACAAGACAGGGCGAGAGAGAAACAGATTGAGAAGAAGACAGCAGAAAATATTGACAAGGAGTCAGAAGCAAGAGGATATAAGAAGGGTGGCAGTGGTATCTTTGGACTGCTATCACCACTGATCGAACCTCTAATTCAATTTGCAGGTACTCTTGCAACGTTCTTTGCATTGGATTTCTTATCCAAGAAAGAGAACCGACAGGCGATCGAGACTGGTTTCTCGTGGATCGGTAAGTGGTTGGGAACCGTATGGAAAATTGGATCGAAGGGTTTCTCTATGCTCTACGATGGTCTGTTCGATCCAGATGGCAACGATGGACCTCTAATGAGAGCACTGAAAGTTGTAGGTGGTCTCGCAAGTATTTTTGTAGCAGGTAGAATATTAAGACCGTGGAAGATAGCGGGAGACATAGGCAAACTATCTAAACTATTCTCAGGAAACAGAAAGGCAGGAGTAAAACAGCAGCGTGCAATCCAACAGCGCCAGATGAGAAATCAAGGCGTAAGACCAGGGGTAAAAGGCAAACCGATGAAACCTGGTGGTGGCGGCAAGTTGCTAGGTAAGATGGGTAAGTTCTTCAAATCTCCTGTCGGTGCAGGTGCACTGTCAGGTGTGTTTGCATTTGGATCTAGACTTGCTGCAGGTGACAAGTTAAATGTTGCAGCAGGTGGAGGTATCGGTGCTGCTATTGGTACTACTGCAGTAACTGCACTGTTGGTGCCTGTCTTGGGACCATTTGCACCTCTTGTTGGTGGTGTCTTAGGTGGATTCTTTGGAGATAAGATTGGAGCGTTCCTTGGAGAGGCAATAGAACCTATTCTGAAACCTATCGGAGATTTCTTTAAGAATGTTGCTATGCCAGTGTGGAAAGCATATCTAACGCCACTGATCGAACCACTGAAAGATTTGTTCCCACCACTACAAGCATTCTTTGGTCTCCTTATTGATACGATTGCACCTATCGCAAGCAAGGTGTTCCAAGGTCTTATGGACTGGTTGGTTGGTCCTATGGCGAAGGCAGCGTTGGATGGTATCATCTGGATTATTGAGAAGGCATCGTGGTTCATTAACAACGGTGTCAAAGTTGCACAAGGAACAGTGAATACTTTCACGAGAGTCTTTGGTTCTGACAGTCAGAAAAAATTGGCACAGGTAGAGAATGAAGACTATGATGTTCAAAATCTAACTAAGCAATTAGCAAAGATTAAAAAACGTCAACAAAAAGGGAAGGGTGGAAGTAGATCAATCTGGTTTGGTGTTGATGGTGTCATCAGGACATCCAATGGTGCACCAGGTATGCATATGGGTAATGGTCACGGTAACCCACTTGGTTCAACTAACGATGAAAAAGCGAAGCACTGGGAAGAGGTTTTAATACCCCACGCTAAGAAGAAAGCAAGAGAAGCACACGAGGCAGCAAGTCAGATTGAGATGGCACAACCTCAAACTGATATGGTTTCCGATCCATCTAAACTCAAAACAGAGACACCAGACAACAGAGCAGTGACTGCACAAGGAGGACGTTTAGATTTCCAAGGACACGGTGATGGTGCTACTGGTAAGTTGACTCTGTATGATGCCAAGAATAAGAAGATTGGAACTTGGGAAGCAATCAGTGGTACATATGGTACAGCAGGTGCAACACAGAAACAAAGAAGAAACATATCTGGAACCAACAATCCACTACCTGACGGCACCTATCCACTGGTAGGATTCCAACAGCACGAAAACATTAATAGGATTGGTGTTTGGTCTACCTTCGTCAACAATATGCAAGGTAAGATTGGTAAGAGAGGGGAGATAATGATTCACAATGATATTGGTGATGATGGAACCGCAGGTTGCGTTGGTGTGTCTCTTGGTGGAACAGCAAATACAAAGAAAGACAAGGATTTCCAAGAGAAATATAAGAGTGTGATGCCAACAACATTGAGAGTTTCTATTGGTAAGAATGCAAAGAAATTATCCGCAGGTATTAGTAACAGTCCTGACAACCGTGAAATTACACCAACCGACCTAAATACTAAGACAAGTGCATTGACAGATGCATCTCAAAGACAAGACACTGAACTCAGTTCAGGTGAGTCTTCACAGGTGGTCGTTATGCAACCAGTCATCAAGACAGTCAAAGAAACGGTCGGTGTTGACAACACTCAGATCATTCACACTGATCCTGGATTCGGAGCAATGTTCTAATGGCAGAACGTATCAGGTTATATAAGTTCGTAACACCACCCAAAGAGGCGGATGGTGCACAGATGACTGTGGGTAAAAAAACATTTACCACCACAGGTTTCGTCCCAACAGTTAAAGCAATTAATTCCCTAGGAGCAACTGTAAACAGCATTGGTCTTGCTCTGAAGAAGAATCAGGAAGCACAAGCACGGATAATGGAGGACCAGAGACGTGCTGCTGCCCTCCAAGCAGATAGACAAAGAGAAGCAGCGATAGAAGCAGAAGAAGCAAGTTCAGACAGCGCAATCAGAAACACCACTGGTTCCGCTATGGGTTTTATGGATTACTTGTGGAAATTCCTCAAGAATCTGTTGATCTTTGGTGCACTGGACTTCCTCTCTAGGAAAGAGAATCGAGAGAAGATAGTAAAAGCGTTTGAGATGGTAAGTGGGTTCTTCAAGTGGATTGGAGACACGATAAATTGGTGGAAACAGAAATATGGTGAGTTATTTGGTGAAAATAGCGATGGATGGACTAGATTCCAAGCGGCAGCAAAAATGCTTGGTGCAGGACTTGCTGTATTAGCAGGTATTGCGTTCCTGAAGAATCCTATCGGAACTATCAAAGCATTTAGTGGTATTATCACCACTGTTGGTAAAGGTATTATGAATTTGGGCAAATTCCTTGGCGGGAATGCCCTTGGTCAGATGGCGATGGCGGGTGCTCAAGGTTATATGGCATACCGCGATGTAGCAGCAAATTATGAGGGTGCTGAAGAAGATAGGATGGCAGCAGCGAGAGGTGCAGGTGTTGGTGCTGCAGGTGGCGGTATGGCACTCGGTATGATCGGTAACAAGATTGCAGGTCCTATCGGTGGATTGATTGGTAACGCTGTTGGTGGATTACTAGGAAAAGAGGCAGGTAAGTTCCTTGGACCTATGGTTGGCAATTTCTTTAATACACTTAAGGAATTGTTTGATACTATGATGGAGTATTTGGACAATCTCTTCAAACCACTCAGAGAAGCGTTATCTGCACTTTTCGAGGCGATGGGTCCACCATTGCAGATGATCGTAGATGCGATAAAACCACATCTACCTAAATTGATGTCATTTGCCGAAATGATGGGTAAGGTGGTATTCTTCCCATTGATCAAAATGGTTGAAGGGTTGACTCGTTTCCTCAAAATGATCCCTGGGGTCAAACAGAGGATGGACGAAGCAGATACTACAGGTGAGGGCGAAGATCCACAAGAGATGTCAGTAGGTGGTCTGATTCAACCACAGACCGCAGTGTTGCCACAGAAGTCTGACGGTGGTTGGATCAGTGGACCACAATCAGGTTACCCAGTATCACTCGATGGTGGAAAGTCGGTTTCCTTTATCGGACACGGAACTGAATATGTGGCACAAAGATCCTCTGGGGGATTTGTCATTCCATTTAATACCCCCCATACTAAGAGAGACCCAGGTCTGACTAGTAGAAGAATGCAGCAAGCGTCCGCTGCAGGATATAAAGTACCAAAATTCTCAAAAGGTGGTATAGTTCCATTTGACTTCGGTGGTTCAAAATCATCTCTCACATCACCCCCTGCATTGCCACCTACAAATTATGGTCAATATAAAGGATACTCATTTGGTGGATTTTTAGATAAACTTTCATCTGTAGCAGCAAACGCGACTTTACCGCCACACGCATCAGCAGCGATGAAATTCATCAAACCTCATATCCAGTCTGCTAGTGAAAATATTGGTGGTGTCGTTAGCAAAGTTGTTGACATTATGCCTGCACCTCTAAGAGAGAAAACAGGTCAAATTATCAATAAGACAGTTTCACAGATTAAGAGTCTTGCCACAAAAGTCAAGAGTCAAGACCTAAATGCTGCAGTTGAGACTATAGTTGCTGATGCTATTGTGTTGCCTACAGAGAAATCACAAACAAATGCAGGTGGCGGTGGTACTGTGGTTCAACCTAAGACTGCTCCAAATCCTGCTCAAGAGTTCCTCACCAGTAGATTTGGTCGAGTCGCTGAAGCATCTAGTTCTTTGAGTAATCTATTCTAATGGCAGAAGATTCCACATATCAGGCAAAAGGTTATACTATCAAACAGTTCAATCTGTATATGACAGATAAGTATAATCCTTCAGAAACGATCGAAGAGATAGCACCTGAGGATGGTAACCCGATCGATATTAGAGGTATTTGCCCTGGATTTAAGTATATTGAATCTCTCACCTCTCCCTCTGTCAGGATGGAACTCGCAATGGCAGATACTATGGACCTGATTTCTGATTTGACTGGTAATGAATTCATTCAAATCGAATTGGAGTCAGATAGTGCTCCAGATCAACCTCTGACAATCAGACAACGTATTTTCAAGATTGGTTCTGTAACCAAGTCTGAAAGAATGCAAGCATATGTGATATACACTGTTTCACCAGAAGCATATAATAATGAGACCAACAGAGTCTTTAAGTCATTCAAAAATAAGACTGGTGTAGATCACGTAAAAGAGGTTGTCGAAAAGTTTTTGAAGTCTGCAGGTCGAGAATACTCGTATGAGGCATCGACAGGCAACTTCAATTTTATATCTCCCTCTTGGAGACCATTTGATGTAATTGCGTATATCTCAGACAAAATTGTTTCTTCAGAAACAAAAAAAGCGGGGTATATGTTCTTTGAAAACAAGAATGGGTTCTATTTTAACACAATAGACACCCTTACCAAGGGAGAATTGATGAATGTGGAGGGAAATATCCCGCAATTCACATATGAACAGTCAAATGTTGGCGATTCTGAGTTTAACGCTTATAATATAGAATCAATGAACTATCCAGATCAGGGAAACCATCTGGAGAAAATGAGAACTGGTGCATATGTAAACACCGTTATTGGTGTTAAAGCACCTGCACTTACATCAGGAAATCTACCTACAGCAGGTAGTGGATCTGATGGACCCTCAGGTTCTATTAAAAAACCTGTTACTCAAACCCTGTTACAGGTTTTCAGTGAGGCAGAAACGCTAAACGACGCATTCCCATTCCCTAAAATTAAGGAGGAATACTTCGACGAGAAAAAACCAACTCGTACGAAGATTCGTGCTTTGCCAGGGATGAAGAATGCAACCACCGCCCTTGACGGATCCGCATCCGCAGGCAGTATGGATACAGATACAGTTGCTGCTAGTGCATACGCTTATTCACGATGGCAGTTGCTGAACTCTATCACACTTGACATAACCATCCCAGGTAATGTATCATTAACTGTCGGTATGGTTATTGAATGTAAAATACCTGCTTCTAAAAACGAAGAGGATAGAACTGTATTGGATCCAATTTATTCAGGACGGTATCTTATCACGGGATTGTTACACGATTACACTCCCACAGGGTTAACTACACGTTTACACCTATCTAAAGATAGTGTAACCTCATAGGAGACATTCAAATGCAAACACTAGAACAACACATCCAACACGATAAAGAGATTCTCGATAATCCACAGACAAGTCCTCAGACTCGTCGTCATATCGAGGGTGAACTTCACGAGTTGGAAACTTACGTTAAAAACCACAAGGCAGAGATCGAAGCAGGAGATCATCACGATCCTACTGCACTAGAACTGTTCTGCGAAGTAGAACCATCTGAACCTGAGTGTCTAGTTTACGACGACTAATTTATCATCTATCATTATGGCAGCAGTACAATCGTTTATTGCGGGTGGCAAAATAAAAGAAGAAATTATTGACGGTGTAGTAGATTTCTACAATACCTGTGATTATCTTGCCAAAGTCCCTGGCGAATATAGTGGTGGAACTGATCCACTCATTAAAAACTCCACGGATATGTCTGTGCCATCTTGGATTAAAGATCCGAGAATTACAAATTACTTGGATGAGGTACAAGCGTGCATTCAACTGTACGTTGATCAATATCCTTGGGCGAAAATGGCGGATTTGGAGGTTATCGAACCATTCAATATCCAAGAATACGAACCAGGGCAAGCATTTTCACAACCCCACTGCGAAAGAGTGGGTTCAAATAAGACTACATCTTTCAGACATCTTGTCTGGATGACCTATCTAAATACAGTGCAAGAAGGCGGTGAGACCCAATGGGTGCATCAAGACCTCACGATTCAACCCGAAAAAGGATTGACATTGCTGTGGCCAGTTGATTGGACTCATATTCATCACGGTGTTCCTGCTCCCAATGAAAAGAAACTTATTGTAACTGGATGGATTTCGTATGCGTAATGTCCTATTGGCGACATTGTTGAGTTTGAGTTTACCTGTAGCAAAGGCAGAACCCACTAAGGGTTATTTTACATACGATGCTATGGGATGTATGTTACTACAGGAGTGTACTGAAGATGTAAAAAGAGTCCGTAATACGGACCAAGTTCAAGAGATTTTTCCTAACCAAAACTTCGACGTAGTTAGAGAAGAATTCAACAGTATTTCAGAGTCATTTGACAAATTAGGAATAAACGTTTATATTGCTAGTCCAAGGTATTTTCCTGTTGGACATAGAGGTGTTTACCATACTGTTAGTAATAACTTCTATCTCAATGAGGCATATGTCAGTCGTCCTCACGTGTTTATGGCAGTAGTCAGACACGAGGGATGGCACGCTGCTCAGGATTGTATGGCAGGTACCCTTGACAATTCGCTTCTCGCTATTATCTACCCAGAGGACAAAGTTCCCGAAATGTGGCAGAATATGGCAGAGAGAACGTATTTTCAAAACCCTGCAGCAATTCCTTGGGAAAAGGAAGCATTTTGGGCAGGTCACACAGCGGATCTAACTGCTGACGCACTTAAGGTGTGTGCATCAGATACTCCGATGTGGGAACATTATTCACCCACTCCTCTTACAAAGAAGTGGTTAATCGAAAACAATTTTATTAAATGAAATGTTGGCATTGCCAGACTGAATTGATCTGGGGAGGAGACCATAGTCTCGATGAAGAAGACTATCCACTAACCTCCTCAGAATATTCTATGGTCACAAATTTGAGTTGCCCTAGGTGTAACTCGTTTGTTGAAGTTTATTATCCTAAACAATGAAAAAGAAACGTTGGCATCAAGTGAAATCATCACCTTACTATATCTTCTGGGGTCTTTGTTCTGTTGCTGTTGTAGCAGGACAGGTCTATATCGGAAGCGGTTATCACCGTATGGCAGACAGTTTCAACAATTATGTTGAGAGTCTTGCTAAATAATAAAAAACCTATATTAAGTCGTGGCAACAGCAGCACCTATTGGAAAATCTGACGTAATGGGTCGTGACGGGTTCACTTGGTGGTTAGGTGAAGTCGAATCGATCAAAGATCCTCAAATGCTTGGCAGAGTCAAGGTGAGGATCGTTGGGTGGTACACAGGTACTGGTGGTCAATCATATCTTGATCAAATTCCTACAGAAGATTTGCCTTGGGCAGTCGTTATGCTGCCTACTGATCAGGCAGGTATCAAGAATACTGGTACAAAGACTGAACTGCAAGTTGGTGCTCAGGTATTAGGTTTTTTCCTTGACGGGGAAGAAGCACAACTCCCTGTTGTGATGGGATCTCTTCGTGGATTCCGTGGTCAATCTGATCCTAAACAAGGTGACGATTCTGCCACTAGCGAAGAAGGAATTTCTGCAACCACTATCGCTGACAACACAGAGGCACTCACAGAGGAGGAGATGCCCGAAACTGCCAAGGACATTAAGGGGCAGGTTGTCAATCAGGGTAACAGTTTCGTTGTAGATGGAAGCGTTACACCTGGGGATGAGAACGGTGGTGAAGAGAAATCCAATGGTGTTCTATCGATTCTTGAGCAGGAATCGAATGGAAACGTGTACACGAACCCTACTGGTGTACCTCCAGATGTACAAGGCATCGGAAATGGAGTGGTCGGTCCCAGTGGAGAAGGTTTTGAGAAAGACCTTAACAGGATGTTGACGGAGTTTGGACAACTTAGTGGAACTTTAGGCAGAGACCTAAATGGTAACCTAACTTCACTCATTACTGGTAAGAAGGTTTTCAACGATGTCGTGAATGAATCTCTGGCAGGTATCAAGAACTATGTTTCTTCTGCTATGAGCGGCATTATGAGTTCTCTAAAACAAATGCTCGCGAAACAGATCGAATCGTTGATGAGTTCGATTCTTGGTGCAATTAGTAACGTCGTCCCTACAGGTGTTATTAGTTCCATTATGAAACTTGCTGATTTCATCACCAATTTGTTCTGTAGTTTCGAAGGTAAATTTATTCTTGGACAACTTCAATCTGCAATGAGTGATATATCGGGATTCGCCGAGGATATTGCAGGAAAAGTTGTTGACAAGGTAGTTGGTGGTTTCGCTGACAAAGTTACTGATACAGTAAACGGTGTTCTTAGTAAGATTCAGAACGGTATCAGCAAAGTTTCTAGTGTTGCTAACACAATTACATCAGCAATCGGTGTTGCTCAGAAAGCAGCAGGTGTTGCACGTAAAGTCTCAGGTTCATTGAACACTCTATTTGAGTTTGACTTCTCAAAACTTGACTTTGCTTCAATCGTTTCTATTATTATGGGAATCATCGCAGCACTCTTTGGCAACAAAGATTGTGGACGATCGATTAAACAACCGAAACAAAAATTCTGGTTACCCTTGTTGGGTACATCAACGTGTGAATCAGTACCAGAATTCTTGATGCAGGAGGTAACTCTGTATGGTGGGGGTAGTGTAGGTAAACCAAAACCAAAATCAAAGGGAGATTACTTCAAGTCTTTGATGAAAGATATTGATGTTTATGCTGTTAAGGCAGAGACATTCTTGAATGGTGCTAAGACTATCCAAGATAACACCCCAGGAAAAGAGAAAACTATTGTACAGCACGCAGGTGGTCAAACTGTAATCGCTACTGCACTTGGTGATCAGCATACAAACGTCCCTGGAAATGATACAAAGATCATTGGTAGAGATGAATGTAAGACTATCAAGAAGAATAAAACACTGACTGTTGAAGGTGACTTCACTCTGAAGGTTATGGGTGATCTCAACCTTGAAGTTGGTGGTGCAATGAATACTCACCTCTCACAGAATGTTGAGACGGGTGAAGATGGTGCTCCTGTATCAGGTGCAAAGCAGTCTAAAACTGCACAGACATTTTCATCAGACTATAACGTTGCTTATGAGGGTGACTATCAGATTCAAGCAGCAAACATCAAGTTGAATGCTCACAACGAAATTAGTTTCAACGCATCTGCTATTAATAATAAGTGTGCAACGTTGATGAACACTGTCTCTGGTGAGATTATCAATGAGGCAGCGTGGAAATCAGAATTTATTAACAACGTCATCTTCCAGAATGTCGGAGCACTTAACCCTATGCCTGGGTTGACTGGTAGATGCACAATGATCAAAGGTCTTGACCTTACTATCTGTGGATCAGGTGGTGGTACATCTGCTCTACCTGCTGCACACGTTCGTATTGCTGAGTGTACAGGACAACCTGGGGGTATGGTGGATCTAGTTTCTGGTACAGCAGGTGGTCACTTGACTCTTGTTAAGACTCCTAAAGGTGGTATCGGAGAATTCGTTACTGGAGCAGGTGGTGGTATTCTAAACACTGTTAGCAATGGTGTTGCTACCTACACAGTCGGTACAGGTGTATTTACAGCAGGTTGCACAGGTGGTCTAGCACAGTTCGTTGGACTACCCATTATGCTGAATTAGTGCTATACTAAATTCAGTTACAAGAATCCAATGCCTAGCAGGAGTTACGAAGTTCTACTTCGTCGTCCTAACGGTCCTATCAAACGTGTTATCATAGATGAGGTCTTCTCAGCACAAGAAGCACGTCAAACTGCAGCATCAATGTATGGTTTGCAAGTGATTGACTGTTACCCTACATACAAATGACCGACGAGTACCTAGACCACCTTTACGTTGATTATGTTTGGATCGATTTTCCGAAACGCACCCTGTCCATACAAGTTAGTGATGGAAACATTGAAAAGATTCGGTTTACATTCACCGAAGAAGGAGCAGAAGGATTCCAACAATCCGTGACAAATGTTCAAGGAGCGGTTGACACCGAGTCTATTCATTATTTGCTATGATTCATCATTACAACGCTGACCCCAATATCACATTCCCAATTTCTATTGGTGTGATTGTTACTATTATGGTACTATATGGTATCTACAAGGGGTTCTTCGATAACGAGGGACTTGAGGATCCATTTGATGACCACGACCATTAAGAACTATGATTAGAGTTACTATCGACGAAGCACAAGAAAACTTCGATTTCCTACTTAAACTTGTTGAGCGCGGTGAGAATGTTCTCATCGAAGCACCTAAAGGCAATGTTGTGATGACACAAGTTGCCCCAGGACGTAACATTGGTTCTGATGTTGATCAACTTCTTCAGAACGAAGCACTGCCTAATTTGGATAACCTTCCTAGCGAGGCAGCACTTGGTGCACACGTCGCACAGGAAACTGCTGCTGCTCACAAAATGCTGTGATAGAAGAGTTTAAGAAACTACTATTTCATCCTTGGACGAACTTTCGTCAGGCACAAAACTCTCCTTCTCATTTCTCCCACGTTCACTATCAGTTCTGGGAAGAAGAGGGGGAGATTCATTCTGCTCAGTGGTATGACTGGAATGGAGAAATGTACCGAGAGCGTAATCATAAACTCTTGGACAAAGGTAATCACCTTGAGTTGCAGACCTTTCGAAAGGATGGTACACAAGAACCTAGTATGATCTTTCAGAAGTCTGAAGATGGTTTTACTGGTAGAACTGAGGAAGGTGCTAAGAACAGTAAGGGTGATGATTGTTACTCTTATGTTACTATTACTGCTGACAAATTCACTAGTATTGACGAAGGTAAAACTTGGGGTAAAACCCCTGGACCATTCATATTCGAAAGGAAATATATAGATTAGATCTATGGAAAAGTTTCTTGATCACTTAGTCCACCACTGGCATAACATCAAGCAATGTCAATTAAATCCAACGTCATTTGCTTACGTTCATTACGAGTGGTATTATGAGGACGATGTATTGAAGACTAAACAATGGTATGACTGGAACGGTGATGTATATCGCCAGAGAGATCATAAAGTTGTTATAGATAATGATCAGATCATCCTACAAACTTTCAAAGATGGAATCAACGTCAGTGATATGACGTTTACAGAAGTCAAAGATTGTGTCTGGATCGGTAAATCTGAAAGGGTTGACGAACTAGGTAGGAGAGTTGAAACCAAAGCACGACTTACTAAGGACACGTGGGAAACATCCGATAAAGGATGGGACAAATCAGGAACCCTTCTATGGGGATCAGAAAAAGGACCTTTTCAGTTCGTAAAATGTACACGGTAAATTCAGACTACAGACTCATCGAGGGACAGGGCATCGTTAAGATGTGGTACATCAATGGTATTCCTTTTACATTTGATGAAGTTGACAAACCAACAATCGAGTTGATTGATGCGTGTTCTGAAAAAATGTGTTATACTATGGAGGATCTTTACAGGCATTCCCAATACCTGATTATGGAATCTTGCCACCCTATTGTCTTTGAGATGACAGATGTGGTAAAATGCGAAGAGGAATTGCCATTTTAGCACAGCGGATAGTGCATCGCTTTTGTAAAGCGGAGGTCATCGGTTCAAATCCGATAAATGGCTCTCATAAATTCTTATTATGACACACTACAAACCTTACTCACCAGAATGGAACAGGAGACGCTATCTACAAGAAGCGTTGAACTCCTATATTGACGATAACGTTGATAATGAGGACATCTTGTCAGACATTATTGGTATCCTCTCTGATCGATCAGAGTCAGCATATGCTGAATTCACCAAGATCGATGCACTGAAGGAAATACTTAGTTCTAAATAAACAAAACACTCGTAGACTATGCTCTCAACCGCCTATCGCCTTCGATTGGAAGGGATTTGTTCGAAAATTTCTAAAGGTCAAGACGTGTCGCTAGACGATATGATCTGGGCAGAGAAACTTGCAAAGAGGTTTACAACTGCTCGTGAATGGTTACGTCAAGCACGAAGAGCATCCAAGGGTATTGAGGAAGGCAGTACAGATGATTTTCTGAATAGGATGGGACTAGGTGAACCCGACCCATCCGATCATAGAACAGGGTTCGGCACTGCGGATGACATCAATGATTGGTTCACCCGCGATAAACCAGACGATTGGAGACAACGTGACTAAACCAACTGAAAATTACGACCAACTTATCGCACGTTTTAATAAGCGTACAGAACAACTCACTGCTAGAAAGGATGAGTTGCAAGGATGGTATGAAGAATACGTCAAGATCGAGAAAGATCTGGACAGATTGAAAGGTTCTCTTCAAGCAATCGAATACGTTGCCTTTGGTAAAATGCCTGGGGACGGTAACCACGACAAGTTCAAAGACCACAAACCTCAGTGACAGAATATGAAAAGAGAGCAGCGGATCCTTGTTGGCAACACAAACAAAAATGTGTCGCAATGTTCACCCTCGATTCACACAACACTTCTTACCTATATCGACGAGAAGATCGCACATATTACTGGCAACATTGTCGAAAAGATGAAGAAGACAGATTTGTAGACGTAGATAATTTACAGTTAGAACTGTTAGGTGATCCAGTATTGTCAAAAGAGTTTATTATGAAGTCTTTGTATGGGTAAATAGTAGTACCAAAAGGACGAGAAATGATCCATCCACAAGCAGTTTTGTATAGCAATGGTTCACAAGAGAGCGAGAGAGCAGAACAGTTCCTCAAATCTCAAAATTTCGAGTTTACAACATATAAATTAGATCATCACTTTACACAGAGAGCATTTGAGCAAGAATTTGGAGAGGATGCTACATATCCACAGATTTCTATCGGATCCAAGCATATTGGTAGTCTGAAAGAGACGCTTCAAGACCTCTATCTCCAACGTGTATAAATAAGATTGTATAAAATAGCGCCTGAGTTAAGTGGGAACAAAAAGAATTTCACAATTAGAAACTCTGGCAGATGCTGTCTTAACGGGTGAGGCAATCCTCCCCGTCGTGATTTCTGACCCGCTGATTCCGAATAGAAAAGCGAAAATCAATCAACTTTTCAAAGGTGTATCGGCAGGAAGTCAGTCCCAACCTGGACTTGCGTTCGATTTGGACAGGGATACAGGACTATACCAGAATGCATATAATGAGATAGGTATTGCTTTTGGTACATCGAGTATGTACTACAGGAAGCAACCTAACGCTGACGGTTCTGCTACGATCCGAATGATTGCGGGGGACACTACAAGTGCCAACGTTAATATCGATATGCGTCCACAGGGATCTGGTAGATTCTTGGTGAATGGACCTGCTGAGTTCCAAGATGTCAACCTGCTCATTGCAGATGACCAGAACCCAGACAAGAAAGCAAAGTTTGAGATCTCTGGTGTTTCTACTGGTGCAGGTATTCGTACGTTTGCACTTCCTAGCACAGGTAATTTTACATCAACAACTCTTCTTGGTAATGATACTGCTCAAACGATCAGTAACAAAACCATTATCATCAAGGATGGTGACTTAAGAGTTACTGGTTCATCTGACACTGCTAAGATTGCACTCTTTGAGTGTGACTCTTGGGAGGCTCCAGGAACACATATTTACAGACTACCTGATTATGGTACAGGTGTTGCACAGTCAACACTACTTGACACTATAACTGAACAAAACGTCAGTAACAAAAACTTTATCAACCCCTCAATTAGTAATATTGAGTCTGGTGATCCTAACAACCCGACACCTAAAGTTACTTTCCAATCTGGTGATGTAACTTCTGATCGTATTGTTACTTTCCCTGACCAGTCACTTACAGTTGCAGGTACTGAATCAACACAGGTATTTAAGAACAAAGAGTATGCTGATCCTAGATTTGCAGACGGAACTGACGTTACCAAGCGTATCCAGTTCGATTTGTCTGAGATCTCTGGAACTACACTCTTACGTTATGCATTCCCACATAACAACTTAAACGTTCCTATCTCCGAGAACAATATTGTTCTTACTGCTAAAGCACAGCAGGTTATGGAGAATAAATCTGCGATTGGTTTCCAATTAATCAGTGCAGATAACGATCAGAACAAGATCAATTTCCTCCTAGATAATGTAGAGGGTACACGTTCTATCAGATTCCCGAATGCTGATGCAACGTTACTTTCAACCGAAAACGTTACAACACTTGGTGTTAGTTTCGGTGGTTCAATTTCTGCTCCCGATCTCGGTGGTAGACTAAGATTACAACAACACTTTTTCTCTGGTTTCTAAACAATGACGGCAGGTAGACTCGCTGCATCCGCCCCTGCAGCAACAACAAATACTGTGCTGTACTCGTCAAACGTCACGACTACAGCATCGACAATTCTTCTAGCAGCAGAGAGAGGTGGTTCTGCTGCAACATATCGTGTTGGTCTCAAAGACTATACACAGAAACTGACTTTGGATGCCAGTAGTTACAAGTTCAATAGAGGTAACCCAGTTTCAACATATAAAGTTGAGATTGCACCTGGGATCTCTAGATCAGACGCAACCCCTGGTTTGACTATCAACTCAGGAGATTTTGCTAAGTCAGCAAACGTTTTGGACGTGGTTGTTGATACCAGTACAATTACAAACTATGTGAAGGTTAAGACATATACTTCTATTGGTATTGATTCGAACGCTATCTCAGGAACATTTCAGGGCGGTGAAACTGTAACTGGTGGTACTTCAGGTGTAACTGCAACATTCCGTGGTATCGGGACCACGATGGAAATTGAGATCGCAGACATCGCTTCAGGTGACACTACACTGAAAGTATCTGATGGTACAGCATCTGTTGGTTCTTCATATTTCGTGCTATCTGATGGAGTTAACGGATATACTCCTGAGATTATTCTTGTTGGTACTCCTACTTTCTACAGTGGTACAACTGGTGGTGCTAACGTAACTGTCACAAGAGGACGGTTCGGTACTTCTGCTGCTGCACATAGATCAGGACAGATGGTTTCCTTCTATCAGGATGCAGGTACAACTACCACTATCAACGAAGGTGCACAGTTTGCAGTAGCGGACACTACACTGACTGTTTCTGACGCTACTGTGGTTGTTTCTGGTCAATACATTCGTGTTGACAACGAGATTATGCTTGTTACTGGTGTTACTGGTAACGATCTCTCAGTTACTAGAGGTCAGTGGGGTACTACAGATGCTAACCACGCTGATGGTGCAACTGTAACTCCTATGTCACAAGGTTCTCAGGCAATGATCAACTGGTTTGATGCTGCTGAGACTCTTACAGGTGGTACTACAAACGCTACTGTGGACACTCAGTTCACTGCAACTTCAAGTGCTATCTACACAACAGGATTTGTTTGGGGTACTACTGCAGGTCAAGAAGTTGTTCCTACTTCATTCACTATGGATGTGGAAAGAACATACAGATTTGATCAGTCAGACTCATCAAACACTTCACTTCCTCTTAGATTCTCTGATACACAAGAGGGTACAGGAGCAACTCCAGTTGCAGGTACAGAATATACAACTGGTGTAACGAAGTCTGGTACTGCAGGCACAGACGGAATCATTGATATTGTTCCTACTTCACAGTCACCAAACCCATTGTACTACTATGCTGAGGGTACTCCTTCAACTGCAGGTAGTACAGTTTACTCTGCTAGTTTGACTGTTGTTCAAGATCCACAATACACAGAGATTCTTCTCTATGACGTGAAAGGAACTTGGATTACTGGTGATACATTCTTGGTTGGTACTTCAACAATTACTGTTGGTACTGTAACTGGTGGTAAGTATGGTTGGGTTGCAGATTGGACTGCCCCAGTGCTTTCAGTCACTCTTGGACCAGGGTCTGCTGCCTTCGCTGCTTCAGATACATTTGTGGATACACCACCTGAACAAGGTGCTGATAGATCAACTGTTACGGTCAACTCAGTTACACAACCTGCTGACCTTGAGACTGCAGACTACATTATGTACGATTATGCTATCGCTGCAAACGGTGCTAACAAACACAGTGGTATCGTTGTTGGACCTAACTCACACATTGTGGTTTATGCTTCAAGTGCGGATTTAACATTCCAAGTGAACGGATTCGAGAACGAGGTTTCACCTCCCGACTACGCTCCTGATCAGTATAACCAAGCTGCTGCAGGTGGTGGTGGCGCAGGCGGTGGAGGCGGTGCTGCTCCCTAATCCCAACCCCTAATAAATAACCATATAGACAGGATTCCTATAGAAGATGGCACTAACACGTCTTAAAAATATCATCACGTCGAGGACTGGTCGTATTATTTACGTCAACCCCGACGACTTTGATGCATCGGATGCTTACGACAACCGAGGTAACTCCGCTCTGCGTCCTTTTAAGACGTTGCAACGTGCCTTCCTTGAAGTATCAAGATTTTCATATAGAGTCGGTCTTAGTAATGACGAATTTGACGCATTCAGTATATACCTATATCCTTCAGAGTACGTTCTAGATAACAGACCAGGGACAAGTAACTTTAACGAAATTACACCATTTGACGAAAATACAAACTTTGATCTAACTTCACCTAACAATATCCTCTACAAATTTAACTCTGTGAACGGTGGAATCATCGTACCCAGAGGTTGTTCTGTTGTTGGATCTGACCTTAGAAGAACTAAGATCATTCCTAAGTATGTTCCATATCCTACTATCAACGCATCACTTGGTATCACAGGTGCAAACGAACCTGCAGCGTCAGCAATCTTCAGACTGACTGGTGGTACTTATTTCTGGCAGATGTCCTTCTTCGACGGGGACAATAACGGGGTATATTATAGAGGAGATGTTGCAGATACTATTGCTCCTAACTTCTCACACCACAAGATTACTTGTTTCGAGTACGCTACAACAACTGACCTAGATCTTTACTACCAGAAAATCTCGAAAGCGTATGCTACAATTCCTGATACCTCTGGAACTATCGCACAAGACCAGTTGCAGGCAAGGGTCGAAGAAAACAGAATCGTTGGTCCGATTTCCGACGAATTCCGAGTCTCTCAAATTATTCGTAATGGTCAAACAGCAACAGCATTTACAGTCGATATTCAGGATAACCCTGTCAATCACGGTTTCTCTGTTGGTGTCGCTGTTAATATCTCAGGGGTTACTGGACCAACTGAGGCAGACGCCAACCTATACAACGGATCATTCCTCGTAACGTCAGCACAGGGTAACCAGTTTACCTATCAGATGTCAGCAGAACCGTCAGGTAATGCTATTGGTTCTAACGTACTGGTTAAAGTTGAGATTGATACTGTTGACTCAGCGTCACCATATGTGTTCAACTGCTCTCTCCGCTCAGTGTGGGGTATCTGTGGTATGCACGCAGATGGTTCGAAGGCAACTGGTTTCAAATCAATGGTTGTGGCACAGTTCACGGGAATCTCTCTACAAAAAGATGACCGAGCATTTGTGCTGTATAACCCATCAACAGGTAACTATGAAGCACAAGCATCTGGATCTGGTGCACATATTAACGGTCTTTGTAAGTATCGTAAGGGATGGCGTCACGTCCACATTAAGGCATCCAATGATTCATTCATTCAGGTTGTGTCTGTGTTCGCTGTGGGATTTGGTGATCATTTCTTCTCTGACAGTGGTGGTGACCTTTCTATTACCAACAGTAATAGTAACTTCGGAAATACGTCTCTTAGATCTAAAGGATTTAAGTCTGCAGCATTTACAAAAGATAAGGCAGGACAGATAACACACGTTATCCCACCAAAAGATATTTCTGACGTACCTGAGATCTCTATCAACTGGGTTACGTTTGATATTAACAAGATTCGTGCTGCAGCAGACCCAACTAAGTTATATCTCTACGGTTATACAAACGAGAATGCCAAACCACCCTCTAAGATTCAGGGTTATACCATTGGTGCTCGTAGAGATTCTCCCACATTGCCTGACAAGATCAATGTGTTGTTGATCGCATCTGGTGCAAACGCTCCTACAACACACACAGCAAAGATTGATCCTTCAGGACAAGATGTTACTGGTACATCCCCAGGTGATGACAACTCACCTATCAAGTATGATGCCAACCAATCTAACTGGTATCTGCAGGTTGATTCTAACCAGAATGACATCTATACAACTCTAATTGCTAACAGTCAGTATCAAAATCTTGGATTCACACCCACATCATTCATCCGAAGAGTTCCCGACGCAAGAGACCTTAAGGATAGAATCTACAGATTTAGATATGTATTGGACAAGGATGCGTTCCCGATTCCTAGACAACCCATTACTGGTTTCGTGGTACAACCTAGATCTTCAGAGACTAACTCACCTGCATACGACAAGACATATTACATCTATGAAGTAGAAACATATCAGGAGTTTGAACGTGGTGTTGCAGACGGTATTTACTATCTGACATTCTTGAATGCATCAGTTGCACCTTCAACTTCAAACTTTGATGACTTCGCATTCTCACAGCAGACAGTTGATCTATACCCTGCATTTGACAGAGACAACCCAGTAGCAGACCCAGGTCCTGCTGTATCAGTCGCTGACAATGATGTGCTTGGTGTTGTTACAACAACTGATGGTGCTACACCTACACCAAATGAAGATACTAAACTCTCTATCACTAAAGAGACAACTCAGTTCTTCTTACTTGAACAGGAAAACAACTTAGGATATAACACAACATCTAATACACTGAATAGTATTGTTGTTACTGCACGTCTTGGTGATGAAGAAGAGAGAAAGATTCCTCTGAAGTTGAACGCTGATAACTCTGTTGCTCCTATTCTATGTGAACTACGAAGATACTCCATTCTTAGAGCATCTGGACATACGTTCGAATATCTTGGATTCGGGCCAGGTAACTACTCAACTGCATTCCCATCTACACAGGTGGAAGTTCTAACACCTGCACAGGTCAGACTGTCACAGTCCCTGAAGGAAGCAGCAGGTGTGGCATATTATTCAGGTGTTAACTCTGACGGTGAACTATTCGTTGGTAACCAAGTTATTAACCCAGTTACAGGTCAGATCACTAACGAAGATATTGCACAGTTGAACGTTTTGGGTGAAGAAGGTACAACTATTGAGACCTTCTCTGAGATCGTTCTTACTGACAAACTAACTGTTATCGGTGGTGCATCTAACCAGTTGGAATCAGTATTCTCAGGTCCTGTTACATTCCAGAAGAGAATTACTGCTCAGGAAAACATCCAGACTCTGAAACTGACTTATAGTAACGACGATGGAACCGTTCTAAAGCAGACGTTCCTAGCAGAAGATGATGGATCAGGTCAACCAGATATTGATGCTGCATTGGCATTTAATGATGGTGATATTATCTATAACATTGACTGGCAGGCAGGTGATTCACTTGGTTGGATCTATGATGCAGGTGTATGGTATAAGTTTGGTATGACAGACACCGCACCTATCAGTGCACGTAGGTTCTCAGGTGTTACTAACTATGGTATTGGAATGGCACCTGATGCTTCCAATAGAATGAAGATCAGTGGTAACACATTCATTTCTGGTGACCTTGATGTTACTGGTAAGTATGGTGCTGCTGATAAGTATAGACTTGCAACTGGTCTTGCTAACAATAACAACGGGGTCACATACAATGGTAACGGGTCAACATCATCCTTTGCTATTTCCCCAGGGCATACATCTTACTCTGTTCTTGTGTTCTTGAATGGTGTCGCTCAAATCCCAGGCACTGACTATCAAGTTAGCGGCAACGCTGTTGACTTCTCAATCGGTACTCCACCCTCAACTGGTGATGTGATCCAGATCAGGGAACTAGTCATCTAAATAGAACAGGAACGGTAGGATCCTATGTCAACAAAGATTAATGGTAATCAGATTCAAGCAACGACCAGAGGTTTGGTCGAAGCGTGGTCTATTTCCGAGCAGTTAAATCTCCCCTCTCTAAACCAATCACAGGTCAATGCTCTAGGTACACCCGCGTTTGGTACTTTGGTGTATAATAACACCGAGGATATGGCACAGATCTACAAACAAGATGCCAACCAAGGTAACCCTGGCTGGACTGATGTTGGTGGAGGTGGTCCTGCTATTGGTGAAGGTTCTATCATTAGAACGAACGGTACAAATATTCAAGAGAACTTAACTGTCGGTCCTACTGCAAACGGTGGTGTAGAGTTCACAAACGGATTCTCAGCGGGTCCGATCCAAATTGACTCAGGTTATACTGTTACCATTGAGAACGGTGCATCTTGGACATTGCTCGGTGACGATGACCTGTCATACGCTGAATTCGTTGATATTGAATCACAGCACGCTACATTCACTGGTACACTTCATTACGGTGAAACAAAAGAGAGCGTTTACTATTACACAACAAGTGGTTCTCTAACTCACGATTACAATAATTCAAACTCTATCTGGATCAACAAAACTGGTGGTGGTAACTTTACTATCAGTTTCACTAACGTTCCTACTGATGGTGCACACGCATATGGTATGACTGTTGCTATCAGAAACCAAGGTGGTGAGGGTATTCCTACCTCAGTTAATATTAACGGACAGTCAACAACAATCTACTGGTCAGGTGGTAACGAACCGTCTTGGGGTGATGATGACAACTATGTGGTTGTATCATTCGCATTGGTTTACACACCAAACACTAATCAGCATTCATTCACTGTATTTGGTTCTGCTACTGGATATTATCCTGCATAATTATGTCAACTAACATTGGTTATTCTGGGATGTTCAATCCCTTCTCATCCACACTATGTTCTCGTGGTGGTGGAGCAGGAGGTGGTGGTGCTATTAGAATCATTGCTGACGATAACGGAACTGTATTCGATCAAGCATATAACGGACTGAACTTTAGATTCCACAGATTTACAAGCACAGGAGATAATAGTCTATACATTCGTGGTGGTGCAGGTGCAACACTATACGTTTGGATGTGGGGTGCTGCAGGTGGCCGCGGCGGTCAAGGTGGTGCCAACGGTGGTGCAGGTGGTATGTCATATGGTGAGATTACAGTCCAAGATTCTTGGGTAAATGCAGGTGGAAGAATGAGAATCTACGTCGGTGGCGGCGGTGGAGGAGGAAACGGTTGCTACGGATGTTGGGGTGGCGGTGGAAATGGATCCAATAATTCAGGTTATGGTTCAGGGGGACGTGGTACACACGCTTCTTGTAGAGGATGTTCAGCAGGTGGTGGTGGAGGAGGAGCAGCAACTATGCTCTTCTCACCTTTGGGTGTCAATATGAACGAAGGAAATATTCTCCAAGTCGCAGGTGGCGGCGGTGGAGGTGGAGGTCGTGAAGGTTGTGGTGGTGCAGGTAATGGTGGAGCAGGTGGACAAAGAGGAGCAAACGGACAGTGTGGTTCACAGGGTGGAGCAGCAGGTGGTAACAGTGACACCAACGGTGATGAGTGTGGCAGACCAGGGAACGACGCTTCTGGTGGAGGCGGCGGTGGCGGCGGTTACAACGCAGGTAACTGTGGTGGAAACCCAGGTTGTGACTGTAACGGTGCCGCAGGTGGTGGTGGAGGTAATTCTTGGATTTCTTCTCCATACCATATCGGTGGTTATATAAGTAATGGTGACTGGAATACCCCAGGTGATAACTCTTCTCAATTTAGACAGGGTTATGCACAACCTAACGGTGGATCAGGCATCGCCACACTTGGTTATCTTGTAAGTTAATTATGGCAACAATTTACGACCCAAAAACAGCAGACGATCAATACGAAACGTATAATACTGCTGCTGTAGTCTTCGATTTGGGAGAAGACACAAGTATTGGTAGTGGATTCTCTACGATTAAATCTAGAGATGTCACTATTAAAATGAGCGTAAGGAAATTTGGAGAGTATAAACTTAGATGGGAGGATGGTTTAAGAGTTGGTATCTCAGTCTCTGAACCTTCTGGATACCAAATCTTTACGACACAACTTGATAACATTATATCAAGTGACGATAAGTATCAGTTAACGGTATCGTTACCTGTGCTAAATACAGAGGTTAAGTACGCTGTTCAAATGTGGGCAGGGGACAACACCAAATCAATGATCCACAGAGAGACGATTGAAGTTCCTGATTATCAGGATCCGTCTACGCAGAGAGAGAATCCTGCGAACACAGTTGTGTATCACGAAGGATACTATCCTGATGATGAGCAATGGGAACGAGACCAACCTTATCTCCCTTCTGGTTTCGAACGCCCTGTGCCACCTACATAATGTATAAATAACTCAGAGGAAATTTTAACAGGCTAAAATGAGTACACTCAAAGTTGCATCTATTAGAGACCTGTCTGGCATTGGCGGATTTACCCTCGCATCTGGTAATATTACTGCTAATGGTACGCTGACTGTTAGTAACTTGACCGTTAACGGTACGATGTCAGGTTCATCTAGTCAGATTGTGCCTAGTGTCTCAGGTCAGAGTGGTAAGTTTCTTACCACGAACGGTTCGTCAATGTCTTGGACAGACGTAAGTTCAGAAAACATTTCATCCCTACAGGTTTGGACAGGTAATGGTACTTGGAACAGACCAAGTGGTGTTAAATATATCCACGTTCGCTGTCAAGGTGGCGGTGGAGGAGGTGCGGGTCACGGTGAATCAGGCGGTGCAGGAGGTTACTCCGAACGTGTGATGTCTGTGGCAAACATTTCATCCGTTGGTATCACTATTGGTGGTGGCGGTGGAGGTACTTGGTACTTCAACCGTGGTGGTGACGGAGGATCATCTTCATTCGGTCCTTATATGTCAGCAGGTGGAGGACACGGTGCTGCAAGAAATAACGCACACTCAGGTGGTCTCGGCAGAAATGGTTCTGGTGGAGACTTGAACATCTGGGGTGGTGGTGGACAGTCCCACGCTGCTCACGGTGGTGGAACTGGTGGACCTTCTCACTTCGGTGGATCTGTTGCTGCAGGTTGGCCAAATGGAGGAAACTTCAGTCATAATCACCAAGATCACTCAGCGTATGGTTCAGGTGGTTCAGGTGGTCACTTCCACTCTTTCCGTGGTTCAAACGGTAAGTATGGTGTTGTTACTGTTATCAACTACAAATAAGGGGTTACGATGAAAAAAGCATTGATGGATTTCACAGGGTATGTCGCTGACATCGTAGAACCAGGGGAGGAATACGCACTATTCCTTGGTCGTGGTTGTTCTCAGATGTGGGTGAATGCACCTGATGATATTACTAAAACTTGGACTCTTGAGTGGTCACCTTCAGCAGAGGATATGATCTGGGTCAAGAGAACTGAAACATATGCAGATCCTGCTACTACACGTAGAGTTGCATATGGTGAAATCGGGGCACAGTTGGATATGCTCTACAAAGACCTCGCAGCAGGAAGATCGTTGACAGCAGACGATGCTCTTTGGTATAATCACGTCAAGACAGTTAAAGAAAACACAACTTCACCTTCATCAGTTGAGGAACCAATGGATCCCACGATGACAGAGGAAGAAATTGCAGAATTTATGTCTGACAATGTAGAACCTGCTACTAGCAGACCCTGCAAAATCTCAACACAAGAAAATCCTTGTTGGGAAAGATACTCTAACTGGGGAAGAACCTACGAAGAACTCTAATTTGGTATGCAACTACATAAAATCTGTATTGTCGGTGGTGGCAGTGCAGGGTGGATGACCGCTAGTGTTCTAGCGAAACATTTTGGAAATACAAAAGAAATTGTGTTGATCGAATCTCCAACTACACCTCGAATTGGTGTGGGAGAAGCGACAACACAATTTTTTAATACATTTGTACGGTATCTTGGTCTTAAAGATGAAGACTGGATGCCGAAGTGTGATGCAACGTACAAGCATAGTGTAAGGTTCGAGAACTTCAATCCGAACGGTGTCTTTCATTATCCATTCGGGAAAACAGAAGGACCTGCATCTATTGCTGACTACTACACTTGGAGAAAGTTTGGAAAAATTGACAGTATGACGTTCGGTCTGATATATTCAGACACAGTACGCGGTGCTGAAAATGGCAAACTTATCCCAAATCTCACTCATTTTAACGTTGGTTATCATTTCGACGCTATTGCCTTTGCAGAATATCTAAAACACAACTATGCAATTCCTAAAGGTGTTAAACTTATTGAAGATACAGTCAGCGAGATTGAATCCTGCGTGGATGGGATTAGCAGAGTTCGCGTTCATAGTGGCGATTGGCACGATGCAGACCTTTTTATAGACTGCACAGGATTTGCTGCGATCCTTAGTAATGAAGTAGGATCCGAGTGGGAAGCGTGGAACGATGAATTGTGTTGTGACTCAGCGTGGACAACGAGAGTACCATATAAAGATAAAGAAAAAGAATTAGTTGCATACACAAACTGCACAGGAATGAGCAGTGGATGGGTATGGAGAGCACCCACGTGGTCACGAATTGGAACGGGTTATGTATTCTCTTCCCGTCATCAATCCAAAGAGGATGCACTAACAGAATTCAAACAGCATTTAGGTGTAGGTGATGAACAGGAATTCAGATTCCTTGAGTTCCCTACAGGTGTAAGGAAGGAGATATGGAAGAAGAATGTGGTATCTATTGGATTGGCAGGTGGTTTCATTGAACCACTAGAATCAGGTGGACTATATTCAGTACACGAGTTCTTATTTAATCTGATACAGGTTCTTCCTAAAGAGAGGGACAACTATAATGGTTTTATCAGAGAACAATTCAACTGGGGATCCAAGCGAAGACTGAAATCATTCAAGGATTTCGTGTTAGCACACTATTGTCTAAGTCCTAGGGATGACACACCATTCTGGAAACACTATAATCAAATGAACTTTCAATCAGAGTTCCCTGATGTGTTGACACAGAGATTTGAACAAATCGGAAATCTAAACTACCTATCTGAGGGTGCATTATACTTGCTAGGTGGGTATGAATATGATATAATTCCTGATAGGTTTGATGTCATCGCTGCACACGATGGTTACGAATCACCCGACTTTGACGATATGTTTATGGATCACCTTACTAAACGAGATCCAGACTATCCAACACCGTTCGAGTATTACAAATCTACCCTATATAAGAAAGAAGATTCTTAATTATGCAAGTTAACAATGTAGTAATTGTAGGTGGTGGGTCATCTGGATGGATGACAGCATCTGCACTATTGAAACTATGCCCTTGGATTAGTGTTGTACTGGTGGAATCCAAGAAACACAAACCAGTCGGAGTTGGTGAATCAACTCTAGGACACTTCAATAAGTATTTGCGTGCACTCGGTCTTAAAGATGAAGAGTGGATGCCGAAGGTAGGAGCAACATATAAAAATAGTATCCAGTTCACAGACTTCCGTGAGAAAGGATCTACATTCCAGTATCCATTTGGACCGCCAGATCTATATAATTGTAAGAACGATATTCAAGATTGGTTTGATCTTCAAAGATTATATCCTGATGAGTTCCCGCCAGAGTTGTTTGCTAAGTATTACTTGGCAGGTAACACCTGTATGGCAGAACATAACAAAATATATGGTAACAAAGATGGGAGGATTCGTGATTTTGACTTTGCTAGTGATACTGCCTACCATATTGATGCTGACCGATTCGCGGAATACTTGAAGACTGAGGTGTGTTATCCGTTCGCTGAACAGGATAGATTCACACACATCACAGGTGATGTACGAGGGATGGTCAAGGATGTTATGGCAGGTGGATCTCCCGCCCAAAGTAACAGAATCATCAAACAACTTGCAGTAAAATTAGCAGCAGACAAAAAGACAGTTGGAGTTCAAGGCGATCTCTTCATTGACTGCACAGGATTCAAGGGTGCACTCATTGAGGAAATGATGGCAGTGCGACATATTAGTTTCGAGAAATATCTACCAAACGATAAAGCATTCTTTGCTCGCATTCCTTACACATCACAGAAACAACGTAAGGAAAAGATGCACAACGTGACAGACTGTCGTGGTGCAAACAATGGATGGATGTGGACAATTCCACTGTGGGATAGGATCGGAGTTGGATACTGTTGGTCGTCACGTTTCGCTATGGAAAATGAGGCAAAACAGGAATTCGAAATGTGGATTGATGAAGAGTTCGATCTTGAACCCGATGAGTATGAAATCAAATCCATTGACATCAAGCACGGATATAGAGAGAAAGCGTGGGAGTTGAATTGTGTAGCAATCGGGATGTCATATGGTTTCATTGAACCACTAGAGTCCACTGGTCTGTTGACAACTCACGAGAATATCCTTAGACTGGTTGATGTTCTTAATCGCCGCGAAGGTTATGTGTCAGGTATTGAGCGACAATGGTTCAATTATGCTGCACAACGTGAGGTGATTGGGTTCAGTCATTTCGTAGCAATGCACTATGCATTGAGCAAACGAACTGACAATCCATATTGGAGACACGCATCACAAAGATGTGAGTATATGCTTGAACAGTTTGATGGTAACATCAAGGTGAACGATGAGTACGAGAGGATGGGAGATATTCTTGATCTTGGTAGACCACTCAGAGCAAACATTGCAGGTATGAACTTCATCGCTGCAGGTATGGGACTGAAACTGGGAACTAGGTTCAATGGATATGGAAACGTTGAAGAACTCACTCATATCGGAAACGAGCGTCTCGACTATATCAAAGGTGTAGAAGAATTCATCAAGTCAGATGAAGTTCTTACTCATTATGAATTTCTAAAGCAAAAGATCTATGGTGAAGACAATGTTCAACTTCCTGAGGAATAAGAAGAAGAAACCGTGGTTGCGGTTCTTCTCTCTAGAACCAGGGTTGGTCGAGAACTATCCTTTGATACCAACGAGTTCGGTAAGAAGACGTTGGCAATCGAAAGAAGAACGACAAAAGAAATGCCCTTTCCGTGGATCTATGAATGTGGCAAATTGCCCAGGGTTGAAACAGATCACACGGATGGGTTATGTTGTAGTCGCACCAATGGATTTCATCATTCGTACAAACGGTGATGGAGTTGGTTATGAGTATGAAATCCCTACAATGTTCACGAGACACGCGAACTTTATTGGGGATCACCCGCCAGACCAAACTGTACCCTTGGTGGACAGTCCACGTGAATCACTTGCACACATCATCAAACTCGAAACACCGTGGAGAGTGAGAGCAAGTGACGATATTATCTTTATGCAGACACCCGTGTACTGGAACAATGAGTCCCGTTTCGAGGCAACTGCAGGGATCTACGATCCAAGATTTGCTATGCAAGTTAATGTGCAACTTATCTGGCACGTACTAGATGGTGAAACGCTGATCAAGGCAGGGACACCACTAGCACAGTTCATACCTATGCCTAGAGCAACACTTGACAAAGGTTGGTATGATATTCGTATAGATAATGCAACGACTGAAGATTGGGATCTAGAAAATGCTTTCAATTATTCTTTGAAGGCAGAGTATCCCAACGATGATGATGTATCACACAAAGTCGCTAGAGCAATGAAAGCGATTAAACACCACAGCAACGGAATTGACCGATGAACATTAATGAATTGATTCAAAACTTTCACCTGCAGAAGGAGGAAGTTGACAAGATCATTGAAAAATACGATACGGATTTCTCAAACAAGAAACTAAATCCGTATGGTGTCACCACTATTGAGTTTCAAAAGAGATCTGATGCATATGCTCAGAAATCTAGATTGGAGGGTGCTATCGATGCTCTCTTTATTGTGAAACGAGATATTATGGGTGAGGATGATGAGGTCGGGATGCCAATGGCAGAACTCGATGCTGAGGATACTGAAATGGAAATTATCGGAAACGTATCAGAGGAAAACCAAACAGAGGAGGATTAATGTCAACTTCATACCACGTTTACTACAACGGTAAAGTTTTGTTCAAGAACTTGAACGAAGAAGAATTTGATGTAGTCTGGGGTAGGATTTATCATTCATATCATACTGATAGTATCTCCTATGAGAAATGTGGCGAAGAAAATCTGGAAGGATGTGAGCAGTCTTACTAATGCGTGTTATTCGTAATGTGATCCCAACTGTATATCAGATGAGGATCAAACAAATGATGGAAGATGTAGGATTCCCTTGGGGTTATCTTAAGGATGTCACATACAGAGATACTGACGAGGTGCGAAACCGATTCCCTAACGCAAATGGGAGTCAGGGGTTCGCACATTTGTTTTATGATGCTGAAACAAATACTCACTCAGAGTTTTGTAATATCATAATGCCACTTCTCTTCTCATTTGTAGATACAACAGAGTATGATCTGTTTAGGATTAAAGGTGGTCTCCTATTGCCAACAGGCACAGGATATAATATGCCACACATTGATATGAACAGACCACACACAACTGCACTATATTATGTGAACACGAGTGATGGTGAAACCGTGTTCTTTGATGAAAACAGCAACGAGATCAGGAGAGAGAAACCAGAGCAAGGTAAAGTCGTTATTTTTGATGGTTCTATTTACCACGCATCGAGTTGCCCCACCACCACTACAAATAGAATGACATTAAATTTTAATTATGACTATTGAGATCTTTTACTATCAGTATGACGGTGGTCAGGACATTCTAAACTGTTGGGATTCACCTCTAAGTTTAGATGGTATTGGTATTGAACCAAAGAAAGTTATCGATGAGTACGAAGGAAACAAATTCGTACCATATATGCAATGCCCTGCTTGGACACACAAGAACTCACGTGAGTTCATTATGTACAGTCCGAAGGATATGACATTCACAATCTATGAGGGTGGAGTCAAGTGTAAAGAATTTAATGATCAGCAGATTCAGAAATATCTCAAGGTAGAAGATCTGGAACCACCAATCAAAACTCTACAGATTTCGGTTCCACAGTTGTTGGTATGGACAAAGGCAAAGGGAGTATGGGTGGAAGCGAGAGACTATCCATTGACAAGTAGAAACAATAACTATACAATAGTAAACGGTTGGTTTAACCTATCTGATTGGTGCAGACCTATATCTTTTGGGATCAATGTTTGTGACCCCAATGAACAGGTCAAAATAAAACGAGGTGACCCAATTTATAAGTTTGCTTTCTACAAGGAAGGTGACCTTAGAGAGTCATTCAAGTTGACCAAGGCGGCACCGCCACAGGAAATGTTATTGAAGATGCATAAGCGTCTTTCAGTAAAACAATTCACACCATTTCTTGCCAAGGATATTATCTTTGGAGAAAAAGAAAAGAAATGCCCTTTCAGATGGTTTAGAAAATGAAATTCGTTGAGGAGTATGTACCAACCATAGTCATCGATAATTTTTTCGAGACACCCTCTTTGGTTATTAATCTAGCGAAACAGCAGAAGTATTGGAGATGCTTCGATCATCCCAATAAGGGGAATTGGCCTGGGAAAAGGTCAGAACTTCTTGATTCAGTTGACCCTGTACTTCACGAAATCATATGTCGTAAAGTAACATCGTATCTCCCTGCATTTGTAGGATTTGATATTGCAGATATTGCATTTCACGTATGCGATGGTAAGAACAAACGTGGATGGATTCATTCTGACCCACCACACTTAGGTGTAGGTATGGTTATCTATTTGAATGATGGTGTTGTACCTAATCGTGGTACAACTATCTACGATGTGCCACCAAATTTTAGTGGGCAAGGTTTCGAAGATGAATTCAAGAAACAGTTACTTGCTCAGGATGATGAGGAATCGGCAGCAGCATATGAAAAGTATAAAGAAGAGTGTAATTCGATGTATCAAACGTCAATTAGTATTGAAAGTAGATACAATCGTTGCTTAATCTTTGATGGTAGGAAGTTTCACGGTGGTATGGATTTCTATGGAAATGATGTCAACGATGCTCGCCTAACTATTGTGGGTTTCTTCCACGGAATTACTCACGACCTTGTAAACATTTAACATAAAATGGAAGTGGTTATTGAAGAGAAAATCGAAGAGTTCGCTAAGGGTAAACTTTGGCGAATTCGTAATGCATTATCACAGGAAACTTGTGAACATTTGAAGCACGAATTCATTATGATTAAAAACATAATTGAAGCGACAACTTCAGGTCCCACAAGCGATCCCATAATGCCAGGTGCCTTTGCAATGTACTCTCCAGTATGTTTTGAAGCAATGGGACAAGTAATTAAAAAACAGATTGAAGACACCGTTGGTTGTAAATTATGGCAGACATTTAGTTATGCCAGAGTATATACTAAAGGCACTAATCTGGTTAGACACAGAGACAGAACAAGTGGTGAATGGGTTGGAAATATATGTGTAACAAGAGACGAAACTAATTGGCCATTTTATATCGAAATTGATGGTAAATCGTATGACTTGTTAATGAATCAAGGTGATATGATTATCTTCCGTGGACATAAAGATTTCCATTGGAGACCAAAGTATCAAGGAGAACTACAGATTCAAGCATTTGTATCTTACGTTGACCAAGATGGTAGATACGCTGACAATAAATGGGACGGTCGTCCGATGTTAGCAGCACCTTGGGAAACAGCGAGTCAAAGGATTCAGAATGAACAATCAATGATCAACACTTCACCCTACTACACATAATGCATTCCCCTAAAGAATTATCTGACGATTTTGAGAGTATCCAACAAACCAACGTGTATGGTTTGTTTATGAACCCCGTGGGAAACTACACAAATGAGAACCACGAACGGGACAAGAACGCGATTACTAACTTCATCAATCAATGCACGAACGATGATCTACATCAATCTCCTAACACCTCTATATGCCACGGTGTGACGCAAATAGGAGAGAATAATGTGTTGGATCATCCTTTGCTTGCAACGGTAAAGGAGACGATTCTGGACGCTGTTAGGCAAGTGAATGAAGGTTCAATGCAATATGATCTCTCAACTATGGAGTTGATTGATTCACACATTGAAGTAGCATCACAGAACTCAATCTATGCACCACACGAGTTCTCTAATTGTTTGTACTCAGGTTGTTATTTCATTAACTACGACCCGATGAAGCACGCACCACTCAGGTTCAAGAGAACTACACAGTCTACATTCTATCCAATTATGCAATGTAAACAGACTGGGATGACACCATTTAATTTGTTGGACGCTACCGTACCAACAGCAGAGGGAGATATTGTTATCTTCCCAAGCAATATGACTCACGGATACGAGACAAATGGTGAACACAATCGTATCACCCTGACATTCAACGTGGCACCATAATGAAACTAACAGTCAGCAATCCATTTGATACAGCATATAAGAAACTGGATGATGTGATCGTCTTCGATGATATTATCCCACCAGTATATCAGGACTGGTTACTATTATGTGCGAACAATCCAGATCTTGCTTGGTATCGTAAGGACAAGGCAATCACGGACATTCCTGATTTTATTGATGACCCCCGCAATGGGTTCGCTAACCTACATTATTTGTATGAAATTGAGTATGGTGACAAATCACATTGCTCAACACTCACAAATGGTTTTATGCCACTCGCTTTACAGTTCCGTGAAGCATTGAGTGCCGAATGCCTGCTACGAATGAGAATAAATGCAGTACCTGCTATGGGTTCTAATCAGGTACAAATGCCACACATTGATAGTTACGTCCCTAATTCTTGGAACGTGATCTACTATCTGAATGACACGGATGGAGATACAATCATCTATAATGAGAGAACTCAGGATGCCTTTGAGTACCCTGCAATGGTATCTAAGGATACTTGGACAGAAAAGCAACGTGTAACCCCTAAGAAGGGCAGAGCGGTTGCTTTCAAGGGAGATCTGTTTCACAGTTCATCCTATCCAACAAAGGAACCACGTTTAGTGGTAAATATAAATGTGAGTGAGAAAACACCCACCGACCCCAGAACTTCTTACAATCCTAACTATGGCAACATTACTTGAAAAGGGTGATGACTGGTCTCTATGGAGATCACCTTGCATCATCCACGAGAAGGATGAAATGATCACTCAACTTGGTAGGGCATATCGTCTATTCAAGAATACATTTACTGGTTTCGATTCATCCCTGACTGATCAGGGTTTGACACTAGGCAATCTTCCTAGTCTATTCAATTATGAAGAGAAACGCAAGGAAGATGAGGAATTTATTAAGAATTGGGGTAAAGAACAGTATAGTGGGTATCGATTCTATAACATATTTGCACTTACATCCCCAAGTCCGCTATTCTGGTTATTGAACAGAGATCTTCAAACTGTGGTACGCACCACGCTTGAAACTGACGAACCACTATGGTTTCAATGTTGGATGAACTATCACAATCCTAACAATGTCTTAAACTGGCACGACCACAAATTTGATTATCACGGTTATATTAGTATTGAACCGCACAATACTACAACCGAGTTCAGACAGGATGGCGAACCACTCTATTCTATCAAGAATGAAGTGGGCAATATCTACTTTGGGCCTGGGTGGGACAGGCAACACAGGGTGGTGGTTCACGAGGAATTTGAAACACCTCGTATTACACTTGGGTTTGATATTCACACCCAGTCCGATCTCCCTGACGATCAATTCTCACTCATCCCATTATTGTAAATAGTATTATCTTCGCTTGGGGGAGCGATGTTCCTAAAATCCAGAATGCTTACTGACAAACAACAATCTGTTTTACGCAAAGCACTATTGTTGTATATTTCGTCTTCATATAGAAGACATCACCGAGGGCAAATTAGCAAACAAGTTCTTGCTGATACACTTGCTGAAGTAGACGAACTTTCCGATCTACTACATTTGAAACACGTTTCAGAATGACAACACCTCTCTTTTTATCGGAGTCTATACCCTTGGAAATAAGGAACATACTAAAATCACTTGAGGTAGGAATGCCTGCAAGATTTGAACAGTTCGAAGGCACGATTGAATTTGTGTCTGAAGAATACATTACACTATGTGTTGGTACTAAACCTAATCCAGAGGGTTCTAGACAACCGATGAATAAGTGTTGTCTTTGTGTGTATCCACATCAATGGGATGATCTTGAAATAGATGATTCACACTTCAAAAATGTAAAGAATTATCAGGGAAAAACCAATGACCACCCAGGAAATGAGATGTTACCAGACGTGGAGGATCGATGAAGCAGTATAGTTTAGAATTATATGCTGAGATCGTCAAATATTATGAACAGCAATCAAATCTATCGTCAAAGGTACGAAAGTCTGTTAAGATGGACAAGAACACACATCAATCAAATGCAAACAACGTCACTCACACCTAAAGAACTATTGGGTTGTATGTCAGCGATGCAAATGCTTGACAACAAATCACAACAGAACTGGGAATCACTTCTTGGTATCTCATTTAATGATCTTTATCACAAACTAGAAAATGCCCTTGAGGAAACTGGTGAAGGTCACACCTAAATCTGACCGAACAAAAAAACAATTTGTTGAACATATGAACAGCAATCCTATCTGTAATATTGAGGATAAGAGAGCGGACGGACGTATGTTTATGTCGTCACAACATAATCCAGACTTTTGGATTTGGTCGGACGGTGACGATGACCCCCACTGGTCATACGAAAGGTTGGCATAATATGATTTCACAAAAAATGTCAGAACCAGAATTCTTCAAACAAACGTCCGACTTGCCATATGACCGTCATTGGTATAAAATATGGTGCAAAGACAACTCAGTTAAAATAGTGGAGTCTTACGAGGAAGTACAAACCGCGTGGTGGAACTTCCATCAACACATATCACACATTGAGGTCATCGATGCAAAACGAAAGAAAGGAGGGAAAAGCAGGGGATTCGCTTAAAATAGAAGTGAATGAGGATGGTCAGGTGACTCTCGACTGGGACAGCAATGACCCACAATGGAACTTTTTATCAAAACTATCACAAACTGAGGTACAGGAATTTGTCAACAACGCAATCAACTACGGACTTGGAACTTCTGATCAGTCTAGCGAGACTGTTGAACCAGAAAGTGACGCACCTTGATTACACATCTTATTTGCAATCACACTTGAACACCGTTATTTGTGAACTTGAACGACAACAAACCCTGCGAGAATCCGCTGACTTGCGATTCATTCAAGAGAACAATGGTGGACATATTAGGAAAGATCTCGATTCCCTCGGAGAGCGAATGTTCCCACTCGGATACGAAACAACAACAGACAACTATGAACACTCATCCTACTATTGGGACACCGATCGAAACAAGTGAAGATCTGTAAACTTGTGTTATGTTTCATTTAATTTTTACATAACTACGTTATGATTTACAAACACTTCTAAATAATCATAGAATCAAGGAGAGCGATGCAACCTTAATCTTCTACATTATGATTTAGTTACAGGTAAGGACAATGCACAATCTTATAGCAAAGGAGCAGTTAGCAGAATGGTCTGAATCTCACTCTAACGAGGAAATGGACTTAATCAATGACTATTTCGACTGTTTAATTGAATGCTCTATCGAACAACACCCACACGAGTGCAAACGAATATGTAAAGACATATGGTAGAGTGACAGTTCAAGAAGTGACCACCCGACACCCCCTCGGGTGGTTTTTTATGTGCTATGATATGTCTATCAATCACGGACAGACATTTGAGCGTAAATCTTCGCAAGCACCAACAGAGAGCAGTTGACGCTATGAAGCGTAACAAAAAGGGACAGGTTATTATCCCCACAGGTGGTGGTAAGACAATGTGTATGATCTACGATGCTTTGAGATCGCTCAATACTAACAGTAACAGCACTATGGTTGTTGTTGCACCTCGCATTCTACTTGCTAATCAGTTGTGTGAGGAGTTTATGCAGTTTCTTAAGGCAGACTGGGTTCACGTCTATCACGTCCACTCAGGTGAAACACATTATGAATCTGGTACTAAACCAGACAAACTTGCTCAGTTCATCAAGGACAACAGGGCAAAAAGTGCAGTTGCTACCAATATTATCTTCACAACATATCATTCTTTGCGTAGAGTTGTTGAAGCGGTAACTAAGCATCAACTTGACATTGATGTAGCATACTTTGATGAAGCACACAACAGCGTAACACGTAATTTCTTTGATTCTACTGAAGATATTAGTGCAATCGCTAAGCGTTGCTACTTCTTTACAGCAACACCACGTGTAGCACGTAGGCATAACCGTGGTATGAACAACAGTCAGGTATATGGTCAGATTATTGAACAAGTACCCGCACCCGAATTGATCGCGAGTGGTTCTATCATCCCCCCAACTATTGTTCCCTTTGAGCGTGACATTGAGCGTATCAAAAAAATGAGTTGGGATACTGATGCACAAACAGTTCTCGATGTACTAGAGAATCTCGATGACAAGAACGCTCAGAAAGTATTGTGTGCAGTTCCTAGTTCTAAGATCTTGGGACATATGCTCAGTAAGACTACATTGCTTGCTGAACTCAAGTCACGTGGATATGATGTTCTCCACGTCACATCTAAGTTTGGTGCATTTGTCAATGACAAGAAAGTGAACCGTGAAGAATTCTTCAAAACTATGGATGAGTTCGGACGCGATGATGATCGCAAGTTTATCATCTTCCATTACTCTATCTTGAGTGAAGGTATCAATGTTCACGGTCTGACTCATACTATTTTGTTGCGTCAACTTCAGACAGTCGAAATGGCACAAACTATTGGTAGGGTTATTCGCCTACATAAAGAGGACGCTAAGCGAATTCGGTCTGGTGAGTTGACAGCAGGCAAACTTGATATGTATCGTAAACCAACTGGTTATGTGACTGTACCAACTTACACAAACTATGGTAAGCACATTGCACAGCGTCTTCAACGAGTTGTTGATTCAATTTTCGTCCACGGTATCCACCCCGAGTCGCTAGTTGCATAAATAACTCTATCAAGTACAGTTATTTCAGAGATTAACAATGGCAACGACAGCAGTTAATGGGTGGGCAGATTTGCTACTCACTAAATTGTCAGAGAAGGCGAAGGCATACAGACTCGCTAATATTGACAAGAGAATTGCTGAGTCTGTAGGAACATCAACAGAACTCGCTAGACAAATCCACACCCACGTGAATGTCATTCTCAGTAAGAGAGACAAAGTTGTAGCAGGTGACAGTAGTGTCACGTGGACATTCGCTAAGGTAGATGATGGTGATGACATTAAGATCATCGCTACCGCACCACCCGACCGTGGTGGACACACTAAAGATTTAATGTGGATTGAAGGTTCTACAGGTAAATGTAAAAAACTGAAGAGCGATCTCTATAGTGTAGATGCCAACAGTATTGATGACACATACCGTGATGCATTCTTCGATAAAGTAACACATTTAGGAACATTTTGGTAACCTATGTGCCAATTAAATAACTGTACTACTAAGACCCCACAGGGGTCTTTTTTATTGGTATATTATAAATGTGGAAGGCAAGGGTGACGGATACCACACCAGAAAACGTCTTTAAGTCGAACCTCTTCCACACCCTAATTCATTACCAAAAAAATGACAAGAGTACAAGTCACATTACTAGTTGAAGTAGACACCGAGGACGATATGAATTGCCCTGACGGTGACCCTATCAACCAAAACGTAGTAGTCAACGCAGTTGACAACGGTTTTTTCTTAGACCCAGTTGAAGTTATTGATGCGAGAATAGTATGATAACTTTATCACTCACTACAGGTCAATTCGAAGAGATTTATGATGCAGTCAGAGATCTACCTGACATTTATAAATCAGAATTAAAAGAAAATGGCGATGAACCTGACGCTGCACACATCGACCTATTCAATGCAGTCAACATAATGAAGGAGATTTATGAATCATACTAACAACAAAAAAGAATTTACAATCGCTCTATCACGTAGAGAACTAGGATTATTGCATTACTATACACGTGGACTAGTTGCACGTATTGATAGCGATGTAACTGACTGGGGTTCATCTTGTACTGGTCACGATACTATTGAACACGATGATTATGGTAAGGACGCGATCATAGGATTATTCAAACAAATTAAACCACTAGTTGAAGCAAACTATGGTACGGAGTTCGAAGACTGGAAAAAAATGACACTTAGTGCCAGTCCACAAACTGTCACACCCGAACCACCAGACCTCGCACCGTCCTCTATAATATAAGAGTAAAGCAAACGGAGACAACTATGCAACTCACATCAGGTTCAATGCAATGCGAGTTCCGTCCCCACAACATTTTGACTGACAAGTTTGTTTACACTCTCAAATTGAAGGGTGATACAATGTCAGTCAGATTGATGAACAAAAAAGAAATGAAGGAAACAATCAACGCACGTGTTGATATTGGTTATCAAGTGACCGATTTCCTGACTGAACCACAAGAGTATTTCCCCGCTTGTTGCTGATTCTATTACAAAATGATTATGACACCTGATCTTGACTTGCTGCTCTCTTACGAGAATGGTACAATTACAGAGGACGATTTCTTTTACCTCTTCCAACAAATCTACGACACTAAAGCATACAACTGGTTGCAGGGGCATTATGGTCGTACTGTTAAACTTCTACTCGATGAGGGACTAATTTACCAGTAATACTATGACAGTTCAACAAGTGGCACAATTAAATGCACAACAGGGCGATTCACCCCTTATAATAGAGGTATCGACAAACAAAAGAATGCAAGTGACCACACCCGAACAACAGTATCAACAGTTATTTGAGCAAATGTATGCTCTATGTGATCAGCACGGATGGGGAGACCCATTTAGTTATGCTAGGTCAAGAGAAATTCATCTAGCAGGTATATTAGGTCACAAAGTTGCTGACGATTACTCAGGTGCAGATGCATTTGACCAGTCTGGCAATCCAGTAGAATATAAATCTACTATAGGTAAGAAATTAACCGCTACATACAACGGTATTTCAGTCCAAGATACTTGGGAAGATCAAGTTAAGTATCTCAAGGAAGAAAAAATTGGTAAGTATAAAGATCACTTCTTTGCACGTTACCATAATGGTCAAGTTGTTGAGGTCTGGCAAATGTCAGGCGATGACGTACTGAAATTGTTGCTACCTAGTCTTAAAAAACAATTTCATTCTAATACTGTTAGAAAAGACCCACGTCTAGGTTACACTATTCCAAACAAAGCAATCCAAACCTATGGAACAAGAATTCTCTAGAGAGATACACGAGTATCACGATCACGGCAATTTTACTGATCAAATGCAACAATCAATCGACACACTTGGTGAACATTATATGAAAATGGTCACCAGTCATATTGACGCGAACCGCTTTGAAGATGCTGACGCTATTTTTAAGGAATTCGTTGTAAATGGTATTGACCCTGAGGATGGTACCTATGAATGGATCTTTATGGATCACATCGGGGACAGTTAAATAACTGTCACATCATATCACCATACATTACACATTTACATTATAATAATACTATAGACAAACAAACATTATGACAAACAAACAACGTTATGAGTCTTTCCTTAGATGGGAAAAAATGATAGCAAGACAAGTTGCTAGAAAAAAAGGTTGCACAGTTGCTGACCTTTACAAGAAAGTTGACACAGTTTACTGGCAGGAGGTTTAATCAATGTCAGTATCACATCACGCAGATATGTTAGAGACATTTTTCGATGAGGAAATGGAACTAATGGAAAAAACTGGGATGGATAAAATGTTCACCCCCGAAGCATTGCAAGAGCATTGTGAATATATCGCTCGCGAAAGATTCGAGGATATGTGCCAATGATAAAAAATATATTTGATCAAGAAATTTGTGTTGACTGTGGTCAAGAGTGTCACATAGGTTCGGGTCGATTCGTCAACAGATATGCATATTATGGTGACGAGATCGAGGGATGGCGATGTGGTCATTGTGCAGAAGAACTTGACTCACTATTAGAAGAACTACAAAGTGCATAGTCAAGTGTTTATGTGACACTTATATAAGTGGCACAAACTAACACCATAGTCCACATACATTGACTATAATAAGAACATAAGCAACACAGAAATCAAATGAATTCTTTACAAACATTCCCTGATTCTACAGAACTCGAAGCACGCTACGGTTTTAGCATCGATGCCTTAGAACAGTTCGAAAGCATTTTCAGATACCTTGATGAGGAAGCACCCGAGGGATTACTAGATGAAATTGTTACCAATAAAGAGGGTTTCGATCAGTTGGTTAACTTTGCAACAGAGTTAAGAGTATGTGACGGAGTTAACTACGATGCTTAATATACCAGTTTCATTCGATCAGGCATATGAAATGATCAAATTATGGGATACTCTAAGAGATATGGATTATCCCCTAACAGACAATCAAACCGCAGTATTTGAGAATATTCAAACTGGGGACTATTTGGTAAAAACACATCCTAAGACACAATGACAAGTGATCAGTTGTTGAAAATCTATCTTAAGGTAACAAAACCTAAGAAAGTGGTTGTATTACTCAAACCTATTAGAACACACTACAATATGAACTCATTTGGTTAAGTGTGACAGTTATATTAGTGGCACACAGTATAACTATTCTCGGCAATATGCCTTTATAATAAGAACATACACAACAAAACAAATGCACAACTTTCAAGAATTTCTACAATACATCGAAATGTTTTATGCACCATATCACGCAGATGTATTATACCCAATAGACGGTTTAACCCAAGGTGAGATAGCAATCGCGATCTTAAAGTATCTCGATCTATGTGCATCAACTGATATTGAATTTGGTGATGGTGATTCACTCGACCGCGAGAGAGTGAGAGATATTATCATTGAGTCGAGGGCAATCGCATATGCCTAGTTACAACACATACGAGACATTTTCAGAAATTAGTGTGGGTGATATAGTTGCCTACACTAATAAGGATGGCAAGAGAATCATCGGGCAAGTTATCATAAGGTGGGGAAAATATGCTAATCCCCAACTTGAAATATGTAACGATGAATCAACATCAGGCAATTATCACCCAGTTTCAGATTATACCAAATGCAAAGTATTAGAGCGATTCTAGTTGTGACAGTTGTATTAGTGGCACACACAGTAGTGAATAGTATGCAATCATCCTTTATAATAAGCATATAAGCAACACAGAAACAAATGCCACTAACAGCAACAAAAACAACCCCAAGGTTAGACACATACCAAAAACTTCTATTGGATGCAATCCGCACATATGGAAGTGGAGATTGGAAAAATGGTGTTTCAATTCACCATAAGCACGATCAAAGTATGTTTTCAAATATACTAATTGGCGGCGAAGTTGTTGCCAAAGTTGTATAAGAAAAAGCACACGATGATAT